ACCTTGTATATTGTGTTGCAGTATATACTTTGTGTGCCGATGAATATGTAGTTATTACAATACATCTTTTTTGATTATTTTCTAAAAATCTCATTATATTTTCAATATCTACACCACCTGAAACAATCAAATATGGAACACTTTGAAACAAGACACAAATATTTTTTTCCCATTGTTTCAATAATAATTTATTAGGAACGCCAATAAGAATAGTATTTGAGTTTAGTTCTTGTGTAATCCATAATGAAATTAGAGTTTTTCCTACTCCACACATTAATACAAGCATACCCTTATCATATCGTTGAAAATGTATAACTGACTTTCCAATAATAATAGTTTGGTCGTTTCTTGGTATATAGGAAATAATTTGTTTATTTGTTCTCTTGGATTTTAGTATGTGGATTAATGATTGAATATTTATTTTTTTGATTGTTTTTCTTACTCTGTTGCATCTTACCAAATCACTAATTTCTTGTTTGGATAATTTTTTATATTTAATTCCAAGTTTAAATAGATAAGGTTCAATAAGAGTAATAATTTTTTTATTGTAAAATTCAGTTCCAGCATCATATTTAACATTTAATTCACGAAACTCATTTTGTAATAAGCGTTCAACAATCCCCATCTTTTCAATAGGAACTTCAAACACCGCTTCAAAATATCCTCTCTTAATCTCACCAGTAGCATATTGTGTATCTCTTTCAGGAATATTAATTGCCTTACCCATTTTACACGCATCATCAACATCATACGATGGATGATTTCTAACATAAATATATCCGTTAGTTTGGTTCATTTTGATAAAGTTCATATAAGTTATGTAATAATATATTAATGAAAAAGTAAATCAATTTTTTATTATATTCAGGAAATAAAATAAAAAACATTTAAGAAAATCGGCGTTTTAAATGTGCAAAGGTGTAAAAAAATATAACAGGCTTGATGGGGGGCAAGGAAGTAGATGAGCGAGTTTTTTTTATTCATCATCACTATCATCGCCGCCAATATGCAAAGGCTTCTTGTTTTTACCTTCATTTTGCTTGATATTCAATTTGTCTGGCTCAACCAATTTTCCAATCACCCATATATTTTTATCAAACAATTCGAAACGACAACCGATAACACGAACTGTTATCTTTGAATTTTCTTTAACCAAAGCGAATTGTTTATCGCTATAGTTATGGTCTCTTGCTAAAAACGCCACAATAGGAACCACACCGGAATCACTATCGACGACTTCAGCATGGACGCCCGCTTTTGTTATCGTTTTTACAACACATTCGATTAACATTCCTTCCACTGGATTACATACCATGGATTCCATAATCACTTGAAACTCTACAATACCGTTATTTACAACACCAGCGGAGTAACTAATCACGCGTGTTGAACCCGGACGAATAAATCCTTCAGTCACGCATTTTCCTTCAATCTGCTTCGATATCATTCTTTCTAAATTTTGTTTGACGTTTTTTCCTACTTCATTCATGTTTAAAACGACTTTTGTGTTAAGCATAGATTTGATGTATACACCGTAAATTTTTTTATTGTCCGGGCCCTGTTTCATCATTCTTTGTTCTGCCATTTATATAATACGTGGTTTTTATATAAATGGTTTTTATTGAAATACATCATTCAATTTTTCAGGATATAATCATAGATTTATTAAACGATTCACTAATGTTTTTTCCAAATCCATAAAGAAAACCTTTCCATTCGTGGATTCGTTGTTTTCAGTCATATATCTCATGATAATTTCCATAATAATACATACGCCATCGGCTAAAATATATTTCGTGTTACTGGTATCATACATGGTTTTACCAAGAATAGAATTCAATTTGTGAATACTTTTCGATTTTCCTACTTTCCAGCATGTAACACCTTTATTATTTCCTCCTTCACCTAACAATTTCGTCTTAAACACAATATTATCTGTTTCGAACGGGTGCATAAAACCGACTGTTTCATTCAAACGTTGAGGCAAAACAATGTATTGATTTCGCAGTTGTTCTTTGAAATCCGTGTAGTCCGTATCCTGTGCTTCATTCCACTCCGTCTTATCAACAGAACTCTGTATATACAATAAAAAGTTGGTTTGTGTAGCATTGGATAAAACAATGGCTTTTGACGAACCATTTGTCATTATTTTGTCATCGAAATATTTTTGTATATGCGTTTCAAACTCGTTCTTTGGCGAATTTTGTTCTTCTCCATATAAATGTTTTATTAATGTCAACTTTACATTTGCCGGTAATATATCTAGATTATGCCATATTACATACTTAATAATCGTCTGTAATGGTATGTTATGATTTTCCTGTATTACATTTATTACGTTTCCCATATGTTTAAACCAATCCTTTTCTTTCGTTTCTAATTTACCCTTATTCACGGCATTATATAAGTTGATTTTCACGTTCTCAATAACCATTTGGTATTCTGTTGATGTCGATTCATTCTTGGGTAAAATCGTGTTTTTTATATCTTGCTGTTGTTTTTCTGGAACATCCATATTTAAACTCTCATGTTTATATTCAATAGGCGCTGCTCTTTCATAATAGGATGCTTCCTCATCTGTAATTTCGATTGGTTGAAACGCATAATATTGTTCCCTATTTACCAAATAGCCCGCTCTTCCGTATTTATCATAAATGGGTTCGTGCTTGTTTTCCACGAAATTAGATAATACATAGTCTATGTGCTCTATCGGAAATTTTTTCAATACATTAATAGAATTCACCAATTGTGTTTTATGTATTACTGGTTGTTCTTTGAAAATTTGACGAATGCGCTTTACAATCATTGAATAATTTATTTTTACGAAATCACTATTGTAAGTATCGTATATAATTTCCGCGTCGGCTTGTGGTTCGGGGCTGCATTTGAAACTACAGTTATCCATATAATCACAAATTTCTGTGAATGGTTTGTCTCCTATTTTAAACGGGGTTGGTTCGTCCGTGCTCGACAATTGTATTTGTATTTGCTGATTCTCTACCAATTCGGCCATTTTTTCGGGTGTAAAATTCGTTTGTCCTATATTTAATATACAATCTGTGGCTGTTTCTTTTAATAATCTCGTTACCTTACCTATTTGCAGTGCCTTCTTTTCGGCAAAACGGTAAATATACAAATCGGCAGTCTCTTCGTCATTTTGTGGAAGAGAACAATGTAGATAAATCTCCACATTTCGTTGCTCGAAAGGTAGTTGACAATGGCTTAAATTTCTCACACCTCTTCCTATAATTTGTTCCATGCGATTCATATTATACCACGGTTCCAAAATATGGACTTGACGAATATTTTTAAAATCTAATCCTTCTGCACCCGCTTTGGATATCAAAATAACTTTCACATTCTCTCCGTTTTTATTTTCGGGATTGGTTACATATTTTATATCTTCCAAATTATTCGGTGAGAATGATTTGTCGCCGGTTATCATAACATATTTCGCTTGTTTCGATTCTTTATTATCACCATACTCCATCATTGTCAATGAATCGATTGGTTTCGCGGGAGGTTTTTTAAACAGTGATTTTGTGTATTTTGCTGAACCGTATCTTGCGAAACCCATTTCTTCTAATGCCAGTGCGATTGGGACTATTCCACCATCAATATATTCTGAATATACGAGAACAATTCCTTTCGATTTACGAATAGACTCGCATATTTTATGAATTTTACAACTGTATTTATGTATATTTTCTTGTTTAAAAATTGAGCCATATTTTTGCAATATAGATGGTTTGTATTCAAAATCGTATCGAATAGGGTAAGGTGAATTTTGAGATTTGTAAGTGACAATATTGGAAAGGCCAGTTTTTCCCACCATGTTTTTTATTATCGTTTCTGCCGCTTCTGTATCATACTCTGGGGCCGAGGTCGAGGATTCTGGCGAGGCTTCTTCCGCAGATTCTGGTGAGGCTTCTTCCGCAGATTCTGGTGAGGCTTCTTCCGCAGATTCTGGTGAGGCTTCTTCCGCAGATTCTGGTGAGGCTTCTTCCGCAGATTCTGGTGAGGCTTCTTCTGTGGATTCTGGCGAGGCTTCTTCCGCAGATTCTGGCGAGGCTTCTTCTGTGGATTCTGGCGAGGCTTCTTCCGCAGATTCTGGCGAGGCTTCTTCCGCAGATTCTGGTGAGGCTTCTTCCGCAGATTCCGGTGTAGCCTCTTCAGTAATCATAGATGACAGTGCATTATCCAATTCTACAGAAGGATACACAATATTTAATGACTCAAGAGGTTGTTGCAAATGAATATAACCAAAGGATTCCATATTCTCAAAAGAAGGCATTACTCTTTCTTCTCCATACAAATTCGTTGTTTTAAAAGCCTTGGTTCTCATATTATTCATAATATAATCATAACCACGCTGTTGATATTCGCCCATCTTTGTCAAATAAACAGGCACGTGTTTCAAAGACGTTTCAATGGGTTTTCTATTCATTTGCATTGTGGGATAGGTAATATCTTTATTGACAAATGTATTTTCGGGTGAAAATAGAGTGGGATAAACACGATAAGGAAAAGTGAAAGGATTCTCTCCTCGAACGTAAGATATATATCCTGTTAATTTTCTTTGCAATAATTCTTTACCACCTTCTAATCTGATACCATTTGGTAATGTTCTTTCCGGTAAAAAATTCCCCTCTTTGTCAAATACCTCATTTTCTTTTATTAAACTTCGTTTATCGAGTGCGTTCATTAAATTTACCAACCATATAATCTCAGTATAGCTATTAAACATGGGGGTTGCACTTAATAATAACAATCGCATATTTTCGGCGTGTTTTACGACTTCCATTAATAACGCAGCAGTCTTCTTCCTTTCTCTATTGTCGTCTGATATACGAATATTATGAACCTCGTCTATGATGACAAGACGATTATTAAACAATGCCTTTATTTTTTGGCTTTTTATTTTTTCAATTTGAGAGCGTGAATACTTTGTTTCGTCTTCAATTGTGATTTTTTTGTGAATAAAATTGGAAAGTTCTCTGTATCCCATAAAAGTATAATACTGATTGATCAATCGTTTGATTTGTGTAATCACCTTATCTTTGGGTAACCCCTTTAATTGAGTGGGATTAATCTCGTTTAATAAATCGTTACCCATAGGGGTATTTATTCTCCAAATACCGTCTTCCAATCTTAATTTGCGTTCATCAAACAATTGCAATTCAAAGTTTTTCTGGACGTTGGGTGAAGCTACTACCATTATTTTCTGGTGAAATCCAACCTGTCGCATATATGTCCTCATTTCTTCTGCTACACCAATTGCACTGCTTGTTTTACCTGAACCTAATCCGTGATAAAGCAATAGAGCATTATATGGGGTTTGAAATGATAAAAAATTTTTAACGAATAATTGGTGCGGAAGTAATTCAAAATCGCTGTTGCATAATATATCGCTTTGCTTTTTCACGTCATATATTGTCCCGTCGTATTGTGTGTCGTTGAATTCTTTTCGGTTTGCAATTTTTACATTGAAGTTGGGGTCATTGATGCTAGGGTATAAAAATGTGTTTGCATCTGGATTTTTTTTACTATCTTCAAACTCTTTTTTTTCTTGTTCTTTCAAAAATAAATTGTATTGTAGAGAACCCGTCTCTGGAATGTCTTGATTTTCATCGGTTTTATCTTCAGTAGAAATAGACTCTCTAGATTTCGGTGTGGGGGGTTCTTGTGTATAGGGTTCTTCGGGTTCCGGTGCGGGGGTTTCTGTAGCTCCCTCCTCTGCAGACATTTGCGGAGGTTCCGGTGCGGGGGTTTCTGTAGCTTCCTCCTCTGCAGAGATTTGCGGGGGTTCCGGTGCGGGGGTTTCTGTAGCTCCCTCCTCTGCAGATATTTCTGTTGGTTCCACTGTAGCAGATATTTGGGTTGGTTCCACTGTAGCAGATATTTGCGGGGGTTCCGGTGCGGGGGGTTGTATGACTTCAGGTTCAGGGAGTTGAGTCAGTCGTTGTAATTTATCACGGCGTTTTGCATTCTCAATACAAATAATAAGATTCACAAATTCATTATGACGTCTTGCACCAGCAGTCAATCCGCCTTCCGTAGAACCTTCTCTTAAATCCTCTAATATTTTTTTTAAATCGTCTATTTTCAAACGGTTCAATTCTTGCACACGGGGCGCATCTTCCTCCGTGGGTTCATAATTGTAATCACAACCCAATATTTTAAACCTGGCTGTTTTCTTTAATTTCTCATATTTACCCGTTTTCTCATTCCAACGCATAAGATTAGGTGCGCGTCTTTTTTTTTCCTCGACTTCAACAGGATTTTCAACAGGCTTTTCACTGCCAAGAATGGCTTCTGTCAATGGATTCGGTGTATTTACATCAACTTTTACTGGTGAACGAGAAAGAATAACTTTTTCCAAAACATTTTGAATAACAAGTTTTTTACGAGTCGTTCTTTTTTTTGTTTTCGACCCACTTGATTCGGGAGTAGTCTTTTTTGTTTTTTTAGGAGGCATCTCTACAATATAAGGATATTATATTATCCATATATTGAACTCACACCATTTGCTAGAAGGATGGTTGTAACCCAAGCTCCTAAAATGACAACAGCTTGTATGTCTTCAACATAGTATGTATATTCGTTATCATTCTTTTTTTTTCTAAATTATATGGACGTATGCATTCAATACACTCTTCATAACTTTTCCACTCCATTTTGCTTACTTCAGACGGTTCATAATTATCCATATTCAAGGTATGTTGTGTATTTATATACGTTAAAAAATACTTGTGTTTGTATGATTTGTAATTTGAACCCGTAAATATCTCTTCAAATGGGAACAAATTTTGAACGTGTTTTAAATGTTTAATATTAAACCCTGTCTCTTCTGAAAACTCACGCAAAGCACACTCATAATCTTTCTCCTGATAATTACGACGACCTTTTGGAAATCCCCACTCCGGCTCTCGCCAATTCGAAAATTCTTTACTATCTTCCACCATAGTTGCCAAAGTATAATACATGTTTTTTACCATTATTCCAGACGATAATGCATTAAATTTTTCTCTGGAAACAGCCTCTTCTGATTTATATTGATTTGATATCACCTCATTTCCCCATATCCCATTCCATAAAGAATCGAAATCTTCTGTAACTAATTTGTTTTTTTCTTCTTCTGTCATCTGTTTTAGCATATTCATAATGTAATCTTTATTGTAAATAGAATATTTCCCCCTCATAAAATCGATATATCCCAAAGTATCCTTGCGACGTATCATGAGATACTGTTGTTTATTTTCATGTATACGAAATACAATGATGCCAATACTTGTTATAGGAATTTTACATTGATGATATAAATGTCCTTGTTTTCCACAATTATTACAATAATTATCGTTCATACTGAATAGATATAATGCATAACTTTCTATATACTTGTTAATAAAATATGAAATTCGATTCATCTGTCTGGGGGCCTCATTATTGGTTTTTTCTACACACAGTTGCGGAATCTTACCCAATAACTCCAAATAAGGTTACTAAAAGAAAATACTACGATTTAATACAAAATATGCCTCTTTTTATTCCCCAAAGCGAAATGGGTGACAAATTTAGTGAATTTTTAGATAAATACCCCGTTACGCCTTATCTGGATAACCGCGATTCTTTTGTCCGCTGGGTCCATTTTATCCATAACAAATTCAACCAACTTTTGGGAAAAGAAGAACTGTCATTGCCTAATGCTTTAGAAAAATATAGAAATGAGTATCAACCCAAACCTATTTATTTGACAGAAAAAATAAAAACCAGAAAACACATCATATATGCATCATTAATATGCATTTTGTTCTTTTTCATACTCGTATTTTACGAATGAAAATATCTCAAAACAATATAGGAAATCAATATAGGAAATGCGGTTTGAACTTATATTATTAATCATTACAGGATTCATTGTGGCGAACATTTATACAGATGGAAAATATTTAAAAATGGCGATGACTTGGAAAAAATATTACCAAATGGCGGGCGTCGTCCTCGGTGCGTTCATGTTGTATATATTGATTAAAAAAAATCCTTTGCGCGCGCAACAAATAATAAGCACTTCAAATGAATATATAAAATATTTACCTGTAGATAGTGAGACATCGAGCATGCTTTCACCAATATTAGATTTCACGTCCAAACAGAATTTTTTCAATAATCAATCGAATAATCAATACAATAGCATCGATGGTGGCAATTATAACCACCCTGTTTTATCTATGCCAAATAATACACAAACCACGGGTGAAACAAGAATGTTGAATTCGGGTAAAAAAGCGACAAAACGTTCAGTGAGTGAGACGAAAAAGAAATTTGTAGCATCTCGTCAAAATTGGAAGTGTGGGGATTGCCAAGACCAATTGTCAGCGTGGTTTGAAGTAGACCATAAAGTAAGATTGGAATACGGAGGCAGTAATCACATTGATAATTTAGTCGCTTTATGTAGGGAGTGCCATGGTAAAAAAACGACTATTGAAAATCTATAAAAAACGCTATACATAAGCTCTGAAAAAAATATAGCATTCTAATATATCTATCATCTATAAATTTATGACAAATATATTAAACGAAGTTATACGACCCATTTATGACAATATTCGTAGATATATAAGCAACGATTATGTCAAAAAATCTCTTTGGGCGTTTTTAATCATTATCCCAAGTTATGCTGTATACCAATTATCGAATGAAAGAGAAACACTGTCAAATACAAGAACCCTTATGTATATTTTTTCCATAGGAATTCCGTTTTACATAATGGCTTATGTATTGATGGACGGTATTTTTCAGGGTGGAAATTATTCGGCATTGTTTACTGGTTTATTCGTGGTTTTGTTTATTGCAGGTGTGGCCTATTTGTCTGTAAAATTGTCTGCTCGTTCAATGAGTACAGTCTATATTATTATGAATATCATTATTTCGGTTTCTATTATCATTGGCTTAGCAATGATTTTTTTAATGTTTAAACAACAGCTGAAATCACTAACGGGTATGCCGGGATTAATTGTGGGCCTCATTTTTTACATACCATGTTTTTGTATTGATTTTTTCAATTATTTATCCGGTGAATTTATTTCCACGCCGAAATTGATATACTATTTGTTTTTAGCAGAAATTGTGTTGATAGTTGCTTATGTATATCTCCCTGACCTATTTAAAAAGATAATCAACAGTAGCGGGAAACAATTATTAGAAGGAACAGTATTTTTAGACACCGAAAAGGTAATTGCTACCGCGGATATGCTGGTTTCAACGCCGAACGATATTTTTAATAAAAATAAACCCACTTTCGATAAGAATTATGCAATTTCAATGTGGGTATATTTAGATAATCAAGCAAAGAATTACAATGCTTATAGCAAAGAAACAGTATTATTTGACTATGGTAATGGAAAACCAAAGATAACATACGTGAATAATGTGGACGACAAGAATCAAAAAGACAAATTAAACGTGTATTTTACCGATATATCAAACCGTAAATCCTATTATGAGATTACGATATCAAAACAAAAATGGAATCAAATCGTATTTAATTATTCATCGCAACGCGCCGACCTTTTCATAAATGGGACTTTAGAGAGAACTTTCGAATTTACAGATAATTTGCCAACATATAAACCCAGCGATAAAATTGTTGTTGGAAGCAACAATGGTTTAGACGGTGCTATATGCAACGTCAAATTTTACTCCCACGCTTTAACAAAATTCGAAATTGCAAATACATATAATTTATTACGAAACAAAAATCCCCCTGTAAATATATAGTCATAAAAATGAATACCGCTGTTATTATTATAGTTGTATTAATTGCCATATTACTCTATGTATTATACACTTATTATGCTAACTCATCAAGCACTCTTAATAAAACCGCGAATTTAAATGGAGGCGCTATTCCACCAATTACTATTACAGATAATCCAAAAAGTGTTCGATATGCTTATGGCATTTGGGTGTATATTAATACGTGGGATAACCAGATGGATAAGGTGATTTATTCGAGAAACGGTAACTTAACTCTTACTTTAGATAGGAATCAACCCACGCTTTGGTGCAATGTCAATATGCAAGATGGTTCTATTAAAAAGATGAAAATCGTTGATAATTTCCCCATACAAAAATGGGTCCATGTGATTGTAAGTGTTGACAGTGAATTTTTAGATGGATACATAAACGGAAAATTAGTCGTGTCTCAGCGTTTTACTGATACTGCTACTTCCAAAGTTTTGATCCCGTCCGTTCCTCCAGATAAGGACACCCCTGTGTATTTAGGAACCGCTGGAACTGCTACTTACGTAAAGCAAGATATCGTTGTTGCCGACTTTAAACGCTGGAAGAGTCCAATGGACCCCCAAACCGCATGGGATACCTATATGGCAGGGAACGGCCAAAATACGTTTTCGAAAATGTCGTCTTATGGAATCGACTTGTCGATATTGAAAAATAGCGTGGAACAGTCCAGATATTCCTTATTCTAATGGGCGAAACCCGGTTTACGTCTTACTGTATATCTATACGCGTTGCTCTGTATAATAAAATAAAATAATATAATAAAACTCATAATTTTTCTTATATTTGCTCGTCTGTCTGCTATAGACAAAATTTCTTAGTATATTATAACCATCTTATCACACGAATGAATTTTCAACAACCAGCAGGTGAACCTATGAAAATGCCCGAATCCTTCAATCAGGGGGTTCAAAATGCAAGTGAATCATTTAATCAAATGCAAACGAATGTGTCACAATCACTCGACGATTTTTCAAAACAAGTTGATACCAATGCCACAGCTTCCTCTCAATTTTTACAATCCAATACAATTGTTGCCAAATTCGCCTTTTTAATATTAGTTCTCATCGGTTTTCTATTATTGATGAATTTAGGAATATACTTGATTGGTTATTTCACCTCTCCTTCGAAAAATCCTTATTTGATAAAAGGTATGGCGGAGGGTAATAGCGGGCAAGTTATTTCGCAAGACCCGAAAGACACGTCGAGTGTTCCGATTTTCCGTTCAAACAATGAAACCACTGGTGCCGAATTTACATGGTCTTGCTGGCTCTTTATTAATGATTTAGGAAATGATGGTAAAAAATACCAACATATTTTCAACAAGGGTGATGGTAATTTCAGCAGCGTAGATAATTTAACAAACGTGAATAATGCACCCGGTGTATATTTAAGTCCAATGGCAAATAGTTTGCATATTATTGTAGATACCGTGGATGTAAATGATAAAAACACTGTGATTGATATTTCAAACATTCCTATTAAAAAATGGTTTCACATGGCATTGCGTCTTAAAAATAACATTGTTGATGTTTATATTAATGGAACTATATCGAACCGTTTAATATTACAAAACGTCATCAAACAAAATTACAATAACGTTTATGTAAGCCAGAATGGCGGTTTTAATGGAAAATTGTCAAATCTTAGATATTATAGTTATGCCTTGAATGTGTTTGAAATAAATTCCGTTGTTTACAGTGGGCCAAATCTCACCATATCAGACTCTGTTCTTAAACAAAAAAATTATAGTTATCTATCCAACATCTGGTATTCTAGATAAAGTGTAGACGCCAAATGTTTCTGTATATGTTATCTATGCATTGTATAGATACCATAAAATGTCCGTGGTTGATATTTGCATGAATTCAATATGCGAACAACGGCGAAAACAGATGTTATATACAGTTCCCCCAATGAGATACACTCCTCTTTCTCCTTACGTCCAATTTCCACAATATACTCAAAAACAGTTCGATATGAGGCGAAAAGCCGAGATTCTTCAATATAGCGCGGCAAAATCAAATACGAAAACCAACAATTTTACTAAATCGCAAAAATGGAGTCAACTGATACGTGGTATATCTCAAGCTCGGTCATATACAACCGTTTATCAAAGGAATCAAACAACTGATATTTGTGATAATATAATTGACGTGCCCTATACATACGAAGATACTAGTGGGAATACCTATCGTAGAACGTTCGATGAATTGTATACGAAAATAAATGCAACGGCTGATTGTTCTATGAACGATTTAATACCAACTCCTACCAGTTCTTCTGGTATACCCGGGCCAATCGAATATTTAGTTCGGGATGTGAAAGTTCCATTGTATAATTATGCATCAAATACAGATAATTATTCCATTTTACAGAGTGAAAATACAGATATGTGGAGCGTATATACTACAAACGACATGTCATTTTTGTCAAATTCTCAGATGAAATTTATGACTCTAGTTATTCGCGAAAAAGTAGACCAATACTCATACACATGCTCGTTAAATGTTCCTATTTCTATTTATGTGGAGGGGAAGACAACGACGTCAACGCCCTTGTCTTTTTCGGATTTGTCGTTAAATATAAATTCGGTTTCATTGCGCGTTGTCTATAATAATTCGGACGTTACTTTGCAAAAATCTCCCGTATTCCAAATAAATAATATTGTTATACCGTCTATGAATAATACTGCAACTGCTGATCCTACGTCGGCTTATTTAAATTATGATGTATCAATGAATTCTTATGCATATTCTTATTCTATTCAAAAATATGTGGGTGTATTAAGTATTTCAAATATATATTTATTCACAGAACCAGGTTATATATACGATTTCTATTTAACTTTTAATATGCGAGAATCCTATACGAATAAATTATCATATGTATCTTCATTTAATACTACAAAAAGCGGTATAATATGTAATTCATCCTATGCGAATCAACTCATCTCACGAAATGTGAAAAACATTTCGTCAAACAATAATATTCCAAAACTTACGAATTTCACATTTAGTGGTTTATAGTCGGGTTGTGATTGGCTTTAGTGGAGAAACATCTTGCATGAATGTGGGGTTTAGACAAGACTGGCGATTGGGAAAGATTTGTCCCGATAAACATTTGTCTTCATTTCCAATCTCGACGCATCCGCGTCGACCCTCGTATTCACCAACTAAACACCAATTGGTTTTGGTAGAAGAAATGGGTTTTTGAATAGGGCTTGTAGTGCTATCTGCGGAGGGAGTTTTCAATTTATAATCGGAACTCATTAATTTGCTATCTAGAGGAGAAGATGAATAACCACTTTTTAATAACCCAGCGACATCATCTACTGCTCCTCCTAAAATATCGATTCCAGTTTTAGTAGTAGTTCTTACGACATTCTCTGTTTTATCAATAGCAGTTCCCAATGTGTATCCAAATATGGATAAAACTTGAGTTACAAATGGCCCAACTATTAAAGCAACGGATTGGATGAGATTACCCAACATAGACAATATATTTATTCCTAAAATTGACAATAATAGAAGAACTACTAAAACGATTATGATAACATTTTTATTGGAAGAATTCGATAAATTATCTGGAGACGACATAGAAAGTGGTGATTTCATTTCCATTGTATTTTCCATACTTGCCTATATACTATATGTTGTATATTTTTTGTCGATGTTTGCCATACTATTCGTTCGTTCGTTCGTTCTAATTCGTATAATTTTGTATAAGCGTATTCTACTATGGGATTTTTCAATCTAATTGAATCGTTTTTCTTTATTAGTTTAGCAATAACTTTTGTCCTTATTTTATTATTGGTATATCACTTTAAACAGCGGGTTGTTACATTAGAACAAAAATGCGACACTATGTTTGATATAATTAATAATGTAGTTAAAGAATTAAATTCTGTGCGGAATTATCAACTTGCTACACAGCGGGTTCCATTATCCATGAATATACCTTTCAATAATCAATCAAATATTCGTATGTGTGAGGAAATTTCTAAAATACCTGTTTCCGAAGATGATGAATCAAGTGTGGAAAGTAGTGATGTTGGTGATAGTGGAGATGAGGAGGATACCGAGGAGGATGCCGAGGGAGATGCTGAGGGAGATACCGAGGGAGATAAGGAGGATGAGGATGCCGAGGAGGATGCAGAGAGAGATGCCGATGAGGACGCCGATGAGGATGAGGAGGATGAGGATGCAGAGAGAGATGCCGAAGGAGATGAGTCAAAAACAGGCTCTATAGTTCATGTAACTAATATTGAGGATACTGATACAGTAAAAATAATCACAGTGGATATTGGAGAAATTGATAAATTACCCGAGGATATCGATTTTGAAAATGACATTGAAAATGAAATAGATAATACTATAGATGAAAACAATGTAAATTCACAGGGCTTATTAAATTCTTCATGGGAGATGACTGATAAGGATATTACACATCCTAACACCGAAACTATTCACGTTGAAAAATTAGAAGAAACGAATGAAGACAAAACTTTAGACGTAACTGATGTGAACCAGGCAACCGAACAACAGAAAGATATTTATAGAAGAATGCCTATACAATCCTTAAAGGCATTGGTTATCTCAAAGGGATTATGTAGCGACCCTAGTAAAATGAAAAAGCTGGACTTGGTTAGAATGTTGGAAAATGCGGACGAGTAAAGAGTGAAAAATATATTATATAGGATAAGTATATACGATAATTATATAACATGTTCTCTAATCAACCCGAAATATTATCCAATGCTTATCCAATTATCAAAGAAACTGTGCCTCAATCGGCTTTAGGATACCATACAAATAATAAATATCCTCAATTTCCGCCACTAATGAGCGACGGGCGTTCTATCACAGCATCGTGGCAACCCGAAGCCGCATTAAATAACCAACTTATTCAATCAAATAATATTCAATCGAATTGGCAATATCGCAGATATTTGACGACTCATGCAAAAGAAGTCATGGAGACCAATTTTCGCGAAGCATCTAACGACACTGGATTTTTCACGAAACGAGCTGCCGCCGAAATGCCTACCATTGATAAGAACCAAGTTAGTGGTATGGCCGCAACTCCCTTTCTCTATTCTTCCATATTGGACAATTCCAAGCCCAAAGGATTTGAGACAAGTGATTTGAAAGACATATATTTATCGAGAGAACAACTCGATGCCCGTCGTATTTCACCCGTTATTACACAAGAAGATTTTCTAAAAATGCGCCGTTAAATATTCCCTGATATAAAAAGTTTCCGTGTAAAAATACATATAGAATTTCTATCCTATTCTGTATGTATATGACAACCCTTCAAAAATGTATAAATATAGCTAGTTTTGACATAGGTATTAAAAACATGGCGTTTTGTATTTTCGATATTTCTAGTGAAATTTCGATACAACATTGGAATGTTCTCAATCTAATGGAATCAGAAACCCCTACACAAGTCTGTAATTGTTTGAAAATACCCAAAACAAAAGGTTTGACGTCTAAACCCTGTCCCAAAATAGCAAAGTATCAAAAAGAAGGGAAATATTACTGCGATACTCATGCAAAGGATAACAAAACGTTTCTTATTCCTACGAAACAAAGAATACCGTCTTATTTGCAAAAACAGAAAATGGAGGATTTAATAAAAATAGGGAATTCGCACATGTTATTTATGGAAGGCGTTCCTAAAACGAAAAAGGAAACGTTGGAAACTATAAATCGGTTTTATGAAAAATCCTGCTTTGATAATATAGTCGTAAAAAAGAGTAAAAGTGCAGGAGAAACCGACCTGATACATATTGGTAAAACAATGAAGACATTATTGAATAGAATCGACAATATTGATAAAATTACACATGTTGTCATTGAAAATCAAATATCTCCTCTTGCGAATCGAATGAAAACTATACAAGGTATGCTGGCGCAATACTTTATTATGAAAAATTCGGAAACTGAAATCGAGTTTGTTTCATCTATCCATAAATTGAATCAATTTAAGGATATTTCTCAGCCGAATAAAAAAAATACTACTGCAATTGGACCCACAGTCGATGTGTCAACGAATAATACAACTTCATTAGGAAAAACTTATAGAGAACACAAAAAGGGTGGCGTCGAATATACACGACAAATGTTGACCGTAAATCCTTGTCTTTATAAAGATAAAGATGAATTCGAAGAAAGTAAGAAAAAAGACGATTTAGCAGATTCATTTCTACAAGGTATTTGGTATTTGAAACATCATAAATATTTACAGTATGACAATGATTTACAGATAAGTGTATATCGACAATCCATACTTACGTAGGGGCAGGGAGGGACGGTGCAGGACTGGGGCAGGCGGGTCGGGGGGTCGGGGGGTCGGGGGGTCGGGGGTACTCCCCTGTAAAAAAGCAGATATTATCAAAAAGAATATAAAAATTCCATGTGTATATGCGTAAAGGAATTCTATATAATTTATCACTGAATCATAATATGGAAGTTATCGACCTTGGTTTGAGTGATTTAGAACCGGTGTCTTTAAATTTAAATAGCGGGTATGAGAATGCACCGAAGCCTAGTGTTAATTTCGGCCCAGGTATTGAACTTTTAATGAACGATAAAAAAAAGTCGGCGTCATTAAGCACCAAATTGGATTTAGGAGAATTAAACAATTTAGAAGATGAGTTGAACGAGTTGTCGGGAGAAACCAAAAAGTTGAGCGGTTTTAATTCAGGAGGCATGTTTAGCGGTGCGAGCAACTTATTCGGTTTAGGTCCATCATCGAAAGATTCTCACCAGAATATTCATATCGACATCACTGACTCAAATGTGGGAAGTGCAACTCGAGAGAGTGTTGGTAATACGAAAACTTGGGATGGGTTTTCAAAATTAAATGAAATCCCATTGAATGAGAGCCACTCTGCACCTTCATCTGAAAAGTTAAACGAACGTGACCGCAGAAAAAAGAAGCGTTTGATGATAAAAAAATTGGAGGAATGGCGCGAGAAAAACCTTATTAAGCACAACTCACATTTCACCATGGATTCCCCTTACGAAGAAATTGAAGATGAGTATGAGACAGCACTTGAGGACAAAAGAAAGAAGGATAGTGTTAAATTACAAGGGTGGTGGTTCATGACATTTATCAATTCAATGGAATATGCGAATGCCGTGTTTAATCCATTTGATTTAAATTTGGATGGATGGGGAGAGCAAGTAAGTGAGGATATTGATAGTTACGAAGAAATTTTCTCAGAGTTGCATGATAAATACAAGGGGGGAAAATTGGCACCCGAAATTTCTCTTTTATTGCGTATTGGATTTAGCGCTTGTGTTTTGAATATGAGCAATAAGATGTTGAGTTCATCTACTCCCGCATTTAATGACGTCATTCGCCAAAGTCCCGAGTTGATGAAGATGTTTACAAACGCCACTGTGAATAGCATGGAGAAGCAAAACCCAGCATTTGCTTTCGCTAACAATTTAATGCAAGAACAAGCGAATAAACCCCGCGGCCCGCCCCCTCCTGCACCAGTTGAAACTAAGATGCAGCCCCCGCCTCAGCGCCCAGGTATGACTTACACCGAGGCTCCAGGAAACCGCCCTGATATTAATGCAGGACGAGGAGCCATGTTTAGAGAGCAAGGCGTTGAAATGAATCAAAATTACGATAGCGTGAATCAACAAAAGAGTGTTCGAATGGCTCCACCACCCGCTCCTACGTCCAGGCCCGAAATGCGTGGGCCCCAATCTACAGACATTGATAACATTTTGTCTGGATTGAAGACACGCTCTGTAAATATTCATGAGGAACCCCAAAACATAAATATGACACAAGAAGATGATTCTATGATTTCAATTAGTTCTTTGAAGGATATGCAAAATGCGAATGTTCCAAAACGTGCGAGTCGCAGACGCAACGGTTCTGCCAAAAACACCGTTTCTTTAGATATATAGAATATCTATTCTACAAACATTTTTATGGTAAAAATACATAAATACTTTTATTTAGTGTATGTATAGAATGTTTTCATTACACGAATATAATAAGAAGTTAGAGGAACCTATTAAGCAATGGATTACAACTGTAATCCACAATTCTAAGGTTTGGTTACAAGGAATGATATCGCGAGTCAAAAAATTCGACTATAAGTCAGCGGGAGTCATGGTTTTAATGTATTATAGCGTTGCATCGGTGACTATTAAAAAACGCGGCGTCCAATTATACAATAACAATTTGATTGTAAAAGACGCTGTGGATACAGCACTCTATTTTTGCAAATATATTGTTGCCTGCTTTTACTATAGAGAAATTGAACCTTTGCAGTCAAATTGGATATGCACGTCAATGTTATTGTCGAGAGACCCTTATCGCTACGTTGGTGACAAATTTTCATTAATCGATTCTTATGATTTTATGAATACTGCGTCTGTCGAACATACGAATTCTCATGATTTTTTCATTGAAAATTACAAGGATTCGTATGGATGCAGTGCCTCTGTCATGCGCGGACATAAATATATCGACGAAATATTATTGACAATGAAAATCGGCGATAGATACACCCACCGAATTTGTTATACCGGTGGTGAAAATAAAATCCCGGATGATTTTTTCTTACCTATTGTGCCATTGAAATACAAATTGTTGTCGGTTGAATATACCCACCCATCTACAACCAAAACTATTGTTTTGAGTTTGGATAACCATGTATATTACGAGAATAATGTAATATTATCGTCCGCATTTGTTTTTAGAGCACTAGAGCACCAAAACGAACCTTATTTATTCGACGGAGACTATATATTAAAAATTATGGACTCGAATATCAACACTTTTGTGTTGAAATGCAATCAATATTTGGTCTTGGAAAAAACGGAATACAAAATTGTGACGATAGGAGATAACGAAGGTTCCCCGGCACCCCCTCCTTCGATGGATGAATAAAAAGTATACCAAAACAGTATAAAGATATTTCGAATAATAATATATAGGGGTAGTCTTCACTATGGAAACCGAGAGTGAATCTACCCCGCTCCATACCTTGATTGATAAATGGAATCTATATTACCATTTACCACACGATAAAAATTGGGAATTGTCGGGATATACTATAATTATGCATGATATTGATACAGCAGAAAAGGTAATAACTTTGAATGATACGATTCATGAAAATATAGTGAAAAATTGTATGCTCTTTGTTATGAGAAAGGGTATTACTCCAATGTGGGAAGACCCTCGTAATCGCAATGGGGGGTGTTTTTCTTATAAAGTCGCAAACAAGTGCGTTCCACAAGTTTGGAAAAACTTGTTTTATTTATTATGTGGTGAGTCGCTTTGTATAAATAAAGATAGCAATAAACATGTGAATGGTATTACGATTTCGCCAAAGAAGAATTTTTGCATTATTAAGATTTGGATGGAAATATCTTCATTACAAGACCCGAATTTGATAGTCCAAATACCAAACTTGTCAAAACAAGGTTGTTTATTTAAAAAGCATGAGCCAGAATTTTAGACCCCGAAAAATAAAATATAAGAAAAATAAACAGCTTTTCTTATATTTCTTATCGTATATGTATATGAATAATTCCGAAAAAATAAAATATATAAATATCGACACCCGTTTTCGAGACGATTTTTGCATAGAAAATCACGAATACAAAATAAGTATACCACACGAAATTCACAATGTGAAATCAATCACTATTGCATGTATGGAAATTCCTATAACATTTCACAATATATCTAGTTTTATGGGTAATGACTGTTTTTACATCACAATATGTGATACATCTGGAAATGATATACACAAATGCAAGGTGATTATTCCCAATGGCAATTATAATTCAACATCTATTGTAGATATGATATCGCGACTCTTACAGAAAAATGAAAATACCAAAGAGTTGTCTGCACGACTGAACTCATCTAATATCATCGAATTCATATCAACATCGTTAGACCGCATATATAGTATTCATTTTACACAAGTGCGTGTGTTCGATAATAATCCGTGTAAAACATTGGGGCAGATGTTAGGTTTTTATTCACCAATATATACAATGGCCGCTGCTGATGCATCAAACAATATTGTGGTAATTGCAGATAATATTTGTGATTTTACACATCCGCGATATTTATTTTTAGAGATATACGAAAACGAACGGCGGAATCAATACACATTCACTTCATCTTTGGTGTGTAATCAACGCATGAAACACGCCATTGCGCGAATTGCAATAGACCAGCGAAATTTTCCATACGGTTCAATCATAACAGCGAACACATTTAACGGACTACTTATTAGTGACACTCGTATATATGAGAGACCAGTCGAATTGCGGAAATTCTATGTTCGTTTGGTAAATGAATATGGTGTGCCTATTTTGTTGAATGATTTTGAATTTTCATTTTGTATAACTGCACTGACACAATGAGTGACGAGCCTATAGTATTTGTCTTTCGTAAGTTTATTTGGCAAAAAATTGATGTAATTTTATATATATACTTATTTATTAAACTCAAAATTAAAAGTCGATTATTCATACAAAAATAACACCACCAACAACATCAATTATAGCCTCTGCTGTTTCATCAGCTCTAAACAAAGTAGTATCTTTACTAAAAACATCGCAACCCACGCGAGTTTTTCCAAATGATGTCGAAATAAATTCAGTAGGAAAAACCATAAGTCAATCGAACAAAATTTTTATAGACGACGATTATTACAACACAGACGATTGTTATACTGCCTGTATATCAAACGTTAGTTCTTTTACTAGCACTGAAAGTGCGGAAGAATATTTTGATGTAAAATACACGAAATATGATATAGAACAATTTGAACTGTTATCTCAACTCGGGTCGGGTTCTTATGGAACCGTATATTTCGCCCAACATTTAGTTGATAAAAAAAAATACGCACTGAAGAAAATACCTAAACACAAAATTACACCCGAAACTATGGAACAAATTATGAATGAGAAAAAGATTCTGGAATCTATAGATAGTCCATTTGTATTGCGTTTATTTGGGACATGTCAAACTCGTGACGATTTGTTCTTTATTACAGAGGCAATAGAACACGGGGATTTGTATTCGGCCATATATATTTATAAAAGGCTCTCTCATATAACATGCGTATTTTACAGCGCATGTATCATACTTGGTCTCGAATATATTCATAACAAAGGTATTGTATTTAGGGATTTGAAACCGGAAAATATTATGATAGATTCGTTTGGTTATCCGCGTATCATAGATTTTGGTTTAGCAAAACAACTACCTCTATGCAAATCGGGTGGTTATGAAAAAACACACACCATGTGCGGCACACCTGAATACTTGGCTCCAGAACTCATTTTCACAGAAGGCTACAACCATCTCATTGATTTATGGTCGCTAGGTGTTATCATGTATGAAATGATTGCTAGACGGACCCCATTTGTCGGGTTAAATAACTCGGACATAACTCAACTCTTTATCAATATAACTCTTTCCCGTAAAAATGGCATTTCCTTATCTCAAAAAATAGATAAGATGACAGATGGGACTACCAACGCACGTGGTATTATCACACAATTGTTGGATGGATTACCATCAAATCGACTTGGTAAAAAGAAAACCACGATAGGTCTCATAGAACACAGGTATTTTTCGATTGTTTGTGCGGATGAATTGATAACGCGAACTTTCACTGCCCCATGTATGCAGCCTGAATATTACGGTGAAGACCTTACTGATGCATTTGCAAACCAGAAACAATATACCGGAAATCAAGATATTTTCGAGGGTTTTTGAACCAGCCCCCTTCCATTGTGTCAATATTGTGAATTTGTAATCACATTATATAACTGCATACATGCAGCTATATATTTAGTAATATTGTAAAAATAATTGCGGGTTATATAAATATATGGCTGCATGTATGACTGAAAAAGAGAATTCCCATTGCTCTTTGTGTAAAATACAGTATTCAAATATACGGTATATGAGTTGCGGACACCTTATATGTGAAGATTGTCTGGAAACAATGGTGAGACTATATGCAATTACACCGCATTGTATATATTGCAGTAAAGATGTGAAAATTTGCGATGCTCGACCGACGCAAAATATTTGTGAATATATGTATATCTGTCTATTTGGCAATGTCGAGCAAAACTGCGTCTCTCCGTCGCCATCACAGAAAAACGAATAAAAAACACTGCGGGACGAGCGAGTGCGCTCTTGTTACTCATCACGGTATCGCTGGTTGGTATAAGCATCTTTTCGAAGAATTGGGGTGGATGATTCTCGCGAAAAAACGCGGAATGATGGATAAAGTCGGCACTTATCTGCACTCGTTACAGAGATTCAAAAACTCGATAGAATACAAAATTTCGACCACTCAAGAAAGAGACAGGAAACAAGACTTACAAATTATGCACTCCAATATTTGCGTCTTATTAGACCACGCCGAAAGAGATTTGACAAAAAACTGAAAGATTTATTTTACACCAGTGAATAAAATCAAAAATGAAAACTACAAGTGTTTATATCGAGTGTATCAAAACTACCATTGAATATCACATTGGTGGAAATGCAGCTGAAAATTTCGATTTGATTGACAATGCCGAACCAAACGATATATGGTTTCATGTCGATGGATTACCATCAGCACATATTGTTGCATCGATTCCAGAGTCGATGCGGCTTGATAAAAAACAATGGTTGAAGATTGCAAAGCAAGGCTCCGTTCTATGCAAACAGCATTCCAAATATGCGTCTCAAAAAAATCTGCCTATTGTTTTTACAGAAATAAAAAATGTGGAAAAGACGGACGTGATTGGACGAGTGAATATCACGAATCAACGCACGGTCTATATATAGATAATCCGCATTTCGAGTATGAATATCTTCTATATATCTTCTTGTGATATACATATATTTTTGGATGGAAAATTATTTGTAATCACTCCGTTCGGGCAGTAATATTTTCTTGTTTTTCCGTTTTTCTTTTTGGTTGGTGTATTTCCACCACTCATTTCAAGTGGAAAATGAATTATCCAATTTTCATTGTAAAATACGTCTTTGAGTATATATTTCATGAATCGTTCAATCCATGACCCAACTAATCTACAACGGTGTTGTTTTGGTATAGATTGAAAAAAATCATTAAAATTATTTGCATTATTATAGTATTCGTATATTTCAGTCATTTCGTCTTCTCTTTTATCAAACAATGAAACAAATCTATCAAAATGCATGTTTGATTTGAATTCGGGTGAATATAAAAATTCCGCAACTCTTGTTCTATATTGTTGATGTCTAACTTCATCTTTTTGTTTCGCATTGAAATGTTTTTCATACCATGTTTGCCCGTTAAATATTATCGAAAAATAGTATAACGGAATCGGTTTCACGTGAGTTCCTTTTTTTCTAAAACGCGAACCTCGTTTTATTTCATCTTCAGTGGCACATTCAATATTGGATTTATCATCAAATTTTATATGAGTTAGTGTTGGTAATTCTGTATAGACATAATGTAATAGAGTTTTTATCATAATAATTGCTCCGGCACCTTTTTCTAATGGTCTATTATATGAACACTCTGGGTCACTCAATAGAATAGGCATGATGGCATCCACGGGTTTATTGTTTTCATATATTATTGAAACGTTTACACAGTCCGGGTAAGTTCCGCCGATTTTGAAATTGCGACTATATATTTCAGTTTTATCTCTGGAAAAAAGTGTGTTATCTATTATATGAAATTCGTATATCCCTCTTCTAATGGTTATTTTTTTACTTCCATCCATATTTCTATATACATAGTCATATACAATACGTTTATGTATATTTTTGCTTCAGCTATTGTCGACTATAACTATAAACACGATAATCCCAATAAAACTTGGTTATTCTCGATGGGAACAATTCGAACGCATACGGGTCTTGTTTCAACGATTTGGGTTTGAATCTATAAACCGAAAGATAATATAATATTGGCGAATCGTCGTTTTCAACCACAAGTCGAACTTCGATGAAATCGTCCAATATATTTTTCACCTTTCTTTCTGTAAAATCATACATGTTCGGGATACTACAACAGTATTTGGTTGGTTCGGTAATATGAATATTCAAACATCCAATGGGTAAACTATTCATCGACATATCAATTCGTCCGTAAATATTGAATGCACGCCTGACATCAATATCACTTACATATTCTATTATATTTTTTATTACATCCATGGGTAGTAAATTTTGCATTTTCTCTAGTTTATGTATACAACTATTTTTTTTATCCAACCCAACCCAACCCAAACATGTCAAAAATAGGTTTGTTCTAGGCTTTCCAGATTGTCTATATCAAATCCTACCTTCATAACATCTTTATTTATTATATTTGAAATGTAATTACTATAAGTCGAACCGTTCTTTTTTACAATATTATAAGCGCCTATGAAAATATGGTTGCATTTCTGCGACAATAGCAAATCCACAATGGCATTCTTTTCTCTGCCCTCAAAGAATTTTTCACTAAAATTGTATTTATATCCGTTTTCAGATAAAAAATCGACTACTGCATTATTTTGCGTTTGAGATAACAATATGATTTCTTCGTTTTTCGGGATGTATATTTTTATCAATTGAATATATTTTTTTTCTAGACTGGTTTGGAATTGTTTTTCGCCCATTTCATTCGACCAAAACCGTATTGCATCGTCTTCTAAGCGCAAATGTATAACGTTGATTTTATATTCCCCTTCATAAGACAACGAGAATTTTTCAAAAATGCTTTCGGCTAATTTTACAAAATTTTTGTTATAATGAATGTTTCTAAGGATATCTTCAAATGTCGGCGCTCTTCCTACTTTATGTATTGAGCGTAAGTCACAGAATGTATTTACATATTCCGAATTCATAATATCTATACAAATCGGTTGTTCCAGAATTTCATCAACAATATAACCATTTATTTTATAGTTTATGTTTATCTTTGGCTCTTTGTATTGGTTCGGGAAATTCGAAACAACTATTTTTGTATTTATGTCTAGTATATTGTCTTTGTAAAAATTATCCTTCACATATTTTGTTATATCCACTGCATAATCTTGCGTCCCATATTTCACTGTATTGAGCTCAAAATTTGCGTCATATTTATCTACAATCATAATGTTATATGTATCTATCAAAAATTCATTGCACTTATCTATATCTATAATGTCGGATATTTTCGTGAACTCTTCTTTGGAATAATCGTCTCGAAATTTATCGACAACAACAACTTTATGATTATTCAAGTGAGCAATCATGATAGATACAATAAGGGATATAATTTGGTTCGTCAATCCCGACCCGCTAATTCCTATTTTCGAGTAATACATCCCGTTCTTTTTTACATATATAGATAAATTTTTTTCTATATATGCACGTATCCTGTCTGATCTCACATATTTTCTATGAATCAATATTGACTACAGATGTAAAAATCTCATTATGTTCGTATTTTGAATCGAGCTTGTAACCATTATCTATAAGAAGTTTTCTACATAAGTCTTCTTTTGCGGGCTCTTTTCCCAACATTTCAATAAGTATTACGTCAATTGGTATGGAAAAATCCCACGATTTCAACACTTCATATTCGTGCCCCTCGACATCCAATGACAATAGATCGAAATGGCGTATTGGAGTGTCATTAAGTATTTCTGTAAGTGTTTTGGGACGAATCATCATTGTATCTTGTTGCAAATGTTCGTTTTCGGGGTTGTTATAGAATTCGTCAAAATGAAATTGCGTCAGTGTATTTTCAACACCAGAAACAGCAGCATGTCCGTATAAAAAATATTTATATTTCAACTCGTCTGGTATACAACTCACCAAATCATTGAAAAGATAATTGTCGGGTCTATTTTTTTGTAATAAACTGAATGCATATCTATGCGGTTCAATCAAAACCCCTTTCCATCCCAACTGGTCTTGATAAAACTTTGTGTTGGAATACAATACACCATCCAATGCTCCTAGTTCAATATAAGTGCCGTCTCTTTTATTATGGAAATAGTGTTCGTTCAAATACTCGTCTTCATTGCATTGTGAAAAATACATTCTATTTGTTGATATAACCGACATTTGTTTATTATGTTTTTACGATATTTATTCTATGCGTGTGCGTGTGTGCGTGTGTGCGTGTGCGGATAAATGCATATATTCACGGATTAAGACGGCGGTAGCGGTGCCAAACATAACTTGATTTCACCCAACGATGCAACATCGTATTTCACAATGAGTGGTAAATCGTTTCCTAAATACATTTCCAAATGACTACACAAAGGAGTGCATTTAATAAAGTGACTCAAACTCTTTAGGGAAAATTCGCCCTGAATTACCACCGATGCATCAGATTTCTGTATAAATTCCATATTTCCATCCGATTCTGAACGGAAAATGCGCGAACTTGCAAAATTGCCCTCGCATGAAAAAATCAAATCATTACCCACCGACTTGATTTCGATTCTGTCAGAAATACCATTCAAATCGCGAATAATCTTTTGAAAATCTGAAGTTGGCAAATTAATGACTGTGGAATATTCAACGTCGGGAACAACCAACTCCTCTGTATCCGGCTCAATGAGACGCAACTTTTGACTATAGCATTGCTTAATATCACCGTTGTCATATTGCAACCCCAGATGAGAAACAATACCGTCATGATAATCCGCTTGGTCTATATACATCGACAATGTGTCATCGTTTGACATAGTAGAAATAACCTTGAATAAATGGAGCGTGTTCGCACAAACGATGATTTTATCTGGATTGCAGTTATATTGTTCGAATTTATGGGCGTTCAAAACAACATTTACCAAAATAGTGTGAGTCTTGTCAAAATTAATGATTTTTAGGCCATCTTTCGTAAAAGTAATTGTTGCGTCGGTTAGAATATCTTTAATCGCAGTAATCATATTTCGAATGGGCTGAATTTGAACTGTTTTTATAGTTAGAACATTGTTATCTTCATTCATATTTCTACTAAATGTATGTATAAAACTATAGTGCGTTTGTTTCTATATTTCTTTTGTCAAATTGTATTTTTTCTATTTTTGAACGCAGTAGATTTGGTTATTTACACGACTATAACATGGTTATAGTATATTTGTTCGGCTTTTTTCCAAACGGCCGACTCCATATCTAATAAAAATTCCACGCATTTATTCGAAAAAAATTTGGAGCTCTCTTTTGGCAATAAACTGGGTAGATTCGAAATAGCTATAATATCCACGTTTTTATTGTAAGAAAATACGGGGTTCTCCCACGTTGTATCGGTTTTATAGATTGAAATTGGATTGTTATCTTTTGAACTATCGCAACTTATGTCGGTGATTACAATTGGATTCTCAAATGCCGTATTTTCTGAGAACCATATTTCTTTAGAATCGGTTTTCAATGTTATACAGTTATATACAATGTCATATTTATGTAGGCCAGATTTATCGGCCGTTTTGTCAAAGGATTCATATTTTAGGCTAAATTTATCTAGCACACTTTTTACTCCCGACCCACAATTGCCACTTGGGCCGACGATTGCTATACGCAATTCTTTATTCTGGTGTTTTATATCTTGACTGTCTAAGCTTCCAATGCCAACATATAGACGCTTGGATATAATGTCGTCCATTTTATCTATATGGAATTCATCTGGTGTAATTGCTGATATATTCTTATTTTCCCATCGTTTTTTGAAATACTGCATAAGTCCTAAATAACATCCTGCTATACCAGCGTAAAAACCGAAAGAAATGATTCTTTTTTCGTTTTCATTTAAAAAATATTCAAAATCGTATATTACACTACCACTGTTGTAAAATGTTTCCAATAATTGTTTCGCTCCTGACTGATTTTTGTAACTATGTGAAAAATATATGTGTTTATGGTTGAATAACTTATCTAAATGGCTTAATTCTTTCAATCCTATGATATATGCGTCTTTGAATAATGGGTCAAACCATTCCAATTCTGTCATCACGGCTCCAGATGCCTTGTATTCATCATCTGTGTAAATACGTGTTTTTGACATTTGAACGCAAACGATGAAGCCATGTTGTAATAAACGTGCGACGTCTTCTGGTATAATTGGTGTTCTATATTCATTCGTTTTGCATTCTTTGCGAATATACAATATTGGGAGGCGGCAACTCATCTACTAATTTTCCATAAAATAAAATGTGCGAATATTTTACAGAATGGATAAAAAAGATGATAAAAATACCGAATTGGGAATCACTTTGGAAAAACATCGCAAGTATAAAAAAATGTATAAACCAAACTGTCTCTATTGGGGGTTGGGTATAGAAAACGAGGTCTATTTGGAAGCTGCGGAATCAATCTCTATAAATAAAAATGATATTCTTACCAAACACAAACAGGAAAGATATAGTCTGGATTACTACAAAAACTATAAGCCAGAATTTTTGCAACGAGCATTACAAAAGTATGTGGGCGCGATTGATTGCTCTACTATACTTCTTCCTCGTCTATTGAACTCGCACAGTTTTACTAAAACTGATATATATAATAATTCAGTAACTCTTTACACGAGTTCTCAAGAAAAAAACCCGGACTTTATTGGAGAAACCATGTTAGAGACATTACAGCGACGAAACCCATATTTCGTCGATAATGAAAAATGGTTGTTTGACGGGGATACTATCGAATTTGTCAGCACGAATTTTTTTAATACAAATTTACACGAAGCCATTCGTGAACTTATGTCGACCAAAGCAGAATTTATTTATGAACTCAATAAAACATTGCTTCATTCTTCTCCTGTATCAATGATAACCATCATGAAGGAAAATTATGCCGTTGCAAAATACATGACGAATTCGCAAAATGTGGCGATTTTCAATAACGGAACTCTCCACTATAATATTACTTTACCTACTCAACTCAATTCCCGCGGTGAAATCGCCGATTGGAATAAATTTGTCAACGAACACCAGAGGGCTATTCGCGCAATTCAATGGATGGAACCATTTTTGATTGCTTTGTATGGCGCACCTGACCCATTTTCTTCCTTCGAACCCGGATTTTCCAAATCTTCTCAGCGCTGTTCCGTGTCTCGTTATATTAGTATTGGGACATATAACAGTGATGTCATGGAAAGGGGCAAAATTTTGACGAAACCATTGGATAAAATTATGCCTGATTCTAAGTTGTCTTCATCTTGGTGGTATAATAAATTACATAGTGGGACATCATCCGCTTATGTAAAATTAGATGAATTGGGTATGGATGTGAATTTTAATAAGCATTTCAATCATGGTATAGAATTGCGTTTTTTTGATTACATTGTGGATAGTTCTCTCTTCTATGAATCGTTTGAGTTTATTATTTACTTGATGGATTTCGTATTAGATAGTGAGATGTCGAATTCTTTGGAAAATCCTATATTTTCTTCGGTGTGGAACGATGTTGTTTATAGGCTTATCATGAATGGAAAGGATGCTTTATTATCATCAATGGAGGTGAAAATATACAGTTCTATTTTTTCGATGAATATAACGAAGACTTGTGTGTCGGAAATATATTATGAAATTTTTCAAATATTGAAAACGAGATATTCTAGAACCGGTTCTTTTTCCAAATATGTGCTATCACGCAATGGAGAAATGGATATGGAAACCATTTTGTCGCCGATTCATAAAATTATGGTTCCGCCTGTGATGCCTCCTGTGATGCCTCCTGTGATGCCTCCTGTGATGCCTCCTGTGATGCCTCATCGCGATCGTGATTCTGATAAAAATGAAAAGAAATGCTGTATTATCATGTAATACGGACTAAGGTGTTCAGTATATAAGAATATTTTGAGATTCTTATATAGCATTCCAAATTTTTCGCGGTAATATTTTACTTCTTAGACGGCTTCTTTTACAACTTTATAACGCCCATTTTCACTTACCAACTTACCCACCAACAATAACTGACTACCCGTTTGTTGCGCTGAAATATAACTTTCATAATCATACAACTCCATAGTCTTCTCATTCAAAGCGTATTTCTTTTTACCAATATCAATAATTCGCGCCTCCAATGACACTGCCTCCACGTTCAATCCCTGTTTTCTTTCTTGGTCTCGCTCAAATGATGGATAACTCGAAAATTGATTGGATTCAACACGCCCTTCTCCGTAACATACATAATGGTCTTCATCACCCTTCTTTTTGGGAATCGCATTATAAACATTACAATCCACAGCTGTTTCCTTTACGGCCTGTAATATTTGACTGTTAATACGCTGTTTCGCACTAGCAATTTCGAACAAATATTCATCGGTTGTAATTGGCGTCTTTTTATCGATACGGCTCACATCGCGGATTCTCAGTTCAATATGTTTTTCATCCACTTTTTGCTCCTTACTTAGAGTAGATAAATATAAAAATACCTTCACAGTTCTCAATTCAGGTGGTAATTCTTGGTGACTATTAATACGGCGCGCTCTACCGACAACTTGTTCCAAACGGACATTGTGCCAATAACTCTCTACAATATGAACGAATCGAGTGTTTTTCAAATTAATACCCTCTGCACCCGATGCTGTAATCATAAAAATTTTTATGATTTCTCCATACATATTGTTTTCAGCGCGCTGTTTTAATATATTAGATATATTTGAAGGGACGAATTCCCACATACCATTATATACATTTCGTATAATTTCTTTCTCTTCTACCGTCTCTGTTCCTGTATATAACACGAATTTGGGTTTATCTATATCCTCCTCGTTTTCGACAATTTCCCATGAATCATCCGTCTTTTTTATCTTGAATTCGGCAAAACCGTTCATTTGTAATATTAAACGCAATAGTCCAATGCCCTCTATTGTGCGGAAATGACTGTAAATGAGATGTAACCCTTTATTTTCATCTGCACTCACATTTTCTAATAAACGGGCGAATTTGGGACTCCATCTCTCCAGGTTCTCTTTCGATAAAAATTCGGGGGTATTTATATCCGTCAAAGCCTTTTCAATACGTTTGGCATAATTTACATTCTCAGTAACATTATCCTCATCATCCGCATCAGGTTCGGGTTCTACCAAATCAAAGTCTTTTTCGTCTAATTCTTCTCCATATTCTTTTTTATCAGGCACTGGGCGTTCAATTGATGGCGGGAATGCAAAATTGCACGCTGCTCTCGAAAATATGCGATACGTTGAACTCACTGTGAATAACTCCTTTGTAGGGTCTTTCACTGCTCGTCGTTTTTTCGCCATCTTTTCTTTATCTGCCTCTATTTTGCGAATTTCTTCATAAACACTGAATTGGTGGTCTGTCATCTCACATTTTTCAATGTGATATTTGTCTCCGTCAGCGGTAAGTTCAAATCTCGGCAGTAATTCTTCACGCGGGCTACGGAAATAGGATACCAAACCTAATATTCGGCGTTGAAATAGGTTCAAATTTTGCGACTCTTCCGTTTCAATATTTACAAATGTCCTCAAAAATGTTTCTGCATCATCAGGTAAAGACTTATTATAGGCAACATCGATTGTGGATGTATTCACCTCCAATCCATTTTTTCGTAAAATGCGTAATATCATGTCTAAAAACGCGTCGTCATCTATATCACCTGATTCATTTCGCTTGACACCGTTGTAATTATCCACGTAATCTACACCACCTCCCTTGTGAGGATTGAACTCCTGATTGTATCCAATTCTATATGCATGTTCGGCATCTATAGTATCCATCGGTTCTTGTGGGTCGGTTTCAACGCCCGTCATGTAATCTTCGATATGAATTACTTCGGGGGAACGATTGATGTGTGTCTTGTGTGTTTTATTTTTATTGCCTCCGGTTTTCTGTTTTCGCGTAGTTCCTTTTACAACACCCCGCTTTTTTACATTGACAAACCCAAAAGGGTTTCGAGTGATAGTTAATTTATTCCCGCTATATTCAACGTAATCGTATATTTTCAAATTCTCCTTTTCAAACATAGCCAATATCGTCTCTGTGTTTATTTTGTCGGTGGTTTTCACATTTACTGTAATAGTCCATGTTTTAATATATCCGCGCAACATATTAAATAAAACGCCGATTTCATTTGGATAATTAATAATAGGGGTTCCTGTCAATACAATCACGCGAGCATTCTTCGCCTTCATTAAATAGTCATATAGCATATACGATATTGAATTGGGTTTTTTTATTTTATTCACAATTCTGCTTACTAAATTGTGGGCTTCGTCGACGACAACCACTGAATTATCAAAAGGGTTGTGTTGAAAATCACCTGTTAGCAATCGCATCTTATTCATATTGAGGCCGTTGTAATTTATATCTACGTATTTGTTGCGAATCATGGCATTGAGTTGTTCGTCGATATCTTTTTGATGTTCCGTTTTCAACTCTGTGAAATTCGGGGGTTTCTTTACATTGATTAGCCATGCTCCGCCTTGATTTCTTATATATTCTGTAGTTAGTGAAAGGGCGCGTGCTAATATGGGGACATATTCGGGGTTTCCTTCGATACTTACGAATTCCCAATATTGATTCTTGCGATATAAATCGTCACCGCATTTTTTCATTTCACTGAAAAAGTTCATTTTCAAAGATGCGGGCGTGAGAACGTAAATGCGTTTTTCGCTTTTCAGTCCTTCTGCCATGGCGATAGACGTGCAAGTTTTTCCTGAACCTAATCCGTGATATAATAATAGGCCTCGGTAGGGTGAATAGAGATTCAAATAATCGCGAACTAATTTTTGATGCATTAACATAGAGAAATCATTTTTTGCTGCCGCCGCATTATCACCACTCTTTTGTTTTAATGATTCTAAAAACTCTTTTTGATATGGTTTGAATAATTCCGACAACTTTTGTGAGAAAAGCATGCGATTATTCATATAATAACTTGGAGCCTTAACGATTATTTTTTCCCTCTCTGCTGGTAGTCGTTCGTTTACTACCTGTCCTCTTATGGCGGCTTTTGTTAAATCTATTTTTTCCAAATCAACAGGTGCTTCAATTATGAGCTTTTTTTTGCGACCTCGTTTTGCTGGCTCGGGTAATGGTGTTTCTTTTTCTACCATTTTCTCTTCTACCTCTTCGCGCAATAATATGGGTTCTTCCGCTTCCAGTATTTTTTCTATGGCCTTCGTTTCGGCCTCTTCTTTCTCCGTCTCCTCCTGTGCCTCCACTGACACATCCTCCTCTGGTTCTGCTATCGTCTTTTCAACCTGAGATTTCAACACCAATTTTTTCTTGGGTTTGACTACCAATTTTTCTCTTTCATCTACTGTTGGCATCGCGACATATTCTTTTTCTGGAATAGTCGCAATAATATCTTTCCTATCTATCTTCACCAAAAGAGCATTTTTTTCACGCAATTTTTCTAAAACGAGTTTTCTATCTATAGTGCTTGTTTTTCTTTTATCCTGTATTATGGTTGGTTTCCTTGTTTCTGATACACCCGTGTTTATAATATTCACCTGCACGCCCTTCAATTCATGTGGCAGTGGTCGTCTCTGTAGAACGACTAAAGGTTGAAATACTGTATCTGACATAATTTTTATGAAATATCGTCTAACCCCTATATAGTTATGTTACAAAAAATATATCTTATCGGGCCGGGCGGCCATACGAGGCGAGGGTGGGGAGGGGGCGTCCGCCCGCCCGCCCAATTGTATTATAGTTGTAGTTTTGTAATTACAACACTACATTTGCAGTGGATATATTTTATTATAAATTATTTTAGCACAGCATATTTTATACACTACTATGAATTATATAAAAAAATATTGGCGTGAAACCACTTTTATATCGATTGTTATACAATTGATTGTAATACTATTTGTTATTATGTTATTTTCAATACTATATCGATGGGTTACAGTGCAATCGACATATACATCATCGCTTCCTTACAAAACTCAATTGGAAAAACACGGAGTTGTGTTGATACATAACGTTTTATCAAAACAAGATATTGAGAACTTGAAAAAATATGCTTCAAATGACAATATTATTGATGCCAAAAAGTATATTGTGAATTCATATCCTATCAAATCGATTATAAACAATCTTTTGGGTAAAGACTATATATTTCAAGACTACATTTTTTTAATAAAGCGTTCGCAGTTTCATACCTGCCACCGAGATTATAACGGTGACTTATACAATGAAACCCAGAAACATCCTTCTTATACAATTCTGTTTTATTTGGATGAAATGGAAAAATGTCTGGATGTTCTACCCCAATCACATTTGACGAGAGAGCATGATTACAATTTGACAGATTATACGCAAACTGTGTATTGTCGGGCGGGAGATGCCATACTATTCAACGCCAATTTGGTTCATAATGGGTCGTTGAATGAAGATGACAAACATATGCGAATTCAAATGAAAGTTTCGCATAGAAGCGACCTTAAAACACTCGGGTTTTACAATAAATATAATAAGATTCTTAATGTAGATAGTAACGACACCATGATTTTCAAAAGATTACAGAAACACGTGACTTGTCAGTTTCCCATCTTAAGTAATTATATTAAACAATACGATAAAAATAACGCTGATAACAATACACAGAATGAGTCTACTTCTTCATTCTTTTCATCCCTTTTCCCGAAATTGAAAACTGTCGTAGAATGATAAATAATGCGAATAGAATGAGAACCCAGACAAATATATAGATGAATTTCGATAAAAAATAAAAATAACTATGGCCCGGTTCCACATTGCGGTCTAATTCGGCCATTTTATGAACTGATTTTATTATATCTGCCATGCCCATTGGATTATACCAATTTTGCGAGTTTTCTGTCGGTGGAAATAATTGATAACAAAGCGGTTTATGGTAAATATACCTTGGATAATACCATATGTTTATATTATGAAGCAAATCCCAATCAATGATGTGGTGTTGAATATGTTCATTTAATATGTGATTTACTAATGGTTTGGAATAAATACATGCATGTGTTCCGTTTGATAAATAGAGGCGGTTATGTTGAGAACCTACAGATTGAATGTATGGAAGACACCCCAAATAATAGACGAATCTTTTTGATTTATTTTTATTTAAAAAATTCTGTATATCCGTTGTGATTTTCGTGTCTTTTATTGTATCTGTAAATATGAAATCGTCTTCTAATATTAAGATATTTTCAAATTGGTGTTCTGTGGCGTGTTTAAATGATTGTAAAAAGGCGTCGGTTAAATCATGTGCTGGCTTATCTTCGGGCAGATTTTTGGGACATTTTTTGTATCCTCGGTTATATACTATATACACTCTATTTGTAGGATGATATTGATTTAATTGTGACTCCATTACAGAGTGCCGGCCGTTATTCTCCAAATGAATAATATAAGTTGCATCTACGGATTCATTAAAAAAACCGTCTTTGTATTTTATTTCGTGAAAACGATAACAGGCCTTGTTTTCATCCATATTTATGAGTTTGTTTATGGGTTATATAATATACTAATTTATTATATTTGTTTGTGCTTGTAAAGTAGTGTTGTAATTACAACTTTACAAACTGCGTGTTAAAATATATTCGGTGATGATTTCACCTAGAACTCTTTCTCTAATTTCGAGGACATAAGTGTTGGAAAAGTCTTTGCAATCGTAGTTTTCTTTTTTTAGTAACTGCCATTCTATAAAGCCGTCATTTTCCATTGTTTTTATAAAATTCTTTGAAATGTGAGATGGTATGCATATCACATACTCGCAATTTCCACACCTGAATGCTCGTGGGATAGGTAGATAGTCGTTCATATTGAGTTTATTGAAACAATACTCTATCGGACAATCGAATATATTGTTGTCGAGATGCCGTGTCACTTTTACAAAGTAGTAATCAAACAGCATTTTGATTTATAAATATTTGTGTCACATGTGCTTTTTCAAATTGTTGTTTAAATTATTCAATTTTTTGCTCGGTTTGTGATACCATATTTGTAGTCCTATATAAAATAAAAATATTGATTACCCACAGCATAAATTTAAGATTTCATACGTATGAAACTGAATCATGTATTTTTTCAAAACAAAGAAAGTGTCTGGGATTTTGAAAATGGACAAAAATATTTGTCCAAAAAAGAAAAATCCCAAGAAAAATCTTGCAAAAAAATCCACGATTTTCAATTTACAGCATAATCGGGCAAAACACAGAAAAAATAATTTCAGTGCCACTGCATAATTTTTTTAAGATTTCATACGTATGTAATCTTAAAAGGCAAAAAGGCATTTTTTCCTGCCATTTATCCTCATTTAGGCAAAATTTCCTGCCCTTTATCCTCATTTAGGCAAATTTTCCTGCCTTTTATCCTCATTTAGGCAAATTTTATGCCTTTGGTTCAATATTCGTTGATAGTTGGCTCGAATATATATGTCATTATATTATAATGGACTCAATATCAAACGATAAGAATATAGATAAAGAAACCTGCCTCTTTTTTTGTGAAATTTGTGATTATACTACTGGATATAAAAAGGACTATAATAGACATCTTTTATCAAAAAAGCATAAAAAAAGGGAGGCTGAAAATGAACCAGAAAATACAGGGTGTATATATACCTGTGAATGTTGTGACTTTAAAACTATATACAAATACAATTATTCGGCTCATATGTCTAGTAAAAAACACTTGTATAACAGCAATTTAAACAATTCATCGAATCAGTGTATAACTTGTAAAAAACAGTATAGTTCTCAAAAGAATCTATGGAGACACAAAAAGAGATGTAATGCAGGAGTTGATATAACAGAGCAAAAAAATAGAGAAAGTGATTCAGATGTAGAAGATGATACTTATACAGATAGTGATTCGGAAGATAAATTAGAATATTCCAGTGATAATACACAAAAACAATCTATCGACGCACAAGTCACAAGTGGATTCACAATGACTCCTGAGATGTTTATTCATATGTATAAACAAAACAATGAGTTTCAAATGTTAATGCTTGAACAACAAAAATATATGTTGGATAAAATCGGTTCTATGGGAAATAATAGTAATAACAACAGTGTAAATAGTATAAATACTGCGAACTGTAACAACAAAACATTCAATATACAGTTTTTTCTCAATGAACACTGTAAAAATGCGATTGATATCAATGACTTTGTAAAAACATTGGACTATTCTACAAAAAATTTGGAATCCAATATGAGATTGGGTTACACGGGTGGTATATCGAAAATGATAACAGATAAAATACGAAACACGCCAGTAGAAGAACGCCCTCTACATTGCTGTGATGAAAAACGCGAAAAGTTGTATATAAGAAACAATGGCGAATGGATTACCGGGAATGATTCCAGAGATAAAATACAGTCTGTCATTGCAGACATTGCAAATAATAATTATAGAACATTTCAACAATGGGTGAGAGAGAATCCATCTTGTCTTACATTAGATACACCTGCTTATGAAAAATACACGGCTATTTACAATGGTGTATTCGGTTCTCGAACAGATGACGAAGAAGTAAAACATGTGAAGAAAATCCTCAGTAATATCATAAACGACATTGTTATTGAAAAAGACAAGTATTTGGTATAACAATCCGGTGTTCGCATTGGCACACAAAATTATATATAAGAAGTTGATTGTATTTCTTATATAGAGAAACAGTATATATGGTAATATATACATACAAGTTCAACTGTGTTATTATACGGGTGGCAATAATATGTCGTGCCACGTTACCATATTTGCAGTCCTATATAAAATAAAAATATTGGTTACCCACAGCATAAATTTAAGATTTCATACGTATGAAACTGAATCATGTATTTTTTCAAAACAAAGAAAGTGTCTGGGATTTTGAAAATGGACAAAAATATTTGTCCAAAAAAGAAAAATCCCAAAAAAAATCTTGCAAAAAAATCCACGATTTTCAATTTACAGCATAATCGAGCAAAACACAGAAAAAATAATTTCAGTGCCACTGCATAATTTTTTTAAGATTTCATACGTATGAAATCTTAAAAGGCAAAAAGGCATTTTTTCCTGCCTTTGATCCTCATTTAGGCAAAATTTCCTGCCCTTGATCCTCATTTAGGCAAAATTTCCTGCCCTTGATCCTCATTTAGGCAATTTTTCCTGCCTATATTGACATGTCACGTCTGTATACACGATATATGATGTGTGTAAAAACATTGTTGTGATTTATGACTGCATAAGAAAATGCCCCCTACCCCTGCCCCTATTCAGGCCTTCTCTCAAAATTTAGCCAAATGCTTTATTGCCTCCTCACATGAAATCTGCTCCGCCTTCTTTTTAATTTTGTGAATTCCTTCGCCCAAAAATACGAATATTTTATTATACTGCGACATGTGCTGGTGAATGTCCGCATAATTCCTGAACTTTGAAATGGGAATCGCCTCCTCTGGTTTTACACAATGAATGGGTTGACCTAGACACAAATAAACACCCGTGTGATAACCATTCTCAACACTGTATTCCTCAATTTCCATATAATCAGGAGTTACCTTAAATTCCTTCTGTATTTTCACCTGCAAAATATTCTTATAATTATCGTCATTTCGAATCAAATTAATCCAATCCACATGCTTTTCAAAGACATTTTCAATAAAGATTTGCGCCATCTGGAATCCAGGGCCAGTAATAAACACATCTTTAAACCAATTGTCATCATCCTGCACTGGGATTTTATTAAAATCTAAAAACAGCGCACCAATAAAGGATTCAAACAAACACCCCAACTTTTTCAAGTTCGTTCGCGTTTGTTTCAACTCGGCATGTTTCGAAAGCACAAACCATTTATGCAAACCCATTTCGAAAGCCATTTTACCAATCGACTCGTTTTTCACCAACGCAATTTTTTTTTCAGTCATAAAACCCTCGTTTTCTTTAGGAAATCTGCGATAAAGATAATATTTAGTAATGCATTCCAATACACCATCGCCTACAAATTCTAGACGTTCGTTCGATTTTGTAAATAGAGGCAGACAGTCATCGGGTTTAGGCACAATAACAATATTGTTTTTCTCATTTTCCAGAGTAGGGCGTTTAATATATGACCTATGAATAAAAGCGCGTTTGTATAATGTCATATTATAAACAGGTACGTTGATTCCATAGCGGCATAAAATTTCTTCCACTTCTTTGTCACTTATTTGTTTATTTAGGGAATTGTATGGGTCGAAAATATACGTATCCACACCATTGCTGTTTTTTTCAACACGAATGTCTTCGTCCATATTCATTTTATTTTTTGAATAAGATGAAGAAGGAAACACAAACGCCGATAGATTACTAGAATGAAATCGGTTTATATCTTTTTACAGATTCAATTTTTCGTTCATAGGAAATATTTAGTTAAAATAAAAAATATTTGGTTAGTATATATCCAAAGAATGGTATTAAGTAACGGAGCGAAAAAAGCAAGACACGTATCTAGCATTGTAAATCAGAATCAGGGCGGGGGAAACAAAAAGGCTGGTTTCCCTTATCAGGTGGGCCGTTCATCGTGGACTTCGGTCCATTTCAACATGACCAACCCTGTGACTGGAAGCTGCTGCAAGTTAAGGTCTTTACAGATGAACTTGTTCCCTAACGCAAAACCCTCGCGCCCTGTTGGCGCAAGCGTTGCTGCCAACAGCTATTTCCACATCCCTGGAACTAAGTAAACTCACCCCAGACCCGGCACAATAAGTATATATTGCAAAACAATATAATAAAATTAGTTATAGTTTATTATATTTGTATTATTTTTGTATGAAAGTGATTATAGATGAACGTGAAACAGCATTGTATGATTCCTGTTATTCTATTTTAGCTTCGTTAAAAACACCTTCTTATGTGATTTTATCAAAAGAGGTTCTACCAATAGGGGATATATTAATTAAAACGGATGGTGATAAAGACGTCCTGTTAATCGAGAGAAAAACATTCTCGGATATGTTGGCGTCAATTAAAGACGGGCGCTACGAAGAACAATCCTATCGTCTATTGCATTCAAGTGGATTCCCGCCTCATTCTGTATTTTATCTATTAGAAGGTATGATGAGTCAAGTTTTCAATCCAATCGAAAAAAAGATTCTTTTTTCAGCAATGACGAGCCTACAATTTTTCAAAGGGTTTAGCGTCCAACGTACGGCTACTGTAAAAGAAACCGCGGAATGGATAGTTTTTATGGCAGACAAAATAGAAAAAGAGTTCGGTAAGGGGAACCCGCCATATTATTTGACCGCACCATTTATGCGAATTTTTCGCAAACCGGTCGATACCGACAATCAATCACCTACTACAGAGACAATGTCTTTACCTGAGCCACCGACTGACAATATTACAACTGCCAATTATTGCACTGTGGTTAAAAAGGTGAAGAAAGATAATATTACACCCGAAAATATTGGTGAAATAATATTGTGTCAAATACCCGGCATCAGTTCTGTAACCGCAATCACTATTATGAAACACTTTAACAATTTCCCGCATTTCATAGAGGATATGAATAAAAACCCCGCATGTTTAGATGCGATTACAATAGAGTCTAACGGTAAGACACGGAAGATTAGTAAGTCATCGATTGAGAATATTCGAAAGTTTCTCACAAGTTCTGTGAATACAGATTCGACAACAATCTAGAGCAATTAATATCGGAACCTGTCTAAGCATTTTTGCGTTTCAAATCTTCTATTGATTATAGCATCCCCACACCCATCCTACAGAATATCAACAGGAGGTTTTACAATCGTCGGTAAATTGGGATTGAAAGAACCATTTTTGGGTGTATATAACACAGGTCTGGTTATATTGTTCTCTTCATATTTACCCGAATCCACCATTTGTTGAGTATAAGTTACACCCGCCCAATTTGGATCCATAGGATTGTCACTAATACTATTCTGTTTCGTGGAATCATGTATTAGGTCAATATCGGTATAAACACCAACATGCAATCCTTGCGAATCAAAACCATTGTAATTTCCACTATTGTAAGGTTCATTTTCTCTACTTGCATCCAAAGCCTTCACGATTTCTTTCGGCAAATCACTCTCTTTGTATAGAGTTGTCATTGTAGGTAACCCGCCTTGTTGGTCGAAAGGACTGGGGCGCATTCTATATACATCCTGCCCTTGTGTGTTCGATTCTTGTTGTAAATACAAAATAGGGCATTGGACGCCATTTTTTCGCTGATTTTCTAAATAATGAATATATTCGTCTAAATTAAAAAATGGTATTGGGTTCTCTCCATCGACAATAGGTTTGTTCGTATTATAAAGCATTAAAACGTTCCCTTTTTTTACTAGCAAATTAGGACAGGATGAATTGGCGGCAAACCCCTCTTTTTTATTACCATTGCGATATGCATACGTAACATACATACCTGTGAAAAATACGATAATTAGAAATATAATAAATAAAATCCTTATTTGTTTCATTTTATTTAGAACAATGAGTATTACCGACTCAATAAGATTATATATTATGCATAGGAAAAATTTCTCAGTGTATTTTATAAATAAAACATAAAGTTGCAGTATGAATAAAAAGGCAAGCACGAAATCGAAGATTCGTTCAAAATCAATTACGAAAAAGAGGACGACTAAACCAAAAATGATGATTGGTTTGATTTATGCCAACTGGTGCGGACATTGCCAATCTTTAAAACCCGAATGGGAAACCATGAAAACGGATATGATTAAAAAAAGGGAGGTTCAACCTTATCAAATTATCGAAATCGAAGAATCCGACGAAGATAAAGAGCAAAAGATGGATTCTATAAACAAGCGATTAATTGGTGATAAATTGAAATCGGACGGGTATCCCACCATATTTAAAATAAACAATGACCGCGTCGAATATTACGAAGGTGGAAGAACTGCGAAAGATATAAAAGAATGGTTTGGCGGTAAAACCAGTGCGGAGAAAAAGAACGAGCCAATTGTGAGAAGCTGGACGAACAAATTGTTTGGTGGATTCTCAAGTGGAACATTATCTCGTAAATCTAGACGAAAAAATTGAATAAATGATAAACATAAAAATGGTTATCATTTACATCCAGCCGTATACAGACCACTTCTTCAATATGAATGTGTCCGTTACTGCACCCAATGCTGAAAATGCAAAACTAAATAAAAAACCGAATAAAAAATTAAGAATTATAAAAATGTTTCGATTGTTCGATTTCCAGACGTTCGATGGAACACACGTGGAAGATAGTGCGACTGAATCATCATCTTCAGATAACGACTCAGATAACGGGTATAAAAATAAAAAAAAGCCGTCAGTAGAAAAAGTATTCACGATTCAAATGTTCGGCGCAAATGAAAAAGGAGAGACATGCTGTATTTATATCACAGAGTATAAACCCTTCTTTTACGTAAAAGTTGGAGATAAATGGGGACAGAAAGAAACAGATGCTCTAATTCGAGAAATCAAATCGAAAGTTGGAAACCCCTATCAAAACGCGATTCTTTCCTACGAATTAGTTTCAAAACACAAACTCTATGGGTTTTCGGGTGGTAAAAAATGCAATTTCGTAAAAATCGTGTTTCAAAATATGATGACAATGAATAGAGTGCAGCGTTTATGGTATGCATATAACAGCAATCCTGAAGAAAACGACGGTGAATATAGAAAGCGAATCAAGTTTTATTTTATGAACGTTTCTATAGAACTCTACGAAAGCAATATACCACCATTATTGCGATATTTTCATATTCAAAACATCAGCCCATCTGGGTGGGTAAGTTTCTATGCAGACAGAGTTGTAAGAGTGACGGATAAAAAGACAACATGCAATTTTGAATATATATGCCCTTTGGCCGAATTGAAACCAATGAATGATAAGGAAACGAGAATTCCTTATAAAATCTGTAGTTTTGATATTGAGGCAAGCAGTAGTCACGGCGATTTCCCTGTTCCAGTGAAGACGTATAAAAAACTAGCGAAAAATTTGGTGGATATGTTCTTATTGCAACGCCCTTTTCTCAATGATACAAAAAGCTTGGCGTTGTTAGAACGTGTGGTTTTAACCGCATTTGGTTATTCATCATGTGATAATGTCGATATTGTGTATCCGAAATATCAGCCAAATAAACAAACTGTGAAATCTTGGATTCAAAAATTATACAAACATTCTATTGTCGATGTTAAGAAAGAATTGACCGACGATGGAAATAAAGCACATCTTCTTACGATTGATAATATTTTCGATAATATGAATAATACCGCAACTGAGAATATGTCAGGTAAAGGATACATAGATGATGAAGATGGAGAAGATGACACCGAAGACGACAATTTTGATAGAGAAGCCGATGTTGAAGCACACATGGGAGCGGCGGTGGCGAAGACGGCATCCTCCTCATCCATTAGTAAAGATATTAAAAAGACATCCACGGTAATTGACATTTTGATGTCGAGCGACCATTCCCCCGACGAAAAAATACAGATTGTAAATGATATTTTGACGCGAATTTTCCCAGAATTAGAGGGTGATAAAGTTACTATGATAGGCAGCACATTTTTGAGATATGGCGAACAGGAGCCCTATATGAATCATTGTGTTGTTCTTGGTAGTTGCGATGACGTCCCAGGTGCAGTGATTGAATCAGCAAAAACGGAAGAGGAACTCTTGTTAAAATGGACGGAATTAATTCAAGAAGAAAACCCCGACATTATTATTGGGTATAATATATTCGGTTTTGATTACGAGTTCTTATTTCGAAGAGCACAGGAGAATAGATGCGAGAGACAATTTCTGTTATTGTCTAGAAAACAAAACGAGTTGTGTGCGAATGAAAATCATAAGGAACCGAACCCTGCGAAAGCGCTGTCAATTATGAATACGAAAGTTTCCCTAGCATCAGGTGAATACGACTTGCGATATATTCAAATGTCGGGCAGGTTACAAATCGATTTGTTGGCATATTTTCGCAGAAATGAAAATTTGTCTTCGTATAAGTTGGATGATGTTGCTGGATATTTTATCAGTGACGATGTAAAGAAAATCGTTCATACAAATATAGACAACACAGATGTAACTGAATTATATACTCAAAATATCATGGGTTTACACGCGGGAGATTTCATTCACATTGCAATCACATCATTTACGACGGATTATTATAAGAATGGAAAAAAATTCGTTGTATTGGATATACAATATGGCAGGGAAGTAGTAGAAACTGTAAAAGGAAAGGAGGTTACGAACAAATACAATGTTATTATCATAGGACACCATCAACACATTGATATGACAAAATCCATAAAATGGGGTATGGCAAAAGACGACATCAATTATAAAGACATTTTCAAACTGTCGAATGGGTCGTCAAAAGACCGCGCATTGGTTGCGAAATATTGTATTCAGGATTGTAACCTAGTTCAACATTTGATGAATAAAGTCGACGTAATGACTGGATTTGTAGAGATGTCGAGCATTTGTAGTGTGCCAATTAGCTTCTTGGTATTTCGAGGACAGGGAATTAAACTCACGAGTTTCGTAGCGAAAAAATGCCGAGATTATGACACATTGATGCCCGATTTGGAAAAAACGAAATATAATGACGGATATGAAGGAGCCATTGTTTTACCCCCCAAATGCGCAATGTATATGGATAATCCAGTTGCATGTGTAGATTATTCATCTCTTTACCCTTCATCGATGATTAGTCAAAATTTTTCGCAAGATAGCAAGGTTTGGACTAAGGAATACAATTTGGCGGGCAAATTAATTGGCGAAACGGGTGAACGAGATTGCAATGGTTGTTATATTTATGACAACATGGCTGGGTATCAATATATTGACATTGAATTCGACACATTTCGATACATTCGAAATCCAGAGCGCCCCAAATCCAAGGCCGTTAAAACAAAGGTTGGAAAAATGGTGGTTCGGTGGGCGCAATTACCTAAAAATGAAAAGTCAATCATGCCATCCATTTTGATGGAATTATTAAAGGCGCGTTCAGATACGCGAAAGAAAATAAAGTCGGAGAGCGACCCGTTTATGCAAAATGTATTGGATAAACGTCAGCTCGGTTACAAAGTAACCGCAAATTCGCTTTACGGTCAGTGTGGGTCATCTACATCAACATTTTATGATAAAGACGTTGCAGCTTGCACTACTGCAACTGGGCGAATGATGATAACATATGCGAAACGAATGATTGAAGAAGTATACGGGAATTTGGTTTATGAGACGGAAGTTCATGGCCCAGTAAAATGCAAGGCTGAATATGTGTATGGCGATACGGATTCTGTATTCTTTACATTCAACTTAGAAAACCCATTGACAGGAGAAAAGATTCGAGGAAAGCCCGCGTTAGAAATGACAATCGAAATCGCACAAGACGCGGCGAAACTATGCACTCATTATTTGAAACCACCGATGGAGTTGTCTTATGAAAAAACACTTATGCCCTTTATTCTCCTTTCAAAAAAGAGATATGTGGGAATGTTATATGAAACTGACCCAAATAAGGGAAAACTCAAATACATGGGACTTCCGTTAAAACGCAGAGATAACTGTGACTATTTAAAGGATGTTTATGGAGGTATTTTGAATATTCTTATGAAAGAGGGGAATATGAAAAAGGCGATAGACTTTTTAAACGAATGTCTACAGAATCTAACGCAGGGTAAGGTGCCAATTGATAAACTCACGATTACGAAGCAATTGCGTAGTTATTATGCAAACCCTCAACAAATAGGTCATTTTGTATTAGCAGAGAGAATGGGGAAACGCGATGCTGGAAATAAACCCAAATCAGGAGACAGAGTAAAATTCGCATTTATTGTAAACGATACACCGAAAGCACTTATGGGTGATAAAATAGAAACCCCAGAATATATATTAGAAAATAATATCCCTCTTGATTATACACATTATATTACGAATCAACTTATGAAACCATTGCAACAATTGCTCGGGTTGGCATTGGAAAAAATATGGGAGATAAAGGGGCAGACAGTGGCAATTAAGAGACACCGTATGGAAATCAACGAACTTATGAAAGAAGAAGATGATTTCGAAAAATTTATAAAAAAACGCGAAAAATTTTGCTCTAAAAAAGTGGAGGGGTTGTTGTTCCGCGAAATATTAAATACCATATACAATGAAAAACATGGTATTCAAAGGATAACGTCATTCTTTTCACAATCGGCTTCTAATAATTAAGGTTAGACGGGTGCTGAAATGCGTTAGTTATATAGAACATTACGCATATAGATAAAATAATCCGGTAAAGATGAGAGATGCAGTTCCGTTTTTTTTGACATATCTAATATTTGTTGTTTCAACCGCTGAAGATTTATCTCTTTATCGGTGACTGACCCCGGATAATATGAATCCGCGAACCGTGTAAAATTCTTCGTTGGTTTCAAGTCATTATTTTGTATATATGGATAAATTACACCGAGCATCATTATAATATCAAACCATACATGCTGATTTGGTATATTTCCACTATTGTAAAAATTGCTTCTCCCATAATCTATAAGTTTGGGCATAATTCCATGACTCTCGATAACAAATGTTTCTCCATCTATACAATAATCCACGTTTTTTTCGTTTGTGGAATCAATCAAAATATTTCCGGAATTGATATCACCGTGATATATTCTATAGACAGAAGCTAGTTGCATAATCACACATGTGAGTTGTAATATAAGGTTTTTGATTGTATCTATATGAACTGTATTTGATGTCAAAAAATCACTCACATCGCCGTGCGAAATATATTCATATACAAAAAAATGTAGTTTGTGCGAACCATTTCCGCAAAAACGTGTTTGGTTTCGTATTTTTGTAATATACTTGTTTTTGTCATCGTTACATGAAAAATCGCATATAAGTTGCGGTGCGTTACGAAATCCATCTATTTTTTTCAGTATATTCATTTCTATATGTAGATGAAAATTATACTCGTCGTATACTTTTACAACAACGGGTTCGTCGTAGTCTTGTAATTTTGATAAAACTACATGAACGAAATCATCTTTATGTGTCGATGTTTCCTCTAATGCTTTTATTGTGTCATAACCAATGAGTAAATTTTTCCCACAGTTTATCTTGTAACTTTCCATACCTGTAATACGAGAACGCGGACATTTTGGAAGTATTTTCAGTGTGTTTATTTTTCTCGTTGTATTTCTTTTTTCTCGCATCTTTTGTGTGTGTTTATTCATAAATTTATTATTGATTGATATACAACACATACATATATTTTCGCAACGAGTGAGCTAAACCGTTCAAAATTTATCTCTTTATCGGTTGAAATATTCAAATGGTCTAAAACTCGCCCATATAATGACGTTTCTTTTTCTCACCTACTTTCTTTTTCACCACATGACATTGATTGTGAATGGCATTGGATAACAATATACAATTATATATGTGTGCTTCGTTCGCCAATTTTTCAGTAGCTGTTTTGGGATTTGGAAAATGCTCTTTGGCGCACATTTCAAATAATTTTTTTAGTTTTTCACACTCCATGCCGGATATATTATATTATGTTATGTTATCTATGAATATATGAATATTTTGCTCTATATATTTTTTGCAATATATAGATTGTATGGGAAGCACATATTAGTCAATAGGTTCTTGTTCTATGAAATTATCAGAATTATCATAATATTCTTGATTGTAATATATAGGTATCTCGAATCTATAAATGAGGCTATTTGAAATATCCGTGGGTATGGATACATTCGATTGATTCATGTAGTCGTTAAAAAGATTCGTAATATCCGTTGTCATTGTTCGAATAAACGTGTTCGTGGTTTCATTGACAATTTCATTCAAATCTGGAGGTGATGATTCATTCGATAATTCACTCAATGTTTCTTCATCGGCAGTATTATCCTGATTATTTTCAGTGTCCCTATCTTCCCATGAAGTCTGTGTATTTGCGGATAAATCCTCTGCTCTTTGAATAACAAAATCGCGAATATCATACCGACATACAGGACATCTCACATTTTCGCGAAACCAATTATTCAACGCATGTTGACGAAAGCAATGACCGCAATATCGAATGCGCATGAGCTGGTCTGTATCTTGAAAGTCCTCAAGTGTTATAGGACAACTCGTGTTTTGCAACACCATTCCGTCTGTATATGTAAACCTATCTACTGCCAAACTGATTTGACGTCGAGATGGTCGAACAATCACATTTTGAAAAACATCGGGGAAGCGAAATGTGCGCTGAGCGGATGGTAAAATGGGTTCGGCAGTTGTTACTGGATTCGTATATCTCTGAAAAATATTGCGAATGTTCGTTCGTTGGGACTCGCGAATAAAATCATTATTGCGCTGATTCGGCGGTGAGTGCTGTTGACCGAATGTTCGTGGATGTCGTTGTTCGTGATTCGTTTCATAATATTCTCGAGAACGAGCATAAGAAGGCAACGAATAAATAGGCGGAACATTTGTAAACGAATTACGATGTGGTCGATTCATTGTTATCAACTCATATAGAATCTGAAGAGTGCATCGAATATTGGCTTGATAATCTCGAATATTATGACTGTATTCATTGATAATCGTCTCTAACAATTGTGTGTATATCAAAGTTTCAGATGGTGGTTGTTGAGCGCCCGCCCGATGAGGTTGTTCGCTTTCTCTGTCCCCCAAATTTTCCAACATATCAATGATTCGGCGTATTTCGGCACGAATAGTTTCATTTATGGATGCCACACGTTGATTATTTGTCGACATTGAATTTTATTCTATAAAATTGATTTAGAGATTTGTTTAATTATTATAATATACACAATCAATCTTTCTATATCAATTTACAATATGGATTTATCTAAATATCACAATAAAGGCATTACTGGACTCGAAAATTTGGGAAACACGTGTTTCCTAAATTCGTGTTTGCAAGTATTAAACCACACTTATGAGTTGAATGAAGTTTTGAATTCGGAAAAGTTAAAAAAAAACACGAAAGTTGATTTACCAGATGCGGAAATATTAAAGGAGTGGAATGATTTGAGAACAGTGATGTGGAGCGGTAATGGAATCGTAACCCCGAAAAAGTTCGTTTATAACGTTCATAAAATTGCAAAAGTTAAAAATAGAGAGTTATTTACTGGATTCGCTCAAAATGATATGCCAGAGTTTCTTCTATTTATCATGGATTGTATTCATAATTCTATTTGTCGAAGCGTAACTATGCGTATTAGTGGAAATGCATCTACATATACTGACGAAATGGCACTGAAATGTTACGACACACAAAAAACAATATATGCAAAAGAATATTCGGAAATTATGGATATGTTTTATGGTATATATGTTTCGGAAATAAAATCAATGGATGGCACCAAGACACTATTAATGAAACCGGAAACATATTTTATCTTGGATTTGCCAATTATTTACGGAAATGAAATGGCTAACAATTTGTATGGGTGTTTCGACCTTTTTACCAGACCAGAAATGTTGCAAGGGGATAATGCATGGTTTAACGAAGAGACACAAAAGAAAGAGGACACTTATAAACATATTTCGTTTTGGAATTTACCCAAAGTGTTAGTCATTACGTTAAAACGATTTTCGCCAAATGGCTCTCATAAGATAAACCACAAGGTGGAGTTCCCGTTCGAAGACCTAGATTTATCAAAATATATCTGTGGATATAATGCAAATACGTATGTGTATGATTTATACGGGATTTGTAACCATATGGGTGGGACGTCGGGAGGTCATTACACGGCATTTGTTAAGAATGCAATGAATCAGTGGTATCATTTCAATGATAGGAATGTGAGCCGTGTTGAAAATTTGACAGAAATGGTAACACCGATGGCATATTGTTTATTTTATCGCAAAAAAAATAATCTTCTATAATATACAATAGTGTTACATATCTGTCAAATATTTTCGAATGGCAGATGCATCAGGAAACAATGTAAAAATAGACGCATCTGGTAATAAGGCAGTGCCTCAGCGTTCCGAAACCGATAAAATATGGACGTCTGTATTCAATCAATCCAATATCATATTGATATTATGGTTTTTAGCAATATATTTTGTCGCCTATTTCATTATGAAGTTTTTTTACAGTTCTGGGAGTTCGGAATCGGGTGCTAGCTCGCTCGGCCGCATCTTGGACGCTCTTTTTTTAGGAGGTTTATTGTTGTATTTGATAATCGCTTATTTTAATGAGAAAGATAAAAACGCGTATTTGAAACAAATATACAAATCGTCGTCGAATTATTTGGACGACCCTTCTTCTATTTTCACCACGGGCTTTTTCATTTTAATCTTTTATGCCGCGGTTTATTTACTTCAACTCCCTATGACAAGCGAGGGGAAACCAATATCGATTTATTTGATTGAAACATTTGTGTGGGTTTTATTTGTTATTATCTTGTTTATCGATTTTTTCAAGTATGTCCTCGGCGTTTCTATAACAGAAATGATTTCTAAAATTAAATTGTGGGATAAAATACCGGTAGATGCCTCGGGTAATCTTGCGAAAAAAAAGGATGCATCGAACAATGTTGTTCCAAAAGTAGATGCGTCGAGTTGTTTAGTAAATCTCGAAAGCACTACAGACGAGGTGTTTAACGTTTCAAATAACGAATATACATTCAACGATGCTGCTGCAGTTTGTAAAATATACGATGCGAAATTGGCAACATACGACCAAATTGAAAAGGCATATCAAAAAGGCGGCGAATGGTGCAATTATGGTTGGTCTGACGGACAAATGGCGTTTTTTCCTACTCAAAAATCGACCTGGGATAAATTACAGAAAACGCCGAATCACAAAAATGATTGTGGCCGCCCAGGTATAAATGGGGGTTATATTGCAAATCCATATGTTAAGTTCGGTGTGAATTGTTACGGGAAAAAACCTGACCCAAATAAGGATGATTTGGTGAAATTGAATGCGAAACAGAATACTTTATATCCAAAATCGGCAGAAGAAATTGAAATGGAGGAAAAAATAAAAACTTGGAAGAATAATGTCCGTATAAATTCGTATAATAATAAAAAATGGTCTCAATATTAGTTAGTTACAGATGAACGAGATAAATGCATGACCGTCCAGTTCGTTCAAAAATCTATATAAGAAAAACTCCTTATTTTTCTTATATACACAGCAAATCATATACAGTAATGTTTATGTGATTATATTGTATGGTTGGACGAATGAAACCACGGTTTCTAGTTTGTATTTCTCTATTTTTTCATCCACTTGTCGTTTTAACATTATCGCAGATGCAAATATAAGAAATATGAATAGCGTAAACCAAAAACAAAATCCGGCGTTTTCCCATACCACTTTATTTTCCACCGATAGATGGGTGTATATATTCTTTAAAATATATATTACGAAAAATGACGCAATTATATTTGGAATTAAATGTGTGGTTTCCTCTGGTTCTGGAGTATCATGATGTTTTGTATCGAATAACCCGTCTATTATATCTGGCCCAAAATTTGAATTCTCCATTTCGTGATGTTTCGTGTGATAATTATTCACTTTGAGATAAGTATAATTTATGTAATGGACTGATGTATAAATAAGATAGTAAAACAATGTCACCCATTCATTCACAAGATATTGCCATGGATTGTATTCGAATCCTTTGAAAATATATTTTAATGCGATTGAATTTGACAATGCAATGGATAATTCTGCAATAATATTTACAATGTATGTGAAGTTCTCATCATTTTTGTGGTGATAACAATGTGGAATAGAATATACATCGTAAAATGTGTATTCGGAATGTAACCATGCATGGCCGATGTAATTTATCAAATAACTATAACATAAGGATAAAATGGCGAATGGTAAATTTCCATTACATAGAATGATAGAGCCAATTAAAAATAGAGACCACACATCATAATTTTTTTGGATTGTTTTATATAGATTTTCGCATTTTTTACTGAAAAAATCGTAAAGTTCTCTGTAATTATTTATGACAACCTTTTTTTTATATTGTTCTTTATTTCCATAGACGAAATTATTGAACATAGTATGATAAGAATCGAATATATACTTGCATTGTTTGAACCAATAATCTTCGGTGTTTTTATCCATCGTATTATTAATATTACCAATCATATTACCAATCATATTACCAATCATATCTATACTATATTTTCATTTTTGAATGAGAAAGAAAACTCAATTGAAAAAATTTTCGACGCTATTAATACTGATATTTTCCCTATAAGTAATCCAGCAATATTCGTCAAAAATTCGATGGTGTTCTCATATTCGTGATTACATTGGTAACAAATGCCTACATTTTTGAATATATTCATTCGTGTTCCAATTATGCTATGACCTAAATATTTTTTTTCCAATTCAGTTAAAGGACAATTATGAAGGAAAATGCACGATATTGCATCTATAAAAACAATATTCAATAAAATAATGAGGTGATAAATATTTGTATCAAACAATAATACGATTGCCGAAAAAAACATTATGAATAAATGCAATGTTCCATAATAAATGCCTATAGTCATAGGAATATACATCTTTATCGATTCGTAGAATTCGCGGACAATATTGGATTGCTGAAGATTTGAAGTGTCCTCGTTGTCAGTGACTGACCCTGAAGAAGTTGAATCCGTGGTGCTGATTAAATTCTTCGTTGGTTTAATTCTTCGTTGTTTTAATCTTCTGGGGTTATGATTTATTTCTCTAAAATGTGTCTCTGTATGAGAATTTGTAGGTTCCTCTTCCTCTATGCAAATGCTTTTCTCACAATGAGAACATTCGTTCTTTTTTGTCATAATTTATGTATAATAAATACACAAATTATATTTGAAGTCATAACGTAGCGAATACGGTGTCACTAGAATCGTTTTTTGTGGTGATATCAATGGTTTTGCGAGAATCCGTGGATTTTGACAACGATATTTTTTCCAATATGGCATCCAATTTTTGATTATATACTAAAAATGCTTGATTATAAGAATAACCTATAAAATACACTGAAAATATGACATAAACACATAAGCAAATCAATCCGCAAATCAACACCTTTGTATTATATTCAATCCGTTCATAAACCGTATCCATTATATCTGTTCGATATATCTGTTTGATATTTTATTTATCTTATATATACGTGAGAACCACTCTAATACCGTCGTTTTTTTGTGGAATTTTGTTTGCCACCCATCATTCCCATTTTTGCTAAAAACTTGGTGCGACAAACTGCTCCGAATAATTTATCAAATAATTCGTTATCAATTAGGTTTGCATCCTCTTTTTTGCTCTCTTTTATTTTATATCCACCTCCTAATTGTTGTGTATTATCGTTTTTATTGTATATAAAACCCATGGGAACAGCCAAATCTTCGAAACGTTTTGTTCCAGCACGAGAATAGTCGTTGGGTTCAGCAAAACTTTCGAGTGGCAATCCTCCGGTTCTCAAATGTCCGCTTTCGTTTTTCCCATAAATATATTTTTCTATGAATTCCTTATCTTTTTTGTGTTGTTCGGGTGAAATCATTGTATATATATTCAGCATATATATATTTGAATGGTATTTTACACAGCGACGGATGACGGTTTGCTGTATGTTCTGCGAATTTCGCTTACAACAGATGTTTCGCGCTTATCTTTGAGGTATTGTATTATGTAATCGACGTGAGATTTTTCGGGCATAATTTCTTGCAAACAACGTTCAATATAACCGAAACTAAGTGCGGTTTGTTCTTTTCTTTCTACAAAACGGAGTTCACCGTCGCTTACTCCTATTTTTTTATCTAATAAGTTGTTATTCTCCATGTATGAATGAATATTCGTTTGCAAATTGTTTTTCATGTCACGAATTTGCTTTGTGCGTTCATTTATGGTTTTCAGTTGGGTATCTATGGCGACCCATTTTTTGACATTTTCTACGAATTGCTCTCGTTCTGACATTGTGGGTTTTGCTGCGACTTGTGTTGTTATCATAGTTTCTCTAAACTATGAGAATATATATTTTTTTGTGGCAGACCGACTGTCTAAGTATGTTTATTTCTTGGAGCAGGTTTTACGAGACTTCTTTTTACCGCCTTGTGATTTCTTGGAGTGCTTCTGTTTTTTACCGCCGTGTTTTTTGGATAACTTTCTGGAGTGCTTTTGTTTTTGTTTTTTCGAACTTTTGTTTTTCTTGGAGGATTTTTTGCCGCCTGAAATATCTTCATCTGAAAATTCATCTAAATCTCTCATTGATTCACCCTCTCTCATTGATGCACCCCACAGTTCAAATTCTTCCTTCGTCCACGATTTTAAATATTTAATATCGTTTTTTTTTTCTTCTACCTTTTTTTTTTCTTCTTCTGATAATTTTGTGTAATCTAGTTCTTCTGCTTTTCTTTCTAGTTCTTCTATTTCTTTCATATATTCTTCAAATGATATTTCTTGTTTTTGTATTTTTTCTACAACTTGTTTCATCTTATCTTCTATATATACGTCTAATCTTTTGTAATCCGTTTCACCCACAGCCTCATCCTCCTTCACATCCACAGCCTCATCCTCCTTCACATCCACAGCCTCATCCTCCTTCACATCCACAGCCTCATCCTCCTTCGCATCCACAGCCTCATCCTCCTTCACATCCACAGCATCATCCTCCTTCACATCCACAGCCTCATCCTCCTTCGCATCCACAGCCTCATCCTCCTTCACGTCCACAGTCTCATCCGCACTCCCAGTCCTATCCTCACCCTCATCATCCTCGCCCCCACCCTTTTTCTTGTATAATTTTGCTGCGTCCTTCAACGCATCCTTGAATTTATAATCAGGGTTCTTTTTCTGCTGCTTTTTGAAATGAGCCGTTGCAAATTTCGTCCACTCTGACATTTTCTATATAAATACTGTAGAAATTATCGTATCAAATTATGTTTTGTAAAAAGAGTATCATAAAATCCCCTAAACCAATTTGTTCTTTCGTTTTTGTGTTTTTCCGCGTCTTTTTTTCGAAGAAGCACGCTTTACTGAACGACGAGAAAATGGATTCATATACATAAAAAACGCGGGAACAGAAACCCCCTTTTTATCCATCTTCTTTTTCCCACCAATCGATTTCATACTGCTATTACACGACATTATATATCAAAAACTCTATATACTATATACAATAACGATATTTTATTACAAAGAGCTGTCTGCGATAGCGTATGAACTTTTCACACGAAATGAGAAATCTCGTAACAACAGGAATAAGATGGCTAAAATAATGAAAATTAAAAAAACATTGTAAAAACAAATTAGCCATATGTATAAATAGACTTCATTATATACCATACTCACTATGGGTTTCACAATTTCTTTTACATCTCTGCGTATATCTTCATTTTGTAAAAATTCTATGCATGTTTCCTTAATGTTTTTCATAAACACTATGGATACAAATTGTAATTATATCAAACGCGGTGATAGTTGGTTTGTCTTACAGCCGCAATCATATATAGGATGGAAACCAAAATAGTGAATATATTTAGAGCGTTAGGTAGATTGGTATAACAATAAAATCTAATAATTTCTACAGTATTTATATAGAAAATGTCAGAGTGGACGAAATTTGCAACGGCTCATTTCAAAAAGCAGCAGAAAAAGAACCCTGATTATAAATTCAAGGATGCGTTGAAGGACGCAGCAAAGTTATACAAGAAAAAGGGTGGGAGTAAGAAGGGCGAGGACAAGGACGAGGACAAGGACGAGGACAAGGACAAGGGCGATGACAAGGGCGATGACAAGGGCGATGACAAGGACAAGGGTGAGACCGAGAGCATGTTTAAAGATAATATAAACTATAGTGAAATTGATTACTTAGAGGATTCACCTAAAGATTGTGTAAATAGAAAAAAAGATATAGAAAAAATGTTATACAAATGCATTGATACGAATAACAAATGCCTTCATATGAATAAAGATATAGAAGAAAAGTTATCCAAATGCCTTGGACCGAATCACGAATTGCTTAATAAAGGCGGAAAAAAATCATCCAAGAAAAACAAAAGCGCGAAAAAACAAAAACAATCCAGAAAATTATCAAAAAGGCAAGGAGGGAAAAAAATGTCTCGCAAAAACTATTCTAAGAAATAAAAAAAACTATATAAGAAGTTTTCGTAATTTTCTTATATAGAAAATAGACACGTTTTATCAAAAACTTGTTGGTTAGCACATTGAAATTCGGTTGGTTGCAAAAAGAATAGAAATATTTAGTATTACACCGACCGAAAAGAAAAATTCGACACATTATACTATAATTTCTACAGTATTTATATAGAAAATGTCAGAGTGGACGAAATTTGTAACGGCTTATTACAAAAAGCAGCATAAAAAGAACCCTGATTATAAATTCAAGAATGCGTTGAAGGACGCAGCAAAGTTATACAAGAAGAAGGGTGGTGCAGAGGATGATGAGAGTAAGAATGGGGCTGATGATAAGGATGATGAGGATGATGAGGAGTCGGTTTGGAATGATACTGAGGGTGATACTGAGGGTGATGATGTGGATAAGAATAAGGCCGTGGGTAATGCTGTGGATGAGAATAAGGACGTGGGTAATGCAGTGAGTAATACTGTCGGTAATTCTGTGGATAAGAATAAGGCCGTGGGTAATGCAGTGGATGAGAATAATACTAAGGGTGAGGATGGGACTGTGGGGGCTGATGGTAATGCCGAGGGTGATGCAAAGGGTGATGCCGAGGGTGATGCCGAGGGTGATGCCGAGGGTGATGCCGAGGGTAATGCTGAGGGTGATGATAAGGGTGCAACTGAGACTGAGACTAAGGGTAAGGATGTAGATAGGGCTGATAATAAAAAAAAGGAACCATTGAGTGATACGCAACGCAAATTAGAGGAATATACAAAACGTGTTAAAAGTGAAACGGATGAATTAATAAATAAAACGATCTGGACTATAGGCGGTAAAAACTATTCCAAGAAAAACAAAATTGTGAAAAAACAATCCAAGAAAAACAAAAGTATGAAAAAACAATCCAAAAAAATACAAGGCGGTAAAAAGAAGTCTCGTAAAACCTGCTCCAAGAAATGATATATAAGAATACTAAATACATTTCTTATATATACCAATGCATATATGGTTACATGCAACGCAGAATCGTTATGTCATATAAAAAATAATACCCCCCCCCTCCCTATATTCGTAAAACAACACCTATAAATTTATCTAGACAAGTCATAGAATATGTCACAAATTGTTGATACAAATGAACCGTTTAATTTTGATAAAATTACTCTCGCAAAACCGTCATCTGTAACAGGAGGAAATTATTTCATTCGAATTTTGTCAGACCAGCAATCCTTGTATCTTCAACCACCAAAATGCAAAACGAAACAAGGTATTATTCGCGCGGGCAAACGTTTTTATACCGATTTAATGTTTTCAAATGAGAATGAGAAATTTATTCAATGGATGGAGAATTTAGAAAGTCATTGTCAACAACACATTTTCAATAACAGAAAAGAATGGTTTGAAGGCGAAATGGAAATGCACGATATTGAGAACTATTTCACATCTCCTTTAAAAATATACAAATCCGGTAAATATTACATCGCAAGAGTCAATATCACACCTGTTTTAGGAAAACCAAACCTGAAAATTTATGACGAAAATGAAAATGAAGTAAACATGGAATCTTTGGATGATAAAACAAATATTATGACGATTATCGAGATACAAGGCATCAAATGCTCGTCTCGCAGTTTTCAAATCGAAATTGAGATAAAACAGATTATGGTTCTCAATCCTGTAGATATTTTCGAAAAATGCTTGTTATTACCATCACAGAAATCAAGTGGTGCAATTATTACTGCACCCGTTGTATTGACTGATGTCGATACCCATCCCGAAACAGAAGCCGATTCCAATATCGAAGTCGAGTCTCCTCCTTTCGAACCTACTTTAGAAAAATCATTGTTAGATGAACCCCCCAAAAAGGAGGCAGAGACTGAAAATGTAATATTAGAAACATTGACAACAGAACCGGAACAATTTAATAATAATCATGATAACAGCAAAGAAAACGGGACATATTTAGAAGAAATAGATACTACTCACGATGGCATGCAAGAAATCGACTTCAATTTAGAAGAACTTATTGATTCTGACCCTATTCAAATTAAAGAAAGAAACGATGTTTATTACGAAATGTATAGGGAGGCTCGCCGCAAGGCGAAGATAGCCCGCGATTTAGCTCTTTCTTCTTATTTAGAGGCAAAACGTATAAAAAATACATACATGTTGGATGATATTAAGGACAGCGACGAAAGCGATTTAGAGACAGACGACGAATATGAGAATGAAATTTCGCAACCCCAATCCATTTAGAAAAATATGCGACCATTCCATCCTCCATCAAAGAGAACAATTACAAAATATTATTAGAAATCGAACAAATATTTTATCAACCGTTTATATAAACAGAACAGAATGTTTAAGGCTATTCAACAAGGATTACAAAAGTTTTTCACAAAGGAACGTGTTATCGTTTTAATTATATTTTTGATTCTCATGTGGGGATTATTCACTTATTCGAACTCGAAGACCAGCATCCGTGATTTAATGACCACTGGAACTACTCCCGCCCCCGAGGAATCGAAGTCCGGTTCTGCACCTGCTGCACCGGCTTCGACTGCGGCTGCACCTGCTGCCGGATACGCTCTACAGCCCGTTGCTAACCCCAGTGATTTACTTCCCGCAGACAGCCAATGGAGCGCATTAAACCCCAACTCAATGTCTAAGGGAAACATTTTGATGCCTGACCTTCTCCAAGCTGGTTACCACATTGGTTTAGATACTATCGGCCAGACCCTTCGCAACCCCAACTTGCAGCTTCGCTCCGACCCCATCATTTCCAAGAGCGATATTGGGCCATGGAACCAAAGCACCATCGAACCCGATTTAGCTCGTGTTCCTTTGGAAATCGGGCAGGGACCTCGTTAAACCCAATCCAAATTAGCTAATAAATGAACTAGGATGAAATAAAAACCCATAATATTATAAATACAAAAAACAGTTTTTATAATAACAGTATATGACATTGCATTACCATACTTATCCAAATGGCCTACGTATAATATACGAGAAATCGAAAACAAATGCTCCTTTAACGCATATTTATCTATTTTGCAATGTGGGCTCAGTACATGAATCAGATAACCTACATGGCGCCTCACATTTTATAGAGCACATGTGTTTCAAGGGAACAAAGAATATTCCCAAAGCCAAAGACATTTTTATAGAATACGATAAAATTGGCGCGGAATTCAATGCATTTACAATAAAACGCGCAACTGGATATACAGTGACGTGTCAGAACGATTATTTTCACAATTGTGTAAATATCCTCGGTGACATGATGTTTCATTCTACTTTTCCCAAAGAGGAATACAAAAAGGAATATGATGTTGTTCGAGAAGAGAACATTGCAGATAACAACGATTTTGAAGATATTATAAATACGAACACCGATTTGTTGCTATATAAAGGTAGTTCATATGCCAACCCAATAGATTCTATCAAATATCACAACAAAACTCCTCCTGATTATAATTCGATTATTGATTTCTATCATTATTTCTATCAACCGCAAAACATGATTCTAAGTGTTGTATCCTCATTGCCCTTTTCAAAAATAAAATCCCTCGTTTCGACCACAATATTATCAAAATATATTCGTGATATTCCTATTCGACCATGCGGTTCCCCTATCTGTCACGAGTTGTCGTCTCAGACAGATATACAATATCATTTACACAACAGAAAAGGGGTTGAAAATACTTTACTTACAATCGGGTTTAGAACGTGCGATATGAATTCACCAGATATGTATAAATTGGAATTATTAAGAACTATTTTAATTGGAGGTATGAGTGGCCGTTTATTCATGTTATTGCGCGAGAAACACGGGCTAACCTATAGTATTCGCGTTGAAACTGAGAATCATGAAAAGCACGGTGGTTTTGTTATATTTACGCAAACAGATTCGGCGAAATTATTGAAAAATGGTGGTGATTCCAACGGGGTTCTCCCTCTTATAGTAAAATCTTTGGCTGATTTAGTAAAAAAGGGTGTGACTGAAGAAGAATTCGAGATAGCAAAGGGGAATATGAAAGGGGATTTTATAATACAGACAACAGACGATGATGAAAGGGCAAATTATAATGGATTTGAGTGGCTTGTTCGAGAAAAAAAAGAGGACATTGTTCCATACGATGATATATATCGCACATTTATCCATCCATTGAAACATGGCGATATACAGGATGTAATTCGTAAATATTTTAAAAGGGATAAAATGACGGTTTGTATATTATCTGAAAAAGTCCATTCTTTAAGTAAAATTAAAAAATGTTTTGATGATTCATCTCTCTAATACGACATCACTCATTTTTACCTTCAAAAATATGTTTTAGTATATATATACAATGAATTGGATTCTTTCCGTTTACGTTGCGCTTCTTTTCTTCATTTTGACTCCTGGTGTTCTTGTGCGCCTTCCTCCCAAGAGTGGATTGATGACTGTTGCCGCCTTCCACGCTCTTGTGTTTGCCCTTATCTGGACTTTCACTCACAAGCTTGTGTGGAAATTCTCTGCAGGCAAAGAGGGAAACGCCCCTATGACTCCTACCCATACTCCCATGGATGAAAAGGACAAGAAGAAGCAGTAAACCGTCATTTTCATAAAGTGTAAAAATTCATAGAGATTTTTCTTTTCATTCTATAATGTATAACACGGATTTACATTATAGCAATATATACCAAGACACAATATATGAATAACAACGACATTTTAGGGTATTGCATTATTGTATTTATTCTGATTATATGTATCTATGTGTATTTTGACAATTTAGATAGTTTTCAATTAAAATGTATTGTATCTGGCGTAGATGGCAATAAATATTGCGTTCGAGAGCGTTCAAAGTTACAAGCAGCGAGTGATTTATTGGCATCCGTCACAGATAAATGTAAAAAACTGGTTTCATACGTGGATAAAAAACACCCAAAGAATGAAAATATTCAGCGCTTGGTAAAAGGGTTTAACCCAAAAAAAGTAATGGAAACATTACCAACCAGTGAATTCACGGCATACAGCGAGAATAAGGGTGAGAAATTGGCGTTTTGTTTGAATAGAAAAAAGAAGGATAACAATGATTTGATTGATGAGAATACATTGATGTTTGTCGCAATACATGAACTATCTCATATTATGACGAAATCTATAGGACACAAGAGCGAATTTTGGGAGAATTTTAAATTTTTATTAGAAGAAGCAAAGGCCGCTAGATTACATCAACCCGTGGATTATAAAAAGGAGCCTCAAGAATATTGTGGTATGAAAATCCATGACAATCCATATTATGATGTATAATAGACAAATGCGATTCAGTCTAACCAATTGTAATATGCCGTGAAATATATGCTTTATGAATATATAATGCATATATCTAAACCGATTGGATTCTTTTACAAAGAAATTCCGGAAATAACGAGCATTTCTGGTTGGTTCTCAATAGGTGTAAATGTTTTAATTGTATATACGATATCAGATTGTCCGTCTTGACAATGCAAACCAGACATGGAACCAATTCCATGATTTAATACATTGTCACTCGCGAATGATGGTATAATCGTATAATCGGCAGGTTTTTCAATAATAAAATAGTTGTGTTCGCCTTCGAGTATTGCATAAATATCTTTCAAATGAACGTATCTTATAGGCAAACCTATTTGTTGTATATTGAAATATCGTGTTTGTGGAATGACTGTGTGCTCTAACAACGCCCATGTTTCTGGGTCAGTCCAATTACCTACAATTTCGCACATACATCCGTAAAATACAGAATTGTCTTTTTCGCCGAGTTGAATCATTGATTTTATGCGTTCTTTACTTGCCATGTAATAATGTTCGTTCATTCGAAATACAATGTTATCCTTTGGATTTTCTTTTATAAAACTTTGAATGGATACATCGCCGTCGATTGGGTCATATCCCATGGTTTCATTCGTCAATATAATATTTCCGGCATCTTCTATTTGATGTTTTTGTGGAGAAGATTGAGTATTATCGTCAAATTGGTCTATATTTTGTGAGTTTCGAATGTGATTTCGCAATTGTTGTTGGAGTCTTTGAACTTGCAATACTTGTTGTTGTAGTATTTGGCGACGACGCTCTTCTTGCTGTTGCTGTTGCTGTTGTTGTTGCTGTTGTTGTTGCTGTTGTTGTTGCTGTTGTTGTTGCTCTTGTTGTTGCTCTTGTTGTTGCTGTTGTTGTTGCTGTTGTTGTTGCTGTTGTTGTTGTTGCTCTCTTTCTTGCATTATTTCATTTTCGCGAGATAATCTATTTCTAGATAATTCAAACTGTATTCTACGCCGCCGTTGATACTCTCGTATCTGAATTTCATGGTCGGTTAAATTTTGTGTATCATTCGTATTTGATACTGACTCTGTAGATTCCTGAGGTGTTTCTACGGGTGCAATTGGTGTTTCCATAGGGGCATTCCGTGTTTCTACGGATGCAATTGGTGTTTCCATAGTGGCATTCGGTGTTTCCATAGTGGCATTCTGTGTTTCCATAGGGGCGTTCGGCGTTTCTACGGGTGGTGGATGATGCAATCTTTGTTGTTGTTGTGCGTGTATTAACTCTAATCTGGATTGAAAAGGACAATGAATAATTTCAATCGGCGCATTTTCGTCTACTTGTGAAGGAGAATCCTCGTGTAAGTTTACACTCGGCCATCCACGCCTTATTGCAATCCGTGGATAATATGTAAAATAATTAAGTATTTCAGGAATGAATGAAGATAGACACATATGATTCTGTTGTCCCACCACCGACAAATGTTTATTTTCAGTGATAGCATAAAACACCCCTTGGACGAAAGTTTCATATGTAATTTCCGACTGGGGTTCTCTAAATAAATTCGTTTTAAAATTAGAAGACGACCATTTTGCAAACTTCATTAAATTATCCATTGTATATGCAGTGCCGTCCATTCTATTCATCAATACAGAAATAAACATCAAATCGCTTATGAAACTAATATAATCATTAATATCCAATTTTCCATCTCCATCGTCATCATATAAATTAAATATATTTTGAACTATTTCTGTTAATATATTTTCAAGCCTATTCTGTGCACTGAACATTTGTGATAAAAATTGTGATTCAAATGAATTTTCCATTGGCTCTATAGTATGAATGGAAAATCTATTTTTCGAAAAATATGGTGCAAAATGGCGCGTTGCTCTATATTCAGTAAATACATTTATTTTTTATTTCTTACACTATAACTCATTGTCCTGCATTGTATGACATCCGGATAATCAGGGCAAACAGCGCTGTCGCAAATATATTTTTTATTTCGTTTTCCACCAACCATTTTTTCTATACTAGTAACAGGTGTGATTTTGTTTACATCTATACTCCAATGTTCCGGTAGATTTTCACCGTTGCGAATGATATGAGACGCACGCAGATACCACGTGTATGTTTTTTGACATATATCAGGCATTTTTTTTATTTCAGTAAAAAATTCCGACCACGTATTGGTTTTATTCCATATAGGTTGAAAAATTTCATTCAAGTCATTATTCATGAAATCAAAATATGCAGGTTTATGGAATGGATTTGTAAAATTATGAGAAAAAGATTGGTATAGTAATCTCTGTGTTTTGTTTGTTGGATAGGCGCGAAGTTTATCATCATACCATGTCTTTCCTTCGTGAAACAAGAAATAATGATGATTCAAAAACATTTTTACTATTTTACCATTTGGAAGCAAACACTTAAAAAAACTGTTATCTAGAAAATTTACACGAGTTATAGGCGCGTATTTTTGTAGCAATTGGACGGACAAATAAAATAGACGAACAGTATTTTCTCCTCTTATTGACATTTCTCCGTCAACGCAACGTTGGCCGTCTGTATGTAACCATTGCAATTCAGTTGTATTACTTTTCCTATCAAACATGTATTCTATACACATGTCTTTTCCACCAATTTTCAAGAAATCGAATACAGGGTCGCTCGGTTTATATTTTACCGAAACTGATTTATTTACGGTAAATATGTTTTTATCAAAAGCGCGAACTTTATAGGATTCATTATCTTGAGAATAGGTTTCCATTTATACCCGAGTGTTGGTGTAAGTTTCAGCTATATAATCTATATTTGTATAGCTTTATTCATGTTTATCGGTGAAAAACTTTTATGTATAAACCTTTGCGCGTTTTCAATGCGAAAATGTGTAATTCATCAAGCGCCAGACTCAAGTAACGATTTGAAATGACTCTCCGTTGGAGCGTCCAATTTTAGAGCAACGCTGGCATAAACAAATGTATATAATCTATATAGTAGTAAAAATATAGATTATGAAGAATCGCAAGTCGAGAAGATACAATAAAACATGTTCCAAAACAAAACCGAAAAAGAGACAAACTACGAAAAAGTCTCACATGAGAAGACAAAAAGGAGGTTTTTGGCCCTTTAGTGATGACAAAACAACAGAAGCAGACACATCTACATCAATACTACCAACATCCAGCACAAAAGAACTCATGTCTGCATCTCAAAAACACGACATTGATTCACAATCCTCGGCAACCAATATTTCTCTATATCAAATCGCTAAAGAAAAAAATGCAGCGGCAGCAACATCGGCTGCGGTTTTATCGGGTCTAACTTTAGCAGGATATGGTGTCATATCCGGTTTATCAGCAACAGGAGTGGGTCTACCTCTTGCCGGTGCATTGGCAGGTGTTTTATTGTTATCGAATAAGATGGCGGCACTCTATGCAAATAATCAAAAAACGAAAGCGGTTATGTATGATGTTATGAATATCATCTCGAACTCTTATCGATTAAATGATGTTATCAATAAAACAATGGGGATTTTTACTATATATATTTACAACCAAACAGGATTCGCAACAATTGTAATTCCATTCAAAGATGAAAATCAATATAAAACATTATTGGAACAGGCACTCGAAGAAAAGGCGCGGAGTTTAGGTCTTACAAAACAAACTGGCGGCGGATATAAAGAAGAATTCAAGACGAATTTAGTGGGAAAATGCAGTATGAATGAGGATATCAAAGAACGCATTCGTGAAAAGATTGAAGATTTGACGAATTTATTATTGAAGAATGCAACTGACCGTATATTGGATATATTAAAGAAAGACGCCGATGTAATAAATTCTGGGTTTGGTGAAGCAGTAAAGAAAGAATTGACACGACGAAATCAAATTATGTCGAAAACTCTCAGTAAAATAAAGCGTGGACTAGATAGAACAGTAAACTCATCTGCCATTCAAAGCGACATTTTGAAGGATTTGACGATTATCAACGGATTTTTCAATGTACTCAAAAGCCAATACGACATGACTTTGGAACTATATGAAAGAGAGTTTGGAGAAGATTGGAATAAAATTTGGGGGGTTATCCAAAGCACCAATGAATACATAAATTATATGGAGCCGAAAGATGTTCGAGTTGCTGCAGAACAAATTTCAAAGAGCGAAGAGACAATGAATGTCGCTGCAACCATTGTAACAGCGGATATACAAAATAACCCCGAACCCCAACCGGAAGCTGATTCAACTCAGACAGAGACTGACAACCAAACCACCAAAACAATGACTGACAACCAAACCACCCAAGACTAATCATTTTCCATCTAGAACCATGATAAACCACTGCTACTATGGTGGTGAGTAGCACAGTAAACCTCCATATTTTCCAAATCTTCATTCTATAAGAAAAACAATTTATTATAGAATTATCCGTATCTACATACATATTCAAGTGTGTAATTATGAGTCACGTTATTGACACGAAATGTCAGTAATTTTACATGGGGAAACCAACAAGGTTAAATCCGATTCCCATACCAGCACCATTGCGAGCAGAGGCACCCATAGATGGGATAAACACATCAAGAATGCTAAAGGTAGCGGTGGCAGTTAAGGCGACAATGACAATCTCCTCAATGTTTAAGGGCTTTCTGGGGATAATAACTAATACAAGAGAGACAACAAGGCCTTCTATTAAATATTTGATGGCGCGTTTTACGAATTCGGTGAGATCCATTTTTTATATATAGTATTAAAACAAAAAAAATAAATCAAAGTTATCAATATGAATAAGTTGTCCTAAATAATAATGTTATCATTGCAAATTACTTAAATAGATTGTTTTATATATTCCATTAAAATGTCCTCATTTGAAAGAAAGGTGTTGGAAACCGGTGAACGTAACCCTAAATATGTTGATTTGTGCGATGAAGACCCTCCGGTTGCCGGACAAAAATTCGTATGTATGTCGTTTGTTTCTCCCGAAAAAATCCTAAAGAAACGCGAGGTCTATCTTTTCGAACAATTTATGAAGCAATGGGAGTTTTCTAAATCTATGGAAAGATATTTCGAGTTCGTCCATTTTATTTCGTATAAATACAATCTAAATGTTTCGCAGTTGATTGACGATTTTAATGAGTTTGTGCGCGAAGAGACAGACAAGCTAAAGAAGTCGGGAATCGAGGATGATTTCAAGAATTTTATGGATAAGCAAGAGGACAAGCTAAACGACCAATTTGGCCGCGAACATGCTTTCCAGACTTCGGTGCGCGGATTAAAGGTTCGCGGTAGTTATTCTACTCAAGAAGAGGCGGAATTGCGCTGTAAGAAGATTCGCGAACAAGACCCGAACCACGACATTTTCGTTGCACCCGTTGGTGTGTGGGTTCCATGGGATCCGGATGCTTATAAGACAGGCCGTGTAGAGCATCTCGAGGAAGAGCTAAATGCGCTACATAAGGAGAAGCTTAAGAACGAGGAGATGGCGAAGAAGGAATTCGAGGAGCGCGTTCGCGAGACGAAGAAGAAGGCAATTATGGAGAATATCGAGAAGGCGAAGAAGAGTGGCAATGTTCTTACGCAGACAATGGACGAGGAGGGCAATCTAGTTGGCGTTCAGCAGACGGTGAATTTCGAAGACCGCGAAGTTTCTGAGGTAGAATCGACACAGCTTCGCAATGAGTTGTTGATTAGTCGCGCAAATGCAAATACTGAATCCGTCGAATCCGTCGAATCCGTGGAAAATCCTTAGACTATTTTTTCTATATAATCTATATACAAGATTGATTATATAACCCGACACATAAAAATGTCAGACCCAATGCAGTCTCAAATTGACGACATATTGAATCAAAACAAGATTGATGACCTGAAACGATTTTTAGCAAAACGCCAATGTCTGAATAAAACCAACGTCTGTCTCAATTACATGTTTCATTTTATTCAATCGGCGGGAATTTTTACAACCACATTGGCGGCCGGATACAATATAAAGGAGTTGGTTTGGGGTGGAATCGCTTTGAATATCGTGGCGTCTCTTATCAATATTTTCGAACAGACGAACAATACATTGTCGAAACGCTTGATGAAAGACATTGTTGCCATAAAACAGGGGAAATATGTGGACGAGGGGTTGGCAGTTGAGGCAGATAAAAATCAGGCGGAGAAGAATGCAGAAAACGCCCAATCGAGTAAGGTGCCCGTAGAACCCGAAGCCGATGCAAAACCGAATAATTTGTCTGTTCCGCTGCTCGATTCCAGTGTATAACAAAATTCACAAAAAATTGAAATATTTTTTGTGATGATAATCTCCATCATCTAAGAATCAAAATCAATTACAAATGAGTTCGACAACGTTTTATAGCATTCTTCGTGTTTTGTCTAGTGATACGGATGAACTCCGTATCGTTTCACCAACGGAAACAACGAAACATTTTATTGACACTGCTTGGCAGAACAATGAGTATTCGACAGTTGTTGCAAAAACGATGTCGAGAGCTCTTGTGAAAATGCTAATACACATTATTATTAGTTCGAATGAGAAAAACGTAATAAAAAATAAATTCAGTTATTTTAAATCGACTATTGACAACACTTTTATTAATAAAAACACAAAAGATGAGTTTTTGGATATATTCAGTAAAGCCCAGTCTTTGTATAAAAAAATGAATCGTCTTGTATTTATGTATAAATGGAAAAAGGCGCCTATTCGAATGGCAACGGACTTGTTTATGAACCCCATTTCGGAGACACAAAAAAATGTTGTAACTATTATGCATTGTAACGGAAAATTCTTATTTACTCCACTAGACTTGAAGAATGTATTTGAGAATGCTTTGTCGAATTCCCCTTATTTCTTTGCAGAACCGATTTCACCAAAAAATCCATTCAACAATTTGCCGTTTGATAAAGCAAATCTGTATAACATCTATTTCAAATTGAAACACGGTGAAAATGTAATGTCATCCTTGTTTCATCAATATTTCTTGTCGAATTTCAATTTGAACGTTTTTCGCAATATAAATGCTGTTCTTATTCGCAAAATATATATAGAAAAGTATTTGAAAAATGCGTGTATAAAAAATCTTCACAAGGATTGTTTGGTTATGTTGAGTTCAAATCGTTACTGTAAGAGACTTAATATTGATGAATCTTTTCCTGAGGCTAGGTTGGTTGAAATCATGCGTCCATATTTGGAAATGTATTATATTTATAATTATTCTCTAGATATGTATGCTCGTTCAATTAGTATGAATCAATTGGATTATGCATTGCGTAAATTTGCTGCATACAACCCAGGATTTGGTCGTAAGATATATATTAAGCAGTCTAATAATAAATTTACTCCGACATATAACGACAAACATATTGTTTTTGCAAAATATGTTTACCACCGTTCTAAATATGAGACAAGTCATCTTAATGTATTGGATGACGATGAGGACGAGGACGAGGACGAGGACGAGGATGACCTTGACGAGAGCCTTGATGTCGAAGAAGATAAGGAACAGGATGAGGAAGGGGAAGAAAGTGAGGAAGAAAGAGAGCCTAGCCCATTTGTACCAACGTTCCAAAACATGAGAATATTAGAGTAGAATTACACTATTGTCATGGATTGTCCGCTATTTTATAGTAATATTCGTTTTTGTATTTTGTCTGGTTTTTGATACCGATACTCATTTTCGATGTAGATACACATTCATATTGTGCCGCCTTGGCAATAGTTTCCCATGAACCCAAAATAGAACCCGTCGCTATATCAACTTTCTCCACCTTTTTTCCTGTAGATGATGTAGTCTTATATTTCGTTTCATTCGCCCGCAAAGAAACACCATAATATCCTTCATTCGAACCTTTATCCGTCCAAACAGTAGCCTTAAGAGCATATTCACAAGTATTGAGATAATCTTTTATACTCTTCATGTCAGTTTCGTGACATTCCTTACCCACGCTTTTTTTCCAACGCTGGAACTCATCTAGTAAGACAGTATTTAGTATCTTACCGTTGGGTGAAAATACACATACTTGAAATAAAAATGTTTCGACGTCATTGCAACCAATTGGATAGCGCTTTTTATATGATATATCTTTGAGTTTTACACCTACATACCCATACACAATTTGTTCCTTGTTTTGTCTGGATAATCTAGTAGGTTTGAATCGTGTATCTAGATAATTTTTCAGGGCATGAAATGTTTCCTTCTTTGGTTTGGTCTTGCACCAAATACGAAATTGTCCTTCCATATTGGTTGACGCTTCTTCGAGATCGTGTCTAACTATACACATCGTATCAATGAATTCGTGGAATTTTTTCGTATTTTCGTCTTCGGGTAAAATGGAGTTATGATAAACTGACGAATTTTCTTGAATAGCGTTGTTGATATCCACTGTTTGCTTAGACAATTTTTCTTTTAGTTCTTCGATTTCGAAGGTCTTTTGTTTAATGACTTCGTTGGCTTCTTCGAGCTTTGATGTCAATTCTTTTGATGTCTGTTGTAAATCAGTGTTTTCCTTCAGTAAGCGGTTGAAATTCTCGATGTTATATGTCTTCGTGTGGATTATATCTGTGATATGTTTTGTCAGTTTTTCTATCGTAAATCCCGAATCATAAGCAATGATTTCAGTCTTCCTTTTGCCCTTTATTTCGATGCCGCGAATTTGGCGCTTAATTTTGGGGTGCGCTTTGATAATATTTTCAATTTCAACCTTGTTTTGAACACGGAAAGCGGCAACCAGAATAAAATTGTCATATACTTTGTGATGATTTTGAACTCGAGTTGAAAGGTCATTTGAATGACCGAATTTGACGAGAGTTTCTTTGGATTCATTTGTATTATCTATGGTGCCGAAATAAATACATTCGGTATTTACAGGGAATTGGGCGATGATAGCTTTTTCTACTGCCTTTGCTTTATCTTTGTTCGTTTTTATAATGACGTTATCTTTCTGTTCCAATTGTTTTTTTAGTTCGTCGGATTCTTCTTCAATTATTTTATGTAATAATTCTTCCATTTTCATGTAATATTCGTGTATTTCGGATGCTTTTTTTGTTTGAGCTTTCAAACATAAGGATTTGAAACATTTGATTGTTAGCATAATAATTTGACGGTTTTGACCTCCATTTTTTTTGGTTTTTGAGTCAGTTTCGTTTACCAAATGATTTTCACCCAATTGTGTGGTATTTTTTTCCTCATCTATAATAGTTTCAGGGAAGGTAGATAATTTTTTTTTATAATCAACGTCGATTTTACAATAGGATTCCAATGTTCTAATTGCGTTAAATTTTGAAGAAAAACCCAACCATTTCCATACTTTATCCAAATCGACTACAAAATCGTTGTTTTTGTCGTAATTTAGATAACAAAAGAAACTGCTTACAAATAATTGTTGTTCAAATCCAGTGAATGTTTCTTGAATATTTATCAATAATTTGTTGTTATATGTGCTAGAAAGTTTGACAATAGGGTTTTTTTCAATAAGGTCAACGATGTTGAGTTCGGTCATCTTATTATATTAGTTATTATTGTTTATTCTTTATATTGATATTGTAGTTTAATAAATGATAAAGCGGTTTTTGAAAAGCGGTTTTACATTCATTATTCAACTGTAGTATTTTCCAAAGAAAACCGCTTCTCCCATATGAGAAGCGGTTTTCTTTCCAAAATGCAAGGTCGCTTTTCGTTTTCAAAAGCGGTTTTTGAAAAAGCGGTTTTGTATATTTCCAAAATGAAGGGTCGCTTTTTATTATTAAAAGCGGTTTTTGAAAAAGCGGTTTTGAAAATTACATTAAAGTACTCAATTACCACTTCGTTTTTTTCACATTGATTGACTGTGCGCTCTTCTTTTTTGATTTGCTCGGGTCGTAAGCCTCGTCTTCATCGTCCGATCCCATACTCTTCGATATTTCCCAGAATTCTTTCGAACCCAACTTGAAATCAGGGTGGTCTTGTGCCTTATACCAAAATATTTGGTCATTCAATTTGTTCGATTTCGCATTGTTATTGATAACCAAACATTCATAATTCTCTGTGGTTTGATCCATTACAGCACAAAACGACTCTAATGTTGGAAACATACTCGCATAATTCTCCCATATCTTTTTACGATTTACCAAATATGGTTCACGAAGAATAAAAACGTAGTCGATATTGGTGCGGAGATTTGGAGGAATGCCCAAAGGATATTGCATTGTGATGATCAACATGACCTTCCAATGCCTTCCGTTCATGAATAACAAACGCATCATCTTATCACGAGTCCATGATTGGTCGTATAAACAATCATCTAAAATAACGAAAGTCCTCGGGTCAATTGTCGTTTTACGATACGTTTCAATTTCTTTATTCACCTGTTTTAACACCGTTCTCTGTCTTCTCAATACATTCTCAATAAGAGCCGTGTTATACTCATCATGAATGAACAATTTGGGGACGTGCGCTGCATAAAACCCGTTACCGGCTTCAGTTCCGGATATAACAGTGCCGATTGGAATATCTTGGTGATAAAACAACAAATCTCTTACTAAGTATGACTTACCTGTATCACGACGGCCAATTAATACAACAACTGGGCCCTTATTCTCATCAGGTTTGAATGTAATTGATTTCATATCAAACTTTTTTAACTCTAATGTCATATTTTATTCTTTAGAATACAATAACAAAGCATATTATTGTATTCAAAACAACGAGTGACATTTTGTTTATTATTGTTAGTTAAAAAGGAGGATTAAAAATATAGCAAGCAGTTATACCATTTAGTAAAATAAATGCTTTCTCCTAAATTCGAGCTTTACTATACGAAAATTGAACCTTTGGATTTACAATCTTTAGAAAAAGACGCTTTGTTATCTATAGATGACGTAAATAATCAATATAAACCATTTCATATAACTAAATTTCAAAACTACAACCCAGTTTACTCTAGATTTTTTGAATTAACTTCGAAAAACTACAACCGTATTACATTGAATCATAGGTATCACATTAAAACGCTGTTTCAAGTTTTAGACACGGAAACAAATGAAACCATTTATCGAGACGTTTTTGTGAAATATTCTCCTCTTTTAGACCCGATAAAGTATATGACGGGAAAATATGAAAAATACGGGGGTTTATTGCATACATTGCCTTCTAGTTCAGATGCAAATCATGTTTGCCTGAATAAAATAAAGGATTCAAATAATGTTTCTTATGTTGATAATTTCTTTTATTATCTCACTACGCAATTGTTAAATCATCATAATTTTTTACACGGAGTCGAGTATTATGGTTCTTTTTTAGGAATTCAAGAGAAATTTAAAATGAATGTTTCGGACGATTTGGAATATTTGTCTGATTCATCTTATTTCATTGAAAACTATAATAAATTATACACCGTCACTCACCCATATATGAACGAGTTTGTAAAAAACAGCACATCTTCTCGTGCGAATAAAAATAAAATTGTTATTTCGAATTCTCGTAATACGAGCGAGGTGTCGATAGGGGCTCTTGATATTTGCGATAATTCGGGTGATTCGAATGGTGTTCTCGATGAATTAGATTTGGTTTATGAAAAAGAAATAAATACTGTTCGAAATTCTGTTAGTGGAGACGACTCTAGTGATTCTCTAGACGATGATTATGTTTCGAGCAGCGAATGTGATGATGATGATGATGATGATGATTCGGGAAGTGAATGTAATGATGATGATTCGGGAAGTGAATGTAATGATGATGATTCGGGAAGTGAATGTAATGATGATGATTCGGGAAGTGAATGCGATGATGATTCAGTCAGCGAATGCAATAGTTCAAGTAAATCAAATGGAGATGAATCGAGCCAATCATCAGGGAGTGGTTCCTGTACGGATGAGGAAGAAATCCAATATGCATATATTAACAATTTCCCCATCCAAATGATTTGTCTCGAAAAATGCGACGGAACATTAGATGAGCTTTTTGAAAAAGATAAAATAGACGAGGAAGAAGGTATGGCAATTTTGTTCCAAATCATAATGACACTACTTGTTTACCAAAAAGCTTTTCATTTTACACACAATGATTTACACACAAACAATATTATGTATAAAAATACGACAGTGGAATATTTGTATTATCAATATAAAAAACAAGTGTATCGTGTGCCTACTTATGGTAAAATCTATAAAATCATTGATTTTGGAAGAGCGATTTATCGTTATAAAAACGAATTGTTTTGCAGCGACAGTTTTGCAAATGGCGGAGATGCGTCGACTCAATATAACTGCGAACCTTATATGGATGAAAATAAACCGCGTCTTGAACCTAATTACAGTTTCGACTTATGTCGATTGGGTTGTTCTATTTATGATTTCATTATTGAAGAAGAGTATGATACAAAAAAATTTAATGAACTTCAAAAAATAATTTACAATTGGTGTTTAGATGATAACGGTAAAAATGTGCTATATAAGAAAAATGGTGACGAACGATATCCGGGGTTCAAACTATACAAAATGATTGCAAGAACCGTTCACCGACACACCCCCGAACAACAATTGAAGAATTCATATTACAATCGTTATATACATTCCCATAAAGGAGAACATTTTATAAATATCGATGATTTTCCTACTTATGTAACAGGCTCAGATTGAATATGAGAAAAACTGCGATTTGTTGAAAATTTGAAACGGGCATTGACTGTATGGACGGTTCACCATAAATAAAATTGATTCGAAAAATTTTATTTATTATTTTATTTGTTTTATTTATTTTTTACTTTAAATATATAACAAATGCATATTGCAGTTCTTGTATATGGTAGATTGAACAAATGCGTTGAACATCACAGTAATATAATGGAAAGTTTGGGAAAAAATAATGATATTGATTTTTTTTGTTCATCTGACAATTCACCCGAATCACTGATAAATTCATTCATTTCTCTATATAAACCAATATTGTATAATAACAGACCTATAAAATACGAGTATGATTTAAGCAAATATTCGGGCAAAAGAAGTGAAACAAATATTCATAATATGACATGCCATTTCATAAACAAGAACCGAGTTTTGATTTTATTAGAAGAACATACGTGTTGTATTTTCTAACATAATCATTTACAAACCTTTCTATTTTAGGAGTAATTTTAATATTATGATTTTTACGTGTTTTTCTATTTACATTTCCATTTTGGTTATATTGTTTTACCCATCGTGATAATGATTGATATTTACATTTGAATAACTTACAAGTATCGCGCATATCATCTTTTCCTTCTAAATAATGTTTTACAGCAACTTCTTTATAATCTTCACTATGATGCGACATAATACATATATATAAAATTATTTAAAAAATATTTAGGAATATATTATAATGGAAAATAATGATGATTTAAAAAATGAAAATGATAAATTAAAACAAAGGATAAATGAACTAGAAAAACATTTAAAAAAGTATACAAATAGTAAAGGTCATCAAGAATATTATGAAAAGAATAAAGAAACAATTAAGAAAAAGGGAAATATACATTTAACAAAACTTAAAGAAGAAAATCCAGACAAATTAAAAGAATATAGAAGAAGGGCGTATTTAAAAAGAAAGGAAAAATTACAAAAAGAAAAAGAAATTATTGAGAATATTTAGGAAAATTTAAATACATTTAATTAAATGTATTTAAAAAATAAAATATTTAGGTAATATATAGAATGGCGAAAAAGAAGAAACAACAGGACAATCCTGAAAAATACAGATGTTTCAAAGTTCCTATTACTGCTATTTTACATAAGGATAATGATATAGCGAAACGAAATATGATGATTTTACAAGATGCTATTTCACGAGCTAACAAAATAACTTCTAAATCGTATTTATTATTACGATTATGGGTTTTACAAAAATACCATAATGATATTGTTATTCCTGAAATTACAACTGATACTATTTCTATGGCGATGAAATCTGTATTGAAACCTTCTTCTGGACCAAAACCAAAAGGAAATAATCAACTTTTATTACAAGAGTTTCAAACCCTATATGAGTTTTCATTAGAGGATGGAAAAAATCTATCTGCTATATTAGATTATTATGCTACCACTATGCTAACATCTATTACCAATAACATTAAAATACACTTTTTTGATTATGTAAATCGGTTTATCAATTCTTATTTCAAAGCAATTTACAAGGAAGAAATTACTAATAAAGTATTCAAAAAACAACTCTTCAAAGAACTTCGTATTGTGAAAAATGATATTTTGAATAATACTTTATTATGTGATGAAAAATACCATACATGGATAAATGAAACCAGATATAAAATCGTTCCAAAAGAGTATGATACCAGTTATTACTATGATGTATGTTGCGAACCATACAAGTATCTAAAACATATGATTTTTATGTGTTTAGAACTGGAAAGATTAGAAACAAAGTCATTCCAATTTTTTCCAATTCAAACTAACGCTGTTCCAAGACATATTCAAGTAGATACAAAGGCAATGGTAGAATTATTTTTAGATACAAAACGAGATGAAAAACTAATGAAAATCTGTAAGTTTCCTGAAAAAGATGGTAAAATAATGAAATCGGTATCTAACAATCTAATGTATTGTCTGGAAGAAAACAAGGAGTTTATATGGGATTATTTATGGGATGTGAAACAAACACGCAAAAATTACCAGTTTGATTATACTATTATTACAGATGGATATGCGACATCTTTGCGATTTCTTCATAAAGATTGTGTGGAAGAAGAACAACAAAAGAAAGATAAGAAAAAAGCTGGAAAAAAAGCATTACAAGGTCTTACCAAAGAAGAAAAGAAACAACAACAAAAAAAACTTACGAAACTATTACGAAAGCAACGCATGGAAAATCCACCAAAGAAAAAAGGAACAACTAAAGACTTACCAGAGTTTCCGTATATTGATGAATTACCAATCGAAGCATTAAAGGGAAAACATATTTTTATTGACCCTGGAAAGCGTAGTTTATTTACCATGATGGATGATAAAGGGAAGTTTTGTTCTTATACAAATGGTATGCGTATCAAAGAAACAAAACGATTGAAATATCAAAGATTACTAAAAAATTACAAGGATAAAATCCACATTACAGAAACCGAAGAAACCTTAAACAAATATAACTCTAAAAGTTGTAATATGGATAAGTTCAAGGAATATATAGCAAAAAAACTGGAAGTAAATGATATAGTTGTTCCATTATATCAAAATATTCAATTTCGTAAATACAAATGGTATGCGTTCATCAATAAGAAGCGAAGTGAAGATAATATGCTGAATATGATTGAGAAAAAGTATAGCAAAGACCATACTATTATCATAGGAGATTGGAGTATAGGGAAGCAAATGAGAAACTTTATCTCCACTCCAAACTTATCATTGAAAAGAAAATTAAAGGAGCGTTTCAAAGTATATAACATAGATGAGTTTAGGACATCATGTTTATCATACAAAACGAAAGACCTTTGTAAAAATCTATATTTGCCTGATAAGAAAGGCGAAGATAGAAAAATCCACTCTATCCTAACATATCAAATGGAAAACAACAGGAAAGGGTGTATCAACCGAGATAAGAACGGATGTAAAAATATTCGTTATGTATTCAACTACTACAAGAAAACAGGAAAAAGACCTGAAAAGTTTAGAAGGGAATACAAACTAGAAAGAATAGCATCAACCACCGAAACGAAAGTGGAGGTTGTCAAGTGTGCTAATGCCTGAAAAGGTGCTTTTACACCACAATAACAAAAAAGAAATGGACGATAATTTTATTTTTTTAAGGTAATTTTGTCTCATTTTTCTTTTCGGTCGGTGTAATAGTATCTACATTCCGGCGGGTTACGACCATGTAAATAATGGGGTAAACGACCAAATTGCGTATGGAAAGATGGATGTTATGAAAAAATATAATTCTATAAATGCTGTAGATTTATTAGAGAAAAAACTTTCTATACCACATCCAGAATCTCTAAATTGTGCGAATATTCGTTATTATGGTCTAAAAATAAATAGACCTCGTATAATTTATTACATTGATAGATAAAAACAATCAACTCTATTCGATGAAGAAAATGCTATAGTTGTGAGTGTTTTGGGGATAATTAGACGAATAATCCCCTGTTTTGGGGATAATTAGACGAATTATCCCCTGTTTTGGGGATTATTAGACGAATTATCCCCTGTTTTGGGGATTATTAGACGAATTATCCCCTAAATGGAGACCATTTGTCTAATCCGCGTTTATTGCGAAATTTTCTTTGAAAAAAATATGCAGCCAGACTAAAATTATTTTTTCTGTATTTACAGCATTATCGGGCAAAACCGAATTTTCACGTTTTTTGAAAACAAAGAAAGTGTTTGGGTTTTTCATTTTGGACATTTTATTTTTGTCCATTTTGAAAAAGCTCGACCCTTTCTTTGTTTTGAAAAATACACGATTCAGTTTCATACGTATGAAATCTTAAAAACTCATATGTATCACTATATATAACCTACCAAATCATATATAGTAAGAGAAAAGTAGTATCATAAAAATTATGACATCACTTATCGAAAAGCCATTTTTTCTCCATATCCAACATGAGCCTCTCATAATTCACATTCCGGTTTTCGATGTCACTATAACTCTCTGCTTGTATCACAGTAGGCGGTGTTATCATGAACCACACTCCCGTTAATTGCAATCGCTTCCAATACATATCGAGTGCATACTCCTGTTTATTTTCAGGTTCACGCATCAAATTCTGAGCGCTTTCTTTAAAATTAACCAATAATGTGTCGTAATAATGCTTTTTCACAATATAACCCGTAGTGGTTTGGCAATTATAAATTCTCGCATAATAATCAGTTATTATGTCATAAGGGGGCACATTATTCCCACCGATAATTAATACATCCCAATGAAAGGTATTATTTCGAGCAAACAACTCCATATTCGATTTTAATAATTCGGGGTTCGTAAAACATATGTCGTCTTCACATATAAATACATATTCATAATCGCGTTTTTTTGCCATTTCTAAACAACGAATGTGACTTAAAGTGCATCCAATCGCGCCCGTTTTCGTTCGAACTGCGTTTACACGCTCTGCGCGAATTCCCAGTTTTTGAAATTCTCGTTTCGAGTGTTGCAACCTGTCGGTGCGATGTTCTAAATTTATAAATAGTGTATTTTTAAACAGTTCCATTTTTATATATAGAGTCTAGCTTTTATGTCATTTTACACGGGGAACCAATCTTTGTGTGTCCTTGTCAATCGCACATTACAACAAAGAGCCTGATATCAATGGTGTGGGTTGTGTCTTCAATACAGAGACTTCTTGTTTCAGTGACTTGAGGTCTTTTGTCAATTCGAGAACAACAGTTCGTAGAGTATTTATCTCTTGAAATTGCATGTTGATTCTTTCCATCATCTCGCTCGAAATATTAATAATGCTGTGAATACTGTCGTGTATAACGGGAGCGTCAGACGACCATGAAACCTTCTTTTTTTCAGGCTCGGTAACAGGTTTCTTTTCCATTTCGTTTGTCAAGGGTTCGGTGGGAACAGATACGGGCGGTTGGACGTTCATTTGTAACTTCTTTAATTCTTCCTCTCTCTGTTGAATATGGGTTTTAATTAAATCATCCATATTCGTAATCGCGGTATCCTTCTCTTTTTCGCGAAAGTCAATCTTAGTTGGCGACTTTTTCTCTAATAAAGATTCGTATTCCTTTTGTCTCTCTTGAAATTGAGACTGAAATGCCTCTTGTCGATAATGTTGAATATTTTCTCTAGAGAAGGCCGTAGATGGTGGCTGAGATAAAGATGGTGCAGGAGCAGGATTAGGAGCAGGAGCAGGATTAGGAGCAGGAGCAGGCAGTGACGGCGGCTCTGTAACACGTTCACGTATCGAACTCATCATATAAGACAGCGTTTCTCTGTTTAAACGATTCAATTCTTGCAAGTCAATATGATTGTGCTTATTTTTCTCATAGAACATTTGTATTACGGATTTGAACCATCGCTCTTTATGTATGGGTTCGTATTTCGAAAAGAATTGGGTTACTAATTCGGTATTTTGCAATATATTCCATAATAATTGTTGATTTTCAGGATGGACGTATGATGACATGATTGATGTATATAGACATTTATTCAAAAATATCTATATATTACTTTTTTCAACACTTATTTTACTAGCGGAACACAAATAAACGCTGTTACTTTCTATTTTTTATAGTATATTGTTTTTTACACCCCGAAGAATGTGAATCCACAGAGCGTATGAAATTATTCGGCGGCTTAGACCGATTGCCATTTATAGTAACAGGGCGTTTTCTTGTTCCACCAGATTGCTTCTTATTGTTTTTTGGAATTTCAACATGGAAGATTGTCTCGTTGTTTTTCAAATAGGTTTTTTTTTGTTCTTCAAATTCCTCTTTTGATTCATTATTTAGAGTTTTACCACGCAAACGTTTAGCTGCATCAATAGAATCTTCAAATATAGCTAAAAGCTGGTTTTCTGTTGCTGCGAATTCTGAAAAAGGTTGTTCATTAAACTGAGGTGTGATGTGTATGTCAGCAACACTCGTGCCGTTTAACATTTTATCTGATATTTTTTTATCTTTTACTGGGAAAATCTTGACGGATATTTCGTTTTTATTTGCGTTTTTCTCCTTTTTACTATTATCTTCGGTCGCGTCCCCACTGTCACTCTCACTGTCGCTTCCACTTTCGCTCCCACTCCCACTCCCACTCCCACTCTCACTCTCATCATGACGTTTTGATGTAAACCTACTTTTTATTTTACCACCAAAACTCTTTATACCCGCCCAAACATGCCCGAATAGTGTTTGTTTACGTAATTTAGTTGGTGTTGTCATTTTCTTTCTATTTTTTATCCTTTCTATAATAAAAGGATAAAAAATCACAAAGACATCAATTATTAAAATAAATTTTTCTATATTTACTTACATATTTATCAGGTATGCGTTTCTCTTTAAAAAACCTTATTTTCTCCGTCTTATTCGTAAGAGATTTATGTTCCGTTTCACCAGTAAGCATCGTAATAATAAAATATAAAGAATACACACCACATTCCGTGTTCCCCATTTGATGTTCTAACGGATAATTCTCATAAAATTTGAAATCTAGAAGAGGTATATGAGACAATCCTTGTTTCTTTATTCTTTTAACTAATTTACGAATTTCCCGAGGTATTTTATTACCTGCACTGTCTAAATAAAAGATAAACTTATCTTCTAAATCCACAAACAAAGACACCCAGTGAGAACCAGGTTCATCGTGTTTATCTAAATTGAATACAATACCTAATTTCGTTTTACCAGAATCATAATAACGTTTAATATCAAAATTACACAATTCCTCCCACACACACTTCTCATCTTGGTCTGTAGGTCGACTATCGAAATCAATCGGCGTGGGCCCAATGACTTTAAAAGATGGGTGTGTCAGTTCATATTGATGGAGCACCTCGATAATGTCGAAATTTGACAACCACTCTTTTGGATTCTTTTTCCATTCTTTTGGCTGCGATGGTGCAAACAAAAATTTCTCTAAATTTTCGCGCATCTCTTTATCATCTATTTCTTTCAACCAACAATCCTCTTTTCTGCACGAAAACAATCTTTTTCTAAATTCATTCCACAATTCTTGTGGGCGGCTCTCTTTAATCGGGTTATTTGGATGATTTTTGTTATAATGTATTTTTAATTGTTCCAATGCAGCGGGGGTGAAACAACTCCCCTCGATTTGTGTTTTTCCATTCACAATTGGACTACAAACCTGCTTTTTTAATGTGAAATTTTTCGATTTTTTTACAAATCTTTTTGTCTTTGGCATACTATTATTACGAGTATTTTTTATATGTTCCGCCTTGTTATATATTCTTCTCATTTTATTTCGACATAAAAAAATATCATCCACTCACAAAACATCGTTATTCAACTATATGTAAATCTACGTGCAATTAGGACGGGCGGGGCTGGGGCAACATTAGGTATTGAAGTTATGTCTGGTATTCTTGGCGCTGTTTTTTTTGGCAGTGACGACCAATAAAAAAATAAAATTTTTTCTACGTATTATTTATAGATGACCGCAAAACGTAAAACGCAGAAAAAACATTCGAGATCTCAAAAAAGCGGATTAAAACTATTTAGGGGTGGCCTCCCCCTCCACGCCGCCCACGCGGCCCCCACACCCCCCTTATGAATTATGCAAATAGAAATAGAACAAGGATACGGACAGACAACCCAGGTAGTACATATAGTGAGCTAGGACGAATTTTGTCTGATAATTGGAAACGTTTTAGCGATGAAGAGAAAGCAAGTTATAGTGATGAAGCGATTGAATTGCGGCAAATTAAAGAGGCAAAAGATGCACAAAAACGAGTCTTAGATGAATATAAAGAATTTGTTGAAGTGTCAAAAGCTGACCCCACCCCGAGCAGAATCTCTTTTGTTGGCGAAGACTATCGTGAATCAGAAAAACGGTGGCCTGGTATTGGTGGAAAGACGAGAAAAATCAGGAAGTGTCACTCAAAAGAAAGAAGAAAACGTTAGATATTAGGCGTTGAAACTATAACCGTGCTGTTTTTTTTGGCAGCGACGATCAATAAAAAAATAAATGTTATTGAATATTTATTTTCATAACAAACTGGACATTCGTTTATTTCTTGCGACTATCATTATAATTTTGTAAAAGTTGTTTTACACCTTTTCTCATTCAAAACGCCCACTTTGTGGGCGTAAATGAGTGAAAGGTAACGTTGCCTTTGTGCTTTTTCAATGCGAAAAGGTGTAATTTATCATTTTCGTTAAGTATATTTTGTTTTTCTTCCTCTACTTGTTTTATTTTATGTAAGAGTTCTTCAATATTCATTGTAAAAGACATAAAAAATAAATATAAAAAAGGCGAAAAAACAAGTCATAAAAGTCAATATCAAGAAAATATATAGAACTCCCAACAGTTCAATACTACGTGCAATTAGGACGCAAATGCATCATATGTTTGGGGATTTGAATAATTCGCCAAATATTCGCCAAATCCGCAGTGACTTCACGAATGCCGGCTTGCAATTCAGTAATTTCTCTTCGTTGCGACATCATTGTTCCCATCCGTTCCGTAGATTTCGGGTAATGCTTCGATTCAAACACTAAATTTATGGTATCAGTAATAGTATCCAAAATCTGAACGTCGTGTGATTCAGTCTCTTTATATAAGATATTAATATTTTTTTGCATTGTCGTAATTTCTTCCGTGGTCTCATCAAATGAATCTTTTACAAAAGTCCGCAAATGGTTCACGGTATTATCTATATCACAATTCATATCTTGCAAGTTTTTTTCTATACACTGTATTTTTTCATTCAATACCGATTCTGTATCCCGTATATCTTGCGACAAACTCTCCTCGATAAGACCGACAGCGTTATATATACGCAACTCTGTATCACGCTTGATTTCCTCCTTATTTTCACGAATTGTATCTGCAATATCTTTTCTTAGATTCTCTTCTATGCGTTGGATGCGTAAATTAAAGTCGTCAATTTGAAGCATCATGGTTTCAAGAGCATATTCGGCGATATCCGCCTCATCATCTTTATTCTTGACATTCGTCAACGATTTCCTATAAGAAATGCGGAAAAGCACGTATTCAATAAATAGAACGCAAAATAGAACGAAATCGAAATTTGACAACATTTTCTTTTGATGCGATAATGATGTCAAAAACATTGGGAACTGAATCAGTTCAATTTTTTTCAACGACGTTTTGGAAAATAGTTTGGTAGCGGAAAATCAGACGCAGTTTTACGAACCCTCTCTTTACCCCATAATGAGGCACCCGATTCAACCGGAATGGCATCATATTTATCAAAATCGAACATTGTTTCATCCTCCTCTTGGATACAATAGTCATTCGAAGCACGCCCTTCCATATCCTTCATTTGTAAATAACGAACCGTTGTTTTAATAAAGGCATCGAAACTCTCATTTACATCATGGGTGATTTGATGCTCTGGATTTGACAATAATTCAGCGAAAATGTTCTCTATCCCGTTTTTATACCTTTTTATAGTCGTGCTATATTTCTGTAACTGCTCGTATTTTTGAGGGTCGGTTTTTGCAACCACCTTTTTATAATGTTTGCGGTTCATCAGCAATTCCATTGTCATTTTATCAATAGATTCCGTAGAAAGCGAGGGTGTGTCAATATTATCATCCATATTGTATACATATATACGAAACATTTTATGTCTTTGTTACACATAAAATATTTATCGACCACCGTTTTTTTTCGTCTTGTTATTTTTTATTTCACGTTCCACGCGCTTTTTCTCCTTATCTTTCTCTTTCTCCGCTTTTCGAGTTGCGCGTTCATCACGCTTTCGTTGTTCCTCATCCGCCTTGTGTTGTTTATCAGCCAATTTAGCCGCGTTTGCATCTAACGCATCATCAATTTCTCGGCGTATTTTGGGAACATATGTATCGACGATATTTTTCACAATATTGTTTGTAATTTCTTCTTTATAATCGTCTTGTTTACGCAGCGTTTTTCGCAATTTTTTCTCGGCCATTTTGATTTGGCGTTCCTCCTTTTTATGGGCCGTCAACATCTTTTTTACGGTTTTCCGCAAAGTATTCACTGTATCGGTTCTATTCTTTTTCGTTTGTTTGATGAGATTATTCACCGACTTTTCTTTCACTTTCAAATCCTTTTTCGTAATACGCGTCATCGATTTTTTATCATCCTGTGCGTCTTTCAAATTCATCTTTACTACACTGCGTTCGAGGTCAGTAATCGACTTCGATTTGATTATCTTTTTCAAACGCTCAATATTAGTTTTATATGCAGTAATCTTCATCTTTAATTCGTCATGCATTGACTTAATCTGTTTCTCATAGTTATCCAATTCCTCATCATACTTGCGAACCGAAGGATGCTCTTTTATTTTTACTTTGAAATCGGCGGCAGCATTGTCTATTTTCACACCACACTTTTTTTTTATATTATACACAAGAGAGTCTTTATATTCCTCATATTTTTCCTCCATTTTTTCAATGTTCTCTTTCACCTTTTCCATACCTTCCTTTTTCAAAAGATTCTTCGCCTTTACAGTATTGCGGATTTCTTTGACCTTTTCTTTAATTTCTTTCACGTTTTGTTTTGCTTCCGCGACCATGAGTTTGATATTTTGTTTCGTAATCTTTTCACAAGTTTTTAAATCCGCACCAGTTTTCCCCTGACAAAACTCGTTTTTCAAATACTTAAATGTGTTCGCATCTACTTCCTTCAATTCCTCATCTATGCTCTTATTGGCATCTTCGATTTTACGTTTTAATTCGGGAATGTCGCTATTCAATATATCGCGAACGATTTTCTTGTCGAAATTGCCGACATTTTGTATTTCTTTCGAATTCACCATAGGTGTGATTATATGTTCGATTATTGGCTGGGAAAATTGGCGCGCGTCTTTTTCGCGATTTAAATAACTTACATATCCCGCAATTTCATTCAAAAATTTATCGCGACCATCTTCGGTGAATTCGCCCATTGCGTTCAAATACGTGTTTGCAAAATCGCCGAAATTGTCGGGCATTTGACGGTCTATCGGTTTACACAAGTTTATCAATTGTATTAATTCCATGGGGTCTTTCGAAATCGGCGTCGCAGTCATTAGCAACAATTTTGCCGAATCCTCACCAGAAACCACAAATGAATTCATTAAAGCTTTGTGAAATGCGGGCATATCGGGTTGTTCTATTGAACTGACCCCTCCTCCATACAATTTATGTGCCTCGTCTATAATTAAAAGTGTTTTGCGAAGGGGGTCGGCCTCTCCATTGAGCGCCACCAATTTTTTATAAAAATCGTTCTTTTTCGAAACCAAATTACTGAACTGTTTATAAGACATTGGACGAATACGCCATGCTTTGGATAATAATTTCATTCTCTTATTCTGCTCTGTAGGTATAACAAGACCCGAATTCTGTATTTGATATCGCAAACTTTCATTGCATACCTGTTCGAACATATTCTTCCAAATGTCGTTTTTCAACGTGGTTCGAGTAACCCAGAGAATCGTGTATCCCTGTTTTTCGAAACTGCTCGTTGCGGTTGCAATTGCAGTCGCCGTTTTACCCGTCCCTACGGAATGCCATAACAATAACCCTTTTCTCGGATTCATGGGTGTAAAATAGTGTCTTGCGAAATCTTGGGTTGGCGTGTATTTAATAATTTCCGTTCCACCACTTTTCTTGTCCTGACAAAGATTTTCCATTTTCACCTCCGTCCATTTGTATTCTTGAAAATGGTCGCCGATGTATTTTCGCAACTCTTCGAACCCCATATATGGATTCGTTCCAAAATCGTCCACTAATCGCAATTTCTTTTTTTTTTCACCACCACCACCACCATTCATTTCAAATGCATCTGCTCCGCCATAAACAAATTCAGCGTCTTCGGGTAGAGAAATTTCGCCTTCGTCGTCTTCGTTCTCAATATTTGCAAATGGAATAGAAAAGGTGTGGATATTTTTATTTAGTTCATAATCCACGGAACCATATATCGCCGTTTTTTCTAAATCCGTGTTGAAATAATAGCGACGGACATCAATATTCATCGTTTTTAGATATAAATCCATTGCACTATTTGCGCCTAAAAACCCAGTTTGTATGGATTCGGGTATCGATAAATCGTAAATATAAACGAAAAGCGGCCAACCTTGTGTGGGATGGAATTCGAGACCTTTTTGTCCGCAGGTTCTAGTTCCACGCCCGATAACTTGTTTTTGGTCGGCGGAAACAACAGATGGTTCGAATATGTGGATATATTTGATATCGAACAAATCAATTCCTTCTTTAAAACCGCTATCCATGATAATAATTCGAGCAAGTTCTCCGTGAATATTGTCGGGACGCTGGTTGAATGTTTTAAGGACGTGTTTTTTCATATCCACTGTCATATTTTGGTCGTAAACAGATATCGACGATAATAAATAAAAATTGTTATATTTCGTTTTTAGCAAATCGTCTTCTGTCTTCATTTCTATTTTTTTATAACGTTTTTCTTTTTTTGTGCTGGTTTTTTTCGGTTCTGCGGTGTATCCTAAATGCATACCTTTTGCTATAAGTGCAGAGGCAATCATTTTGGCGCCATATCCAGCATATTTCAAATCAGAAAAAATGAAATGTTTGAATGCTTTACCGTGTTTTTTTCTGTCTTTTTTGTCGAGCTCTTCTATTTTATTTAAAAGTGACTCGAGTTTGGGAGAATGTGAAGACATATCATTTAGTAATTTTTTTGCGGAGAATTCTTGCTCGTCGAATTTGTATTCCTTGCTCGTTTTACTCCAGTTTGATTTTTTGCGGACGCATTCGGGTTCAAATGCGACAGTTTTGTCGTTATCAAAAGTCGATTCCAAATCCTTGATATTTATAATATTTTCATCTGCCATTATATAGTATCGAAATATAAAAATCTATTATATATATATCTAATGAATACTCCATATTTTGTTCCTAACACAACTGTAACTGTAACTTCAACAAAGAATTTAGGCGGCCCCTTCCAGGGATACTCGCCCCAACAAACCTTGACGAATTTCAAAGATAGCAATCAGGTTTTGGAACGTAGAATTGTTCGTGGTTCGTGGAACAATCAAAACGCTCTCGGCACTGTAAATGGTAAGTCTCGCATTGTGACTCCTTTTCGTGCGGTGAATAATTTAGGTGATTTCTTAGGACGCCAAAACTACGTCTGTGGTGGATCTAACCAAGTCAATGCGAACAAACCTGGATGGAAGGGGCATATTGGTTCTATTATTTCGAGATGCGATAACACGGGTGTTGCTGCATCAGTGTGCAACAATCGTTTTGTGCCAGATTCCTCTGATTACATTCGTTACAAGAAACAGAGCGCTATGGTGAAAAACTACAACGACATTACATTTGGTGGAGACCAAAGCAATGCGTCTTACAGCGCTATTATGCGCGTGCATAGATTTTAGTGCCTTTTATGATTTGCAACAGAGCTTATAATATTTGTGTATAGAAAGATTATATACTGTATATATATAATACAGTATATCATAACAATGTTTCGTTCCATGTTACCTATAGTTGATATCAATAACGGCATATTGAAAGCTGTACGTGCAATGCCCCAAAAAGACAGCACATCAGACGGAACATCTACGTTTGAAATGTCGCGTCGCAATTACATTGAAACACTCCCTGTAATGACGACACCTGTTGCGAAAAAATGGATGGGTAATCGTGATGCGTCACAAGTTACCACGAATCGCCGCGTTGCCGAAGTCGGTGTCGGTAGTTTGAATGCAAAACAAACGCAAATGTCATTTACAACTTATAAAGATGTGAATACGACGGCGGATGCATTACGCCGGGTGCGTGCGGGTGGTGCAGTCGCACCTGCGAAAAAAAACGCAAATCGTAAAAACGCTCCCGTGCCTACATTTCGCCCAGCGAAGCCTATAAATGACATTGTCGGTATCAAATATCCTGTGTCTTTTCACTAACAAATCAACTACATTTTTCTATATACAGCATCATCATCGCCCGCCGGAATGCGCAAGTTCCAATTGAGATGACACGTCGTAACTAGAATCATAAATACAATAAGCAAGCTAGGCACAATCGAATCAGCGGGTCCGTCTTTATAGTAATCTTTACACACTTGTCTATAGAGATAATTTGCCGTTGAATTGGTGAATTTGACATACGCATTTTTTCTGTAAGTATATGGAAAAGACTGTGGTTTGTATATAGTTGCCATATATTCATTGTCAAGAACGGCCAACTCAGTTTCTAGAAAATCATGAACTAGAACACCCTGTATATAACGATACGACGACTCGTTTTGCAAAACAAATCGCTGCATTGTTTCACATAATTCAAATGTATGTTCTCCGTTGCCGAAATAAACATCTGATACCATGGGATACAATTCGTCGGACATCATGATTCTGGAGATATGTACGGTCTGTTTATGCATTGTTCCATTTTCATAATACATGGAAACTATGATGCAAAATAGAGTGAAGACAGCCATTTGTTCGAATACGTTCATTTTGTGAATGCAGTTGATGTTTGCCACTCATCTTTCTAATATTCAATTTTTTTATCCAAGAATCATTCTATGTTGCCTCGAAAAATCTATAAACAGTTTTTTACAGATTTTTCCAAAATGCGTTATCGCAATCTATAGTTTGAAACGCTTGTAAATCTCGAGAGCTACTAATGCCCCCATGATTTGCGACGCACAATAAGGTATTAAATCAGAAACGGGCAATTGTCCGGCGGATGCCATGGCTACCGACACGGCGGGGTTAATATGCCCTCCGGAAATTCCGGTAGTGAGTAATATAACGAGGGCGAGTGCGGCACCAATAGCGATTGGGTTTCCAGTTGCCAATATTACATATACAAAAAAGGCGGCTCCAATGAATTCGACTAAATATTTATACATCTATCACTATACATATCTGTAACAAAAAAATGTGGAATTCGTTTACATTTTCTCCACGCTCGTTAGTCTATGTAAAGTTCTGGGGTTCAAATACAAAACGTTCATATATTGAAATGGGTAATATCGTTTTTCATAATGATTTATATTCGAATTCCATATTGATTTGTATATAGCACGAGGGTTTGTAGCAATCCACCACTCGGGGCCATTATAACATGTATCGGCAAGCTGATTCAATGTGCGAATATGTGACGATTTAGACCACCAAAAATTCCCCGAAAAATGCACGTGGGGTTCCGTTTGCAAATTAACACCCACTGCGTCGCATTGTTCTAGTTCTTTCATACATTGTTCGTGTCTTTGAATATTGAAATAAGACATGTAATCTAACCAATCATTTACACCCGGGTTTTGATTATTATGTGTTATTCCTTTTGAATGTATATATAATATTCTAAATTCTTCGGTTGCATTCAATGCCTCATTGCGTATAATCTGTAAAATGATTCTTTCGAATTGAGACATATCAGGGTCTTGATATAATACCTTTACTTTGGTGTCGAATAAAAAGGTGGGAACCAAATCTACGGGTGTTCCGAGAACAACACATCGTATTTCATCTACTTTATTGTATAATCCGCTAACGACAATTGCCTCCCATAATTTGTTTGATATTTCAATCCAATTATTTAAAATGCATATGTGAAAATAAATGTATGTCTTCATATAAGTTTGAAATATAGAAAATCTCTATATTTATTTTTCCGCTTATGGTTATGAATTTGTTTCATCCACTCTAGCGACTACGTGTCATGATACGATAAAATAAATAGAGACCAACGACGGTAAGAGAACCTACATAAAATCTTGTTGCAAAATCCATTTCCACTTTCGTATAATATCGCACATCCCCTTCATATGCAGAAAATGACTCCTTTTTAGAACTATCGTCGTCTACAAATACATCGTATTGCGTTTGGCCGTTTGATTTCTCATCAGGTGTCAATACAACGGGTATTGATTTTTTTGAATTTGCATCACCTTGTAATGTCGATTGTTTATTTCCATTTATAGTGGCAGGTGCTAAATCACTGTGTTCCAAAACCACACCCTCAATAAGGTCGTTTAATTGTTCTGTTGACATTCTATATATTGATATATATACAAGGATATACTTTTTTCTACATTGTTTTCCCGCAATAAACAAATTATTCAACTGCTTAGACTGACATAAAGTTTATCGAAAGCAACATAAAGTTATGATTACATATATATTATTACTATGTGCGGTATTTTTGCATTATTAAACAATGTCGATACGATGCCCATTTCCTTTATCGAGGAACAATTTCAAAAGGGAAAAGGGAGAGGTCCAGAATTTTCAGAATTGAAAAATATTATGATAAAGACATTGTTCGGTTTTCACCGTCTTGCAATTAATGGACTAAATGCGGAATCAAATCAACCCATCATTATAAATGACATTGGTTTGATTTGCAATGGCGAAATTTATAATTATAAAGAGTTGTATCAACAGATGGATGATATCAAACCTAGAACAGATTCGGATTGCGAAGTGATAATCCATTTGTATATAAAATATGGCATGGAACATACTCTCCGTTTACTAGACGGCGTCTTTTCATTTATTTTGATTGATTATCGATTTTCTATTCCTGATTCTAAAGTGTATGTAGCAAGAGACCCATTTGGAGTCCGCCCTCTTTATATTATGAAGCCAATTCAAGAAACAGATTTGATTCAAAACTATAAAAACAACGTCTTTGGATTTGCAAGCGAATTAAAGATGCTAGTAAACATCAAAAACACTTTGAATGAACTCAGTGCGAAAGAATGTAGACTACTTGCGAATAGACAGGGAGTGTTTGAATATGTTCCAACTCAATATTCAGTGATGCAGTTTCAACCCGGAACATTTTCAACCTATGAACTTTCACATATGGTATCATCATCGTGGACGCCCATAAGTGAAAACGAGGTATATCACACAATTGGTTTTCAATTGACATCGGTTAATCCTAAATATTATGCATCCAATGCGGAATATATGCCAATTGTGCTCGACCACATTCGTTATTTTTTGTCACAAGCTGTCGAAAAACGCTGTCAAACTACGGAACGCCCCATCGCGTGTCTATTGTCAGGCGGTTTAGACAGCAGTTTGATTGCAGCATTAGTTAGTGAATACCATACCACCCGTGGTTTGCCGCCAATTGAGACTTATAGTATTGGATTGGAAGGTTCGGACGACTTAAAATACGCTCGTATTGTGGCGGATTATTTACAGACGAAACACACCGAAATTGTGTTGTCCGAACAAGATTTTTTGGACGCGATTCCTGAAGTTATTTATGCAATAGAGAGTTATGATACGACGTCAGTTCGTGCAAGTATCGGGAATTACTTGTTGGGTAAATATATCGCCAAACACAGCGCAGCCAAAGTCATTTTCAACGGCGATGGTTCAGACGAATTGGCTGGTGGATATTTGTATATGAATTGTGCGCCGGATGCAATCGAGTTTGATAGAGAGTGTCGCCGATTATTGAAAGATATTCATGCATTTGATGTATTGCGCTCAGACAAATCGATTTCGACGCATGGACTTGAACCACGCACACCCTTTTTAGACCGATTTTGGGTCCAATTCTATATGTCTCTACCGGCCAATATTCGTTTTCATAAAATAAACGGGAAAATGGAGAAATATTTGATTCGAACTGCATTTGATGGAACGCAGGTTTTGAATTCTAAGTCGAAACCTTTTTTACCCAGTGAAATTTTGTGGCGTAAAAAAGAGGCGTTTAGTGATGGTGTGAGTAAACAAACTAGGTCTCTATATGAAATTATAAAGGAATTTACACACAATAACTTTGTAGAGAGCGATTCTTCTTTACAAAATGTGGATATAACGAGCGAAATGTTTGAGTTTATATCATTGATTCACCCCGATTTGGAAATTCGCAACAGTCATTTATTACCAGAGACGGCCGAACAGTTTTATTATCGCAAAATTTTCGAGAGTCATTATCGTGGAATGGGTAAGATTGTTCCTTATTTTTGGATGCCGAAATATATTGAGGCAAAAGATGCAAGTGCAAGGACTCTTTCTATTTACTCAAACTCGAGTGAAACTGCAACCATAAACGCCTGATTTTCCAATTTTGTGTGATTTCCAAAATGTGTTATACAACCAATCGTTTGATATATTCATTCTCTTTTATATTTAACGTGGCAGTAATTATTTTTTCAGAAACCATCTTGAGTCTACTATCTCTTGTCCTATTGATAGATAATGTAATAATCTCTTCTAGTATACGTAATAATATATCTTTATTCGAGTCGGTAACAGAAAACCCAAATCCTAAAATATTATCATCTTCTATTTTATCAATTCGTTTTATTTCATCCACTGGTTTAGTATTTGCCAATTTTACTAAATAATTACGCACTGGTTTGGATATTTTTATGTCACCCTCTTCATGTAAAACTTTTTTTATTATTCTATTGACGTCTTCTATTTCTATTTTTTCAGAAACGAACTGAGGCGTTGGATACTTCTGTTCCAGAGTGGGTTCCTTAGGTGGCGGAGTGGGTTCCTTAGGTGGCGGAGTGGGTTCCTTAGGTGGCGGAGTGGGTTCCTTAGGTGGCGGAGTGGGTTCCTTAGGTGGCGGAGTGGGTTCCTTAGGTGGCGGAGTGGGTTCCTTGGGTGACGGAGTGGCGACTTTATGTTTAGGTTTCGCACTACTAAATAGTGCTCTAATTCTTTGCGTTATTGTCCCTCCCGTTCGCCGATTTTTATTTGTTTGTCGCATAGATATATATATCTATATAATATTCATAGGCATAAACTCTGTATATAAGAAAAATCGTTTTTCTTATATATTTTTTACTGATAGACGGCTTGCTCTAAAAGTCCGCGCTCAATTCAAAAATATTTTCATCCACGGTTTTATTCGCCAATGCATACTCCGAGTTGGTGCGTTCAAAGAAATTCACCTTAGATTCAATACTAATCAATTCCATAAAGTCAAATGGGTTGGTCGAATTATAAATTTTATCATATCCCAACTGCAATGTAAGTCTATCAGCAACAAACTCAATATATTGAACCATCAGTTTCGAATTCATACCAATCATGCGGCAAGGAATTGCATCAGTAATAAACTCCTTTTCAATCTCAACCGCCTCTTTAATAATATCGTGAACCTGAGTTTGAGACAACTTGCGCTCCAACTTTGAATACAACAATATAGCAAACTCTGTATGCAACGCCTCGTCTCTGGAAATCAACTCATTTGAAAATGTCAATCCCGGCATCAACCCCCTTTTCTTTAACCAATACACACTGCAAAACGCAGCCGAGAATAATATTCCTTCGACAATCGAAAATGCTACCAACCTCACTGCAAAATTACTTTGGTCGGTAATCCACTTCTTCCCCCAATTAAACTTTTTCGCAATGCAAGGATAGTTTTTTGTTGCCTCGAATAACTTTAACTTTTCATTTTTATCAGTAATATAAGTGTCTATCAAAAGTGAATACATTTGTGAGTGTATTGTTTCCATGGCAATTTGAAAACTATAAAATGCTCTTGCCTCGCTCCACTGTACTTCACTCATAAATCGGGAGCCTAGATTCTCGTTCACAACACCGTCGCTTGCTGCGAAAAATCCCAAAATCATTTTTATGAAATGTCGTTCATCTTCTGTTAGCGAATTCCAGTCATTCATATCTTGTGCCAAATTTACTTCTTGAACTATCCAAAAACTATCCACCGCCTTTTGATACATCTTCCAAATATCGTCGTGTTGGATTGGAAAAATTACATAGCGGTTATCGTCAGGAGTTAGAAGAGGTTCAGTAAAATTGTCCGCTGCCATTTTAATCTAAATATATCTATCTGGATATTTTTATCTCGTTTTATGAAAGTATATATCCACACAGGCTCTATATGAGACTAAGTGTGAGAAACTCGCGCTTGAATATCACAGTCTGTCTTATATCACTTGACTGTGTATATTTGTTTCTCAGTATACTTATATATTGGATTCTGTATTCACCTGATATGTTTGGTTTGTGTAAATATAAAAACATGTTTGGAGAACCCCGAACGGGGCTTCGAAAATACCGCATTTTCGACATTGCAATATTAGACACTGTAGTTACCGTGCTGATTGTTTATATTTTGTGTTGGATTTTCAATTGGTCGTTTTGGCCGGCTTTAGCAATTATATTGGTTCTAGGTGTATTCGTGCATAAAATTTTCTGCGTGAAAACTGGTTTTAATAGCAAAATTTTTTCATAGAAAATGCAACAGTCATTCCGGATAAAGAAAACGGTAAATATTTTTATCGTCATATAGTGTAAAATGAGACGTAATACGAATGCCGATAATGTCGGCAAATACAGTGCCAATTTGGATACAACCGACCCGAAAAAACGTGGACGTAAAGTGAAAAAACAGAATGAAAAAGAAATCGCGTATGAATATCATCAGGAAATAGAGTCGGAAAATGAAAAATCGGTTGTAAAACAGCGCAAAATATATGAAAATATGCAGTATTTATCATCCAATGAAAAGGCCTCGTTTGAAAACAAATTTACAAAACCAAAGAACGATTCACAGCATCATTACGTCAATTTGCTTTCGAAAAGGGCGAAAAAAATAATTGTTGCAACTGGGCCAGCGGGAACAGGGAAGACGCTTTTTGCAACCGAATATGGTGTTAGAAACTATCTTAATGGCACTGTTGAAAAACTTATTTTTACTCGTCCTGCGGTGAGTGTGGATGAAGACCTCGGATATTTGCCTGGAACATTGGAAGAAAAATTGGCTCCGTGGGTGCGCCCCATTTATGATATATTATATACATTTATTCATCCAAAAGAAGTTTCCGCACTCTTAGAGGAAAAAGTCATTGAGATTGCACCTCTCGGATACATGCGTGGTAGAACATTCAAAAATTGCTGGATAGTTGCAGACGAAATGCAAAATTCTACGATAGCACAGATGAAAATGTTGCTTACGCGTTTAGGTGAAAATAGTCGATTAGTAATAACAGGCGACTTAGACCAACATGACCGCGGTGAAGAACAAAACGGTTTAGAAGACTTTTTGGATAAATTCCGCGGAAAGCGCTCGTCGAGTATAACGAGTTTCGAATTTCAGCGCAGTGATATCCAACGAGAAGATGTTGTCAAAGAAGTTTTGGATATTTACAGTGGAGATATACCAGAAAGTTATAAGTTGGAAAACGGAGACGACGAAATTTTATCGAATGAATTCACACCCACACAAAGTTCTCCTCGCGAGGATGATAATACATAAACTATTCTCGATTTTATGGAGACGATGATATGTGTAGCGGCATATATATCCTGTATTTTTTTCGCAATATATACTATATACAATAATGTTCAAAAATCTAGTTTCAAAATCCATAAGATTCGCAAAATCCGCCAGATTACCAACAGCCAATTTTTTAATACATAGTCGAGCGGTTCTTTACGTCCTCTTAATTTTCTCCATTATCCATATCGTTTATTTAGCAAATAACAATGATATTGCATCTATGATGATTTTTGTGTTGGTTGGGTTACTAACTTCATTCTTCAATAAAAACATGGTTGTCATTTTATCCGTCGCATTGATTATTACCAATGTATTGCGTTCAGCTATGAAAAAGGACTATATATTGTCTGAAGGGTTTTCAGACAATGAAAAGGAGTCACATGAGAAGAAGGAATCTCACGAGAAGAAGGAGTCTCATGAGAAACATGTTAATCCCGACGAATTAAAGGAGGAATTTGCCGAATTCCAAACGGTCCAAAAGAAAATATTAGAGGGAATGAATGATTTAAACCCTCTTTTAGATAAGGCGGAAGATTTCATTAAGAAATACGAACAATACAAGAAGGAGAACGTGGAGAAACCACAAGAAAAGGTGGAAAATAAACCACAAGAGAAAAAATAAACACAAATCACTCTATTTAGTAATATGCAAGTGGTAGTGGTTCAGGCGCGGGGCACATTGCAAGTGAGACGGGTATATTAGGGGATGTCATTCAACTGTCCTGAGTTGCCGGTTGGAATAAAAATTGTTGCTATATTATAGAAGATATAGTAACAATAGCATAATGGGAGGTGGAGGAGATGCTATGGATGACCTCAATAAAATAGGCGACTTTTTTAAAAAAATAGGCAAAGCATTTGATGCTATAAGGGGAGTCCAACAAGGCGTCCAAGACATTTTTGAAGGATTGGCGATTGAAATGATATCGGGACCCGTAGGTTTCGCTTTCGCAACGAAAGATTTATTTGAACTCACAGAATACATTTTCGTGTTTATATTTACACATTTAGAGTGTATGAATAAAATATCGAAAAATTACGTCCTGTGTTTTTTGACTTATTTTGTCGATTTTTTAATAGGATTTATATTACTTATTCCATGCGGAGCACTTTATTTGACTTGCCTGATGGTCGGGTGGGATTATAATCAACAAATTAATAAATATAAGGATAACGCGGAATTACTAGACGAATGGATATTTGGCTCGATTGGACTGCATATTATTCATTGGCCCAAATCTATTCGTGATGTTTGTTACAATTGCAAACGATTGCGTCCGGAAGCCTTAATGAAGAAGACAATGGACATTGAATATGACCTCACAGGAAGAATTGCCAACATGGTTGTAAGTGGAATAATGAAGATGTTTGGTGGTGTGGGTAAAATCACGAATGCTTTACGCATGTAGCGTTTTTTTTCGCTGCAAATACAGATGCGGGAGCCGGCTGCGAATATATATCGGTATATATATAGATTGATAGATGGGAAAAAAATGCATACCCGGTGTATTCTGCATTGAGAACATGACGCTATTTTTACTCATTTTCATATTAATACTCATGTTTTATTACTTTATGCAATTAAAAAATGCGACTCAACCCCAAATTGTTGTCATTAAAGAATCACAACCAACTTTAGCAATTTCGGAGAGACAAGACACATTTAATGACCCATATTCTCCACCCACGAAAAACGACCCTCTGTTTTATACTCCCAAAATAACTAGTGATATACGTCCGGTTCCGGGTGTTCCTATCAATATAGAAACGAGGGGGTTATCCACTGGGTATCAACAAATCGGTATTTTGACACCATCGGGTGGTTCTCGTGGTAATGATTCGAAAATATTGCCGTTAATGGGTAGAAGACTCATGTCAGGCCGTGACAAATGGCAATATTATACGATTGCGAACAATGGTAATTTGAATACAAAATTGCCAATTAGTGTAAATGGGAAGAGTTGCACGAGTGAATATGGATGTGATAGTATTTACAACTCGGATACAGTTTATGTTGAGGGATATAATGAAACATTCCGCGCGACCATTTACGATAATAATCTTTTCCAATATCTGCCATTTTAGCACAACAGGGAATCACGTTCACTGGTTATATACAGAATAAAATTCTGTATATATAGTAATAATGTCTTTCGAAAAATCAATAAATTTAAGAGACCATAGTAAAATAGTTTATAATTATACGGAGACTACTATAAATAATAGTGAAGTTTCTACCCAAGGAGAATATTTATCATGCAATTATATCAACCCGAAACCAGACCCAAATGTGATTTATTCAACAGACGATGGAATTTCGAATAGTTATAATATAAAAAAGTTGTATATATGCAAATTATTACATAAAAATGTCGTCGATGTGACAACTGATAATGATTCGATTACAGCGGAACTTATTATAGAAATGACGGATAATGCTAGTAATAAAATTTATTCGTGTTATTTTTTAAAAACACCCACATATAGTGGTGGTGAAGTAACGCAATTAGACACATTGTTAAACATGGTTGAAAACGATGTTATGAATGAAAAAATAACTTTGAATAAAGACATATCTTCGCAAGACTCGTGTATAGTTTACGATAGTAAAAATAGTTCTAAAGTTTTTATATATACCACGCCGATTACCGTAAGCAAATATGTAAAGGATAAAATAGTTAAATATACAGGCGCCCCCAATTTGTTTGATTTGTATTCGAACAATTTTATTGTTGTTCCTGGAAAAAACATTTCTTTAATGTCCGAAGATGGTATTTACATTGATTGCAAACCAACAGGAACCGGCTCAGATAAATCAGGAGAAGCTGAATATAAAAATCTTATTCCAGTTCGTGGTTTTTTGGCGGAAAAAGATGCTGAATATAAACAAATGAAATATATTATCGATTTTTGCATGTTTATCATCCTTTTAGCTGCGATTTATATAGTTGTTCCTGTGATTTATAAAAATATAGTTATTGTTAAATTATTTAATATGAATAAATGTGAAAAAAATAATAATGGCCCGACATCACATACTTGTTTAAACCGCATTCGCACGATTGATTTTTTATTATCCTTATATTTATTGACACTGGCGAGTATTTTTGTAGGTCTAGGGTCAACATTAAAGAATCCCGAAATCAAATTTTTTGGAATATTTTTATTTGTATTTTACGCATTTTCGTGGGCTGTTATACAATTTTCTAAAACAGACGAAGAGTTTATGAAAGGAATAAGTTATAAAGGTTATAAAAAATGGATCGAACCTAGCGACATGGGGAAATTTACTATTGAATGTTTTAAGTTTTTTATTAAGACCCCTTTATTCGCATTTATTATATTAAGTCTTATAGTGATTTTTATATTAGCAATCCTGCGAACATTAACTGGATTTTTATCGGATACAACCACATTTTGGTCTATATTAGGTGTTATAATTGGTGCTATATTACCAGTTTTATCTGGAATACTTGTCTTGATTATTGAGGAAAATGCTGGTGGTACTAGTGGTGGTGCTGGTGGTGCTGGAGGTGGTGCTGGAGGTGGTGCTGGAGGTGGGGCTGGAGGTGCTGGTGGTGCTGGTGGTGCTGGTGGTGCTGGTGGTAGTGGTAGTGGTGCTGGTGGTCGTAAATAATTTTTTGCCTACTTCTGGTGATGTTGATATTTTGGTAAAAAAGCAATAAATTTTACCTCAAATTATATAAGAAAAATATAAAATTTTCTTATATACAATTTTATCACCGCAATCTATTACTCTACTAATACATCGACGCCGAACCAACATTTTCCGCAACAGGCTTAAACGACGTCATCGTGTAAATACTCGCATCACTGTGTCCTACCGGCGCCATTTTCGACACCACCTCCTCCTCTAAAGTCGGGCTCTGCACCGGATTCATCGCTTTTAATTCGGCATCCTTCTTGGATTGACTGGGGGTGTGTTTAATCATTGCCACACGACCCGTCTTATTCGAACTGCGACGCAATAGTTCATAAGCAACAAATACGTAAAGAACGGCGACCACTGGATGCGTATTTAAAAACAAATAAACTGTCACGAGAAAAACGGATAACATACCTAAAGGCGAGTCCACCATACCCGCAACGGCCGCAGGAGTCTGTATAGGAAGAATTACATACAATGCGAAAATTAAACATAATGCGATTTCTAAAGGAGTAAATGATTTTAACATTTCAGTAGGTAGTTTCATTATACAATATTCATATATTTTGTTTCCAGTGTAAAATTGAATAATTTCTAAATACATATTTTGTGTCAAACAAAGAAGCAGAAGCAGAAGCAGAAGCAGAAGCAGAAGCAGAAGCATTTCTCAAATGAACCGATTCATACAAAAATGGAAACAACCACAACCACAACCGCCATCATCCATAGATAGCGCGCCGGTTCAAAAAATAGTAAAAAAAAATGGTATTCCATCATCGTCGTCGACGTCAATGATGCCGAAAACAGGAAGTATTCAAAGAAATGCTACATCTTCCTCTCTTCGAGTGAATACTGAAAACGCCGTAAGCCCGGAATATGGAGAAACCGTTCGGCAACATTCATATATTGGGAAAAAAGGCTACACTATTTCAAAAAAAGCTCTCACTGAGGCAGATTTGGAATTCCTGAAAAAGGATTTGTTTGTAAAACCTGTTATTATGGGTGCCAAATTTGCTCCCAATGCCGATATCGCCGCTGCATTCCCCGTGTATCGAGAAAATGACAATAAAATATATTTGCCCCGATTTTATGGAATTCATCGATATGGCCTTCCTGACCGCTCCGATATACATTCGGGTAAAAATATCGACGTAGATTTCGTTAAACCGTTGCGGGATTACCAAGACAAAATCGTGGATGTTTATATGAAATATGTCGACACGCCCATTTGTAAAATACCGTCCGGCGACACAGTGAGTTATGCGGCTTTCGGTAGCGGTGGAATATTGGAAGTGCCCTGTGGTCGTGGGAAATGTCTCGGTAAAAACACCGAAATATTAATGTATGATGGGACGATTAAATTGGTGCAAGATGTTGTTGTTGGCGACCAAATTATGGGTGACGATTCTAGGCCACGCGGTGTTTTATCGTTGGCGAGGGGAAGAGAAACAATGTATAAAGTGAAATCGACCATAGATACTCATACTCAATACACTGTAAATAAAAGCCACATTTTATCATTGAAAAACGTAGTTACTGGCGAAATTGTCGACTTATCTATAGAGGATTATATGTCTTATCCAAAAAAAGAGGATTTGCGCGGATATAGAGTTCCCATAGTATTCACAGAAACGCCAGTCGTCGACCCATATGAATATGGTTATAAATTATTGTCCTTATATATGACAGCGATAAACCTCTCCTATCTTTGCAATTCGCGCAAGAATCAGCTCTCTCTACTTGCCGGGATAATTGATAGCGAGGGTGATGTCGGCAATACATACTTCATACATTTGTCAGTCGACATGCGTGATAAAGCGGGGGGTTCTATTTTGTATTTAATTCGTTCATTGGGATTTCGTGTATTATTATATACGCACGTATCAACGAGTGGGTATTATATCATCGAAATAAATTCCACAATATATGCGGATTTGAGTGAAATTCCTACTCGAATTCGAAAATACAAACAACAATTGACCGAGCCCAGCGACTTGACATACCAGATTACTCTCGAAGAATTGCCGGAAGACGAATATTACGGATTCGAAATTGACGGAAATCACCGATTCTTGTTGGGTGATTTCACAGTTACACATAATACTGTGATGGGGTTAAAAATCATTTCTCTATTAAAAAAGAAGACACTCATTATCGTGCATAAAGAATTCTTAATGAATCAATGGATAGAACGCATCGCCGAATTTTTACCAACGGCTCGTGTTGGTAAGATACAAGGAAACGTCGTCGATATTTATAACAAAGACATTGTGATAGGTATGGTGCAAACACTTTATGACAAAGAATATGCGCCGACTGTTTTCGAAGAATTCGGTCTTACAATTATCGACGAAGTGCATCGAATATGCAGCGAACAATTTTCGCGAACTTTATTTAAGACAATAATGCCATATATGCTGGGTATTTCGGCAACCGTCGAACGAAAGGATAAATTAACGAAGGTTTTACACATGTTTATTGGTGACAAGATTTATTCAGAAAAGAGGGAGAATGACGATTTGGTATGCGTGCGCGCGATAGAATATAAATCACCCGATGCGGACTTTAATGAAGTCGAGGTGGATTTTAGAGGCTCACCAAAATACAGCACGATGATATCCAAATTGTGTGAATTCGGCCCGCGCAGCGATTTTATCGTTCGCATTATCCGTGATTTATTAGAAGAAAACCCCGAAAATCAAATGATGATTCTTTGTCATAATCGGTCTCTTCTTGCTTATCTATATGAATCAATTAAACATAAGGAATTGGCGACAGTGGGATATTACGTTGGCGGTATGAAACAAACGAATTTACAAGAGACGGAATCGAAACAAATCGTGTTGGCAACTTATGCGATGGCGGCCGAAGCGCTTGATATTAAAACGCTTTCTACACTTGTAATGGTAACGCCGAAAACGGATATTACACAATCGGTTGGCCGAATTTTGCGAATGAAACATGAAAGCCCCATTATTGTGGATATTGTAGATACACATGATTTATTTCAAAACCAATGGGTGCAACGTAGGCGATTTTATAAAAAGTGTAATTATCGAATTCGTTCGATTGATAGCAATCGATATGTGGGTATGAATTTTGACTGGGAAGAGGACAAAACATGGACGCGTGTGTTTGAACCTAAAGTAGCGGCGTGTTCGAATACCAAAGATACCGGCGACGATGAAGACGAAGATTTGCAGCCGGAAACGCGTCCAAAAAGTGTGTTTGGAAAGTTGATGATAAATATTGAGGATTTGTAGTATATTGTGCCATTGACTACATATTTGATAACAACATTTTTGCGATTGTTATCAAAAAAGTATGTGCGAGTGGAGAGGGCGGGCGTTTATTTGCGGTTGGCTCTCGACTTGCGGTTTTTTTTCGAGTGGTTCTTGTTCGAGCGACGGCGTCCACCAGTCTTGCGTTGTTGCTTCTTGCTCGAACGGCGGCTCTTTCTGGAACCACCCACGCTCTTTGACATCATACCCGTTTGCACTGAACCCGCGTTCGTTGCAGTAGGTGTCACCTTTGCCAATACGTTGTTGGCGGAACTCAATTCACTAAACGAAAGTGTAGACGACATTATATATATTGCTGAGAAAATATATATAGGAGTTATCGTGAGCCGAAAGGTATGTTTATCAATAATTTTCATAACCGCGCACTAATTTGGAAATATGCACGACCCTTTCATTTTTATCCACAATCTTGATAGGAATCCATTTTTTGAACTTGGCGTGAAAAACGCACTCCATATATAATTTCTTTTGTAAATTCACGTATTTATCAATATTGGTGTTTTGAAAATCGTCCTCATCATCGCTTTCTTCAATAAAGTCCAGATTCTTATTTTCACGTATTTTCCTAAACAGCCCGTTCATAAACACACTGGTTTTGTAATTTTGAATATATGCGACGTTGTAATAAACAGGCTCTTTATTTTTACCGAACGCAAAAAGGTGATAAATATCGAATTGAATATCCGCGCGGACTTGAAATACGGCTTTCATTTTATATTGTGGTTTATTAAAATCGGGTTTGTATAGAGGTAGTTGTGCTTGTGATTCTATTAAAAATAGGGGGGATTGTTTGTCCGCACATTGAGTGGGTTTCGATGGGTTGTTCTTTTTTTTAAATAATCCACCGCCACCCCCGAGTTGGACGTTTAAAAAGGGTTTAATTACGTCTGTTGTCCGGTATTGTAAATGATGGACTTGATACCCGATATCGTGAGGTAGAACTGGGGCGTCTTCGGTTAAGGGGTGGGCAATATTCCACATCACTGGTAAAACGAATTTAGGAGAAATTTGCGGGTTTGCCTCCATAAATTGGAGTAAAAATTCCATGCGATTACCGAACGTTTCCTTTTTCAATGAGATTCCTTGGAAAAAGAATATGTCTTCGATGATAAAGGGGGCGTCAGGTTGGCCGTCTGGAATTGAGCCGTAAAGTAGAGTGCCGAGTGCCAATGTTGGTTTTGTCTCTGTAGGCATTGTGATGCATTTTCCCTTTATAATTCGTTTTTCGCGATTTAATTCGAATAAATAACAGACGTCTTTGTTTTGGTGAAAAGAAAACCATGCATAATATTTTTTCCCGAGCGGAACTGCTACCGCAATTTGATAATCCAGTGAAACTTTACTATGGGAAATAGTTTCATAGGAAAGTTCGAACTCGGGCATGCGTGAGATAACGTGTGATAGTTGATTTGGGGTGAGCTCCATGATAGTCTTTAGAATATGATGGAACGATAGTATATATACTGGGATTCTTTTATGTCGTTTTGGGAAAATATTTAGTGGGAAGCTTGCGGGTTTGGAGAAAAATCTAGGTATAATGTATATTTGTCATGGAGAATAAATTAAAAGGTGGATATTATGAAATTGATGATATAATTAAGAGTGAACTACCTAGAATTAGGATAGAAGAAGCATGTGAGAATAATATTGAAGATTTCGTTAGTATAGTTTATGTAAAAGGTTCTCCTAGAATGACAGAGGGGTATTATTTTAGAATGTTTCATAACGAAAAAGAATGTAAAAGTGATTTGGGTCTAGCTTGGAATGACTGTAACAAAAATAAGTCTTATGGAAATTTTATGGGACCTATTACATTTAAAAATGAAAAAGATGAAAAAAAGATGATATCAGACAATCTATATAACGACAAAGTTCTTCTATCGGGAGACAAATCTTATAAAAAAATAGAAAATGCCGCATACGATATGTATGATTTTTACAAAAATAAAGACTTAACAAAACGTAAATTTCCCATAACTTATACACAATATAAAAAAGAAATATTAACACCAACAGAAAGTGCAAGAGATTATCAAATTATAAAACATTATACGGGTTTTGAAACTTGCAAACTCGACCCGAATAGACCCGGTTATTGTGTCACGAATAACTCAGCCGCCGCTGCCGGTGGTCGCCGCAAAAAGTCGGTTCGCAAATCAAGTCGTAGCGTGCGAAAATCCAGAAAGCAACGCAAATCAACTCGCCGTGTTCGTTCGTAAAAATAACCCCGTTATTTGTTACTATAATTGTGGAATGACTGACTCTATTGTTACCGGCCTACCTAGTTCGTTATTCATATATTCCAATAATTCTTTATTCATTGACTGTTTTTCTGTTTCATTTTGGAAAGGCGATGGTGTTTCGACCTTTGTGTTTTGTATTTTTTCCATCATATCTTTGTATTTTTTGATTTGTGTATTTACTAAATCTTTTGTTCTTCTTGTGCTGTATGTGTCTTTGAGATAATTCCATGTTTGATGTGCGCTATAAATAATAATTATGGATATGACAATATGTAATATTATCGTCCATAAAAATGAATACATATGTGTATGAGTATATGTATTCATGTGAAAACCTTTATGTGATTTTTTACGTGTAAAAGCCGTCGGTGTTGATTTTATTTATGTCACTTTATTTGCGGGACTTTTGTTGCTTTCTTGACTTCGAATTGCGACGGTTTTTTCTCTTGGTGGAACGTTTATTTTTGCGACTTCCACCTTCGATTTTGGGCGTATCCGATTGTTTTTCAGGAGTGCATTTCATTTCAACATACCCATCACTGTTGCATACGAGCCATTCTACTTTATATCCTTCGGGAGCTTTTAAATCGCATAATGGTTTGCAGGTTCCATCAGCAGGTGCAGCCGCAGCCGCAGCTCCCGCAAGGGCAGCCGCAGCAGGCGCAGCAGTCGCAAGTTCAGATAAACTATTTACATCAAGGTTCGCCACAGGATTATTTGTAGACGCAATAACAGCCGCAGGTGCAGCCTCAGTCCCAGTCGGCGCCACAGCCCCAGTCCCAGCCTCAGCCTCAGCCCCAGCCCCAGCCACAGGCTCAGCCACAGTCCCATTCACAGCCTCATTCCCAGCCTCGTTCCCATTCCCAGCCCCATTCCCATTCCCAGCCTCAGCCGCAGCCTCAGGCCCATTCCCAGTCCCATTCTCAGCCACATCCGCAGTTGCAGTCTCAGCCCCACCTTTCATATTTTTCTTAGTTTTTTTAAAATTCGAATTTATAGGGAACATACACTACCAACTTATATATTATATAAACACATTTTTATAGTCTCACCGCCCACCCTAAATGATTTCCAAAATGATATAAAAATGTAACTCTATATATAACAACTCGATGTCATTTACGATTTTGGTTGTTGAAAAGTCAGGCGAACTAAAGGAACTCACATTAAAGTCATTGGATGAAAATGAACTCTATAAAAAGGCCGGATTCAAAACCCCCGATGGATTTAAGTGCCACGTCCAATGGAATATTGAAAACCTAAATAATGAAAATTACTCCATTTGTGTATATGGAAAGACAACCGGTCGTGCAAACCAAGAAAATAAGTATGAATTTCCGCCCCCCATTGATAATACGCTCTTTTTCGGCAATTGTCTCATTGTAAATAAGACATCAACTACCGTTGCATCCTTGTCATCCAACCAGTGGTATTCCATATATGAACATCTATATGGTGGATTCGAGGATATCGGCACAGAGGATAGCGAAGAAGAAGAGGAAGAGGACGAGGACGATGATTTGCCTAAAACCAAGTCTGGCTATGCAAAGGACGGTTTTGTAGTAGATGATGATGTAGATGATGATGAGGAGGAAGAGGAGGATGACGATGATACAGCAGAAGATGAGGAGGAAGAAGAAGATGAGGAAGAGGAAGAAGTCGTTGTGGTAAAAAAGAAGACCTCAGCAATCAAGACAAAGACTGCATCAAAGCCTACATTGAAGACAAAGCCCACTGTAGATAAAAAAAAGAGAAAAGCTGCCTCTTCCAATGTATTTTCAAAGATGGTAGAATCTAATTATTTGGACTGCGAAAGCGAGTTGAGCGAGGAGTCTTATGTCGCATAAGACAAATATATATTCCTGAAAAATTGAATAAAAAGTTTGCGTCTTTTATTCAATTATATAACACACAATGTATTCCGTTGAAAATCCAGACACTTTTCGTTCAAATCTCCGTTCCAAATTGTCGCCCATTTTGGAGAATGAGGTTTTATCTACAAACTTGGAAAAAGGCATCTATAATTATGCTATTAAAGAAGCAAATAACAGAAAAATCATTAAAAAGTGGGACAACCCCTATTTCGTCCAGTTATATATGGATAGATTGCGTAGTATTTACATTAATCTTAAAAATGACGAACTATTGACTCAGGTAAAGACAGGCGAAGTTACGCCACAAAGCCTTGCATTTATGAGCCACCAAGAAATGGACGGAAACCATTGGAAAGACATGATTGATGCAAAAGTGAAAAGAGATGCGAACAAGTTTAATAATAACATCTGCGCCTCCACGGATATGTTTACATGCAGCCGATGCAAGTCAAAGAAGACAACCTATTATGAAATGCAGACTAGAAGTGCGGATGAGCCGGCTACAATTTTCATTACCTGCTTGGATTGTGGTAAGCTAATGAAACGATAAATTACAAGAATTAGCTCGGTGATTTTTAAGATTTCATACGTATGAAACTGAATCGTGTATTTTTTTCAAAACAAAGAAAGTGTCTGGGTTTTCCAAAATGGACAAAAATATTTGTCCAAAAATCAAAAATCCCCAAAAAAATCTTGCAAAAAAATCCACGATTTTCAATTTACAGCATAATCGGGCAAAACACAAAAAAAATAATTTCAGCGTCACTGCACACTTTTTTTAAGATTCATACGTATGTAATCTTAAAATGGGCCCGATGCCATTTTAGGCGAACTTTGTTACACAAAAATGGCATTTTTGGCGAACCCCGTTTCAAAAATGCCATTTTTGACGAACCCCGTTTCAAAAATGCCATTTTTGACGAACCGTGGTTCAACCACCCATTTTTCATATATATATGTATATATATAGATATATATGACAGACAGCTCCCTATATATGTGTGAAATATGTGATTATGAGACAAAACATAAGAGTAACTATACACAGCATATATCATCCATAAGGCATAAAAAGAACGCGGGTGAAAATGTGAATGCAAAACAGTATGATTGCTCGTATTGTAATTACCACACTATTCACAAGAGTCACTATAACGACCATATACTCAGTAAGTCGCATCAAATGAGACAGGAGATGACATGTAAAAACATAAAGCAAAACCAGTGTAAACATTGTATGGTTGAATTCAATTCGAGGACAACACTGTGGAGACATAGACAAAAGTGCGCTTCGCAAGATGACAATATGTCTGTGGAAAATGAATTCGAGTCCGTATGTGTTCCCGTTGCTGGTTCCGCTTCTCTCAATGAAGAAAAAGTGGCGGAAATGATTCAGTCCAATATAGATAATAAATTTGCCAGTATTATGGGAAAGATATTATCAAATACGACGACCATGACTACGAATAGTCATAATACTATAAACAATAACAATAAGACATTCAATCTGAATTTTTTTCTGAATGAACACTGTAAAAATGCGATTGACATACGCGACTTTATAGATGCATTGAATTATTCTGCTCGCAGTTTAGTGGAGAACCCAAAACTAAGTTTCACAGACCGTATATCCAAACAACTCGAGGACGGCTTAGACAGGTATTCGGTGGAAAAACGCCCGATTCATTGTAGTGATGTAAAACGTAATAAGATGTATATACGTGATAATGGCGAATGGCTTTCGGATAAAGATTCGCGAAAGAAAATGAAGGAAATTATTGCGAGTATAGGTAACAAAAACGAGGACACTTTCCGCAATTGGGTGAACGAACACCCCGATTGTTTGAAATTAGACACTCCCAGTTATGATATGTTTATGTGTATTTATCAGAATATATTGGGTCCAACAAGCGACGAACAAGAAGAATTATATGTAAATAAAATCATAAATGCAATTTCAGAAGAAACTGCGATTGATAAAGAAAAATATTCCATATAGGTGAATCATTGTATTCACAAAAATCCTTTATTTCGATTGTTTTTCATGCAATGTTCTCAATATATCATGAAAAATTGAATAAATAAATCAAATCAATATATATACCAAAACCAAAAATCAATCATGACGCTTTTGACAAAGCTATTTCACTTTGTTATCATCACTTGCAAAAATCACAATATTGATGAGTCACATGGCCTATCACACAGTATGAATGTATTGAATTATGCACACGAAATATACAACAGTGAGATTAAAAATAAACCATTTCTCGAACAACACCAGCGAGTAATTTACACAGCAGCCATTTTGCACGATATGTGTGATAAAAAATACATGGATGAAATGGAAGGAATCACCGAAATAAACAAGTATTTGCAACAAGATATGACACCAATCGAACTAGATATTACAAAAAAAATCATAACCACCATGTCGTATTCAAAAGTAAAAAGGGATGGATTTCCCGAATTGGGCGAATTTCAAGATGCATATCATATTGTTAGAGAGGCGGATTTATTGACGGCATACGATTTTGACCGCTGCATGATTTATAATATGCATCGCAAGAATGGCAATATCATGGAGGCATACAATGAAGCAACGGAACTCTTTTGTAATCGAGTATTGAAACACAATGATGATAAGCTATTTCTCACCGAATATTCCAAACAATTGTCGCAAGTTCTCCATTACGACGCTTTATCTAGAATGAATACATGGAAAAATATGGTTCGAATGCAACTTCTATAGCGATATATATATACTAGTTGCCTTAACCTAATAATTTGACAACCTTAAAAAATTGGATAAAACAGCCTTGTTTTTTTCCTCGTATTGCGAAGTTCTTAACGAATCCGCATATTCTTTATTCATCATTTTTTGACGATACATCTGTTCCTGGTTTTGCAATAGCTGTTCCGCGTCCTGTTTTTCGAGAGGCGTGAGCGTTTGTCTACCGCGTTCTCGCATAAAATGGTCTACTGACGAATATTTAGGAACGTTATTATAATCTCGCTCGCTCACTGCAAATACAGTTTGGTCTTTATGGACTTTTCTCAAATCATCGAACTTTAATTTACTAAAGGGGTCACATTCTACATACATATCGTCTTCGTTTTCATCTTCATTTTCATATAATTTCGTTCCACCACTGAGAACAAGATTCTCAACACCGCGATATTTGACAACCGAAGCTTGTTTCTCTTTGATTCGGTCAAACATTTGCCCCATGTTTTTACTATTGACTGGTTCATCAATGGTATGGAGAGCAGCGTCTTTGGAAAACCATTCGTTACGAGAAGGGTCGGGTTTTTGCTGCATATTTTCCTCGAATAATTGATTGAATTTCTGTTGGAATTCACGAGACGACATTTCCTTTATCGCATTCGATACTTGTTGTGTGGTCGATTTATTTGTATTCTGGGCGGTTGGACGATAAGTCGTATTTTCACTCGTAATTGTCTGGTTTTGTTTGGTTTGATTCTCATAAAAACGAATAACAACGTCGAAGGCCTTTTTATAAAACAAAAAATACTCGGAGGGAAGTCTCGATTTGTCAGGGTGAGTCATTAATACGATTTTTTTGGCTCGTTTCAAATCCTCCATCGAAATATCATAAGAAAGTTGAAATAATTCGAGTATTTCATCGAGCGAATACATGTGTATATTTAGATTGTGTGCCTTCGACATTATATACATACCACGGTGAAACTTTTTATTTACTTTTTACGATAACGGGGTGCGTTCTTTAGACACACACTCTACACCATACACCACCCCCGCAGGTGCAATATTATTTAGCAAAAAACAATCTAGATATTTACTCATAACATGTGTATATACGAATGTCTCAACTTCCAATCTTAACCGAATTGCGAGACAAAGAACACTTGTATGAATTATTGCAAAGCAACCCAGGATTGCTTGTAATCAAATTTGGCGCAGAATGGTGCGGACCATGCAAAGCGATTGAAGAAACCGTAAAGAAGTATTTTCAAAATTCACCTTCTAACGTTCAATGTATGGTGGTAGATATCGACGAACACCTTGAGGTGTATGCATTTCTTAAGACGAAAAAGGTTGTCAATGGAATTCCGGTTCTATTGTGTTACCAAAAAGGCAATCTAAATTATATTCCAGACGATGTGATGATAGGTTCCAATAAAACGGAAATTGCGGCATTTTTTGAAAGATGCGCTAGTCGTGCAGCAAATGTGTAAAAAATTGAAACATTTTTGTATAACAATAATGTATACAAAAATAGATAATAAGAATGTTTTACCGAAAACGGATTCAGGAAACAACGGACGCACCGATTGTGGATAAAATGCGTAAACTACTGACTAGCATACCAGAGAAAGAAATATACTTGAGAATGGAAATAGAAACACATAGAAATACTCTACTAAATTCGACGCCAGAAACCACGCAGGGATTTCGTGCAAAGCAAACCCTCGAAACTATTATACGAGACCATATAACAGAAATAGATGAAGAATGGAAGATGCGAGTTATGAGGTTACTTCGAGAGGCGGACTGAGCGGTTTTGTTTTTGCTTGCGACGCTTCGATTTTTTATTCTTTTTTTTACCTCCGGACATTTGTTTTTCTGCGGAATCATCGATAGGAACGGCGTCGGGTGTTTCATAAGAAGATGGTGATGATTCAGATTGTGATGATTCAGATTGCGATTCTTCCGGTGTATTACTAAATGAAGGCAACATACTCATAGCAGATTCTTCTTTATTTTCAGTAACAACTGCCCCTCCTCCATTTTTATCAACCGCTGTAAAATAAGCAAGAACTAAAGATGTAAGCCCTATAAATACATAGGCAATTGCAGGAACGGGGACTTGCGTGTCTGGTTCTGGATGACGATTATATACCCAAACCATAGGTTTAAAATAAAAATAGGTGTCTTTACAATATACTTATATTTTTCATCCGCTCAAAATCGGCATCTTCATCCCACATCTTATATAATCCACCGGCAGAAATATCGTTTGCATACTGTGGATCTCCGAAAACTCTATTGTGATTTTCGATGTGAGCCAATTTATCAACCTGTGAATGTTTGGCGCTCATCAATAATTTCAGTAATTCCATCTTGTGAATATTCACGGAAATATTGTATATGAGTTCGGTTATATCTTCGTCTGGTTCCAAATCGCGCTCATCATTTCCACTCGTGTATGTCTTATGTGATATTTCTACTAGAATTGGCTGGGACACACTATATGAAAACAATCGACCTCCTTCGCGGATAGCACGATGCATCGACGGATGAAAACCATTTGTAATAATTCGCACCATAATACTGTATGCTATATATTTCCACATCATTTGTTACATATACTCTCTATATATTTTTATCTAGGTTTTGTAATATAATATTGTGATATTGTATCTACTATTGTAATGTTACAAAATTTAGGCGCTGTTTACATACAAGCAATAGGTGTTTCTCATGTGATTATTTCTGTATTCATGTCGTTTTATGGATTTTTTATTGCAAAGAACGATTATGATTTTTTGTATATATTTTTTACAGTAGTGATTGTAATAAGTTGGACGTACTATAACGGTGAATGTTCTCTTACATATTATGTGAAAAATGCGGAGGATGACAATTATATGGCCGGCCAAGAGAGCACGGATATGAAGGATACATATTTGCTATTTGGTTCGAAATACATTTCCTACATTATAATTACATTGCTTATATTCGTTCATGCAATGTCCGAGTATATTGTTCTACGTCGCAATGAATATCCACCTTATCTATATTTATCACTTCCTGCATTACACATCTTATATACGATGTCGTTGAGAATATTCGAGTCAAATTTGCACGAGAATGAATTATTTTTATTGATACAAGATGCGTTTAAGGCATTTTTTATTGTAATACTTATGTTGATTGTAGTTTTACGTAGTCCATAAAGTAAAATGTCGCATAATATATATATCTATTATGCAACATTTTGATAAAATCATATGTATAAATTTACGCGAAAGGACGGATAAATACAATGCAGTGAAAACGGTTTTTGATAAATTGAAACTAGACGTAGAATTTTACCATGCGGAAAAACATAAGACGTCTGGTAGAATAGGCTGTTTCGAATCTCATATATCTGTTATACAGAACTGTTATGAGAAGAATTTACAAAACGTTCTTATATTCGAAGATGATGTAATCGACACACCTGCATACAGTAGTAATGTTATCAGCAATATTGAATTGTATATGAAAAATAACGAGTGGTGTGAATATTTACAATTGGGATACACCATTTTACCTCACGAATTTTATTCCTATTTTACATCGGTAAATCTAGACAGTAATTATACTAGAGCGAATATTATTAAATACAACGGTAATTGCGCACACGCCTATATAGTAAATCGTAAGGGAATGGAGCGAATTTTGAAAACATGGAAACAGTCCGTGTATGAGAAAGAACTAGATTTGGACGTCTATTATAAAGAGTTGTTTTCAGAGAATGGTGCTGCTTGTTGCCCGATATTATTCGACCAAAATTTTTGCATAGATAGTGACAACGACACTGCGACGACATCGTATTATAAATTGATGCGAGACGTGTCATGCGTTCAATATAATTTTTCATTTTTGTATTTTTTATCATTGTGTAGAGAATATATTCGAATATGTATAATTATAATACTGTGTGCTGTAGTATTTTTCGCTGGATTTGTGTCATACTTTTTATACAAAAACAAAAAGTATAAAAACTGGATACTCAAAAAAACGAGTTACTTGACTTGAACGAAATCGTGGACGGGCTCTTCTGCCAATGTATAAAGCTTGCGTGAAGTAGCACATTTGTTCGCCCACTTTTCTTTACTGGAAACAGGCACTGTCACCTTCATATGTCGCTCGTACTTCTCAGGGCTGTCATAAAAAAGTGTGCTGTATTCTCCATCCACCTGACCGGTTGCTAGCTTGACCTTGAAGAATTGGTCTTCCCCACGACTTCCTACACGAAAACCGCTGCATCTTGCCCCAGTAATTGCATCGCGAATGGTAACGCCGGGTGTGGTCGAAGTGTGAAAAAATTCGAAATCCACCTTTCGCCCGCCAACCATAGTTGTAATCTTATGATATCCGGGGTCAATCATCTTCATAGGGTCTTTCACACGAGAACTCTTGTTGCGGTAACTATGATTCGAATGCACGGATTTGTTATCCTCGTTGCGAAGGTCTTGCTTTCCGTGGTAGAATTCGAAGTCATCATCCTCGGTATTATTGGGATGGAAATGGTCGTCCTCGTAAAACATCGGGTTTAGGTGTTTTTTATAAAACGAAACTGGGTTTTGTAGTAGTCTGTATGTATAATATGATAATGTATATATGACGTTTTTTTTATATTGTTTTGAAAAAATGATTGTGTGATTATATCGTAAAAAATAGAAAAAAATAGGTTGTAGTATTGTATATAAGCAAAAGGTGTAATATGAATTCGAAAAAGGGGTTGCGAAGTATAATAATGGAAAAATTCATGACGGTTTTTCGAAAGCCGGTTCAGGAAAATAAGGCCGTGGAAGAATACGACCAAAACTTGGATTCATTTGATATTGATACTGAAGCTGACGTGGATGATGAAGATGACACTGTGAATATAAAACCTTTGTATTTGGATGATGAACCATTGTCGAGAGAACTTGAATATACACCCACAAAATCGGTCCAAATTCATTATTGTTTTTATAAGATGGTGGATGATTTGAATATTCCATTTTTACAATTTTATATGGAGAAAAAAGAGGGGGAGTATTCATTTCCTTTGTTTGTAACTGCGGAACAAGGTATTGATAATGAGAAGAGTAGCGACGGAGTCGTAGATACAGAGGAAGACACTGAAGAATCTACGGATGATAAATTGGAGCCTATGGAGGAACCTGAATCTGCCGAAGACACTGTTTCAATGACTTCCGTGGAGCCTACTGTCGAAAAGCCTACTGTTGAAGAGACTGTTTCAATGACTCCCGTGGAACCTACTGTCGAAAAGCCTACTATTGAAGACAGTGTTTCAATGAGTCCCACGGAGCCTGTAACCATCGGGCCTGAATCCACCGAGCCTGTAACCACCGAGCCTGAATCCCCCGAGCCTGTAACCACCGAACCTGTAACCACCGAGCCTGTAACCACCGAGCCTGTAACCACCGAGCCTGTAACCACCGAGCCTGTAACCACCGAGCCTGTAACCACCGAGCCTGTAACCACCGAGCCTGTATCCACCGAAACTGATATTATATATAATTTATGCAAAGAATTTTTCATGAAATGCACTTCATTAAAAGAAGATGAATCATCAAAACGCTACAAAGGTTTCGTCGAAATAGACACCAATAATTTTGTTGTGGTATTCAATTGCACGGACTTAGAAATAAATACTGAGAACCATGACACCGCAAACGTAATTTTAGATGAAATTACAAATAAAAAAGTAATTGAAACACCCATTGCCGAATTTGTCACCAAGTTTTTCGAAGAACACGAATACATGAAATACGTCACGGATGAAAATAATTATCCTATTCCAACACCATCTTGTTTGTATATGGTTGATATTATAGATGGAAATAAAGAAAATGTGATAAAATCGCAGAATATTATGTCGATTCTCGATATCCAAGTAGAACACCCTATTTTCGGTAACATTTATTTATTCTCTTCGAAACCTCTTGAAATAAATACACAGATCGGTAGATATTCCGTTTTCACAAATAAATCTCTTTATATGATGAATCGCGATTTTGAACTTGACGAGAATTTGAGAGAATACAAGCACGATTTCGATGATTTCTCGGTGGTTTGTTTCTTCGAAGAAGGAGTCAAATATTATGCAGTGTATACTCAAACCGTTTTTATGGAAATCTAGGCGGAGATAAAAAATACTAGAAATCATACAATTCCTAGTATTTTTTTACGTGGAACAAATACACACGTGGGTATACCAGCTCTTACCGGGATTTGAACCCAGGATAACAGATTCAAAGTCTGTGGTGCTAACCGCTACACTATAAGAGCAAAGTAGGCTTAGACTCGTTGGTCGAGTGCCTACAAACTCACAGTTTTTATTTATGAGTGCCTGCAAACTCATAGTAGCCCTAGCGGGAATCGAACCCACATCTCATCCGTGTAAAGGATGTGTGCTAACCGCTACACCATAGAGCCAAAAAATGTTTGGATGGTCTGTTTTCACAAGATACAGACAAAACTGGTTTTTTATTTTTTTCCAATAACACCCGATGAGGGACTTGAACCCTCGACCACCAGCTTAAAAGGCTGGCGCTCTACCGACTGAGCTAACCGGGTAATAAGTGTCGTTTTAAGGAGACCGACCACTCAAATATTTGGGTTTTATGGAACCCGGAAATACTCGGTGAGGGAGTTGAACCCACGACCCTCAGCTCATAAGACTGATGCTCTAACCAACTGAGCTAACCGAGCAATAATTTTTATACCCCCTCCCCTCCTCTCCCCTCCTCTCCCCTATTAACAATTCACCGCAAATCCAATCCATAAACAAATCATAATCAAATAAAACAAAACAATTGAGAAATCAGGCTTTTGTGGCAAACACTCTATCTGCTGATACTTCCACAACTCATCCAGATAAAACGCATTTTTATAATAATAATATTCATTCGGCCTTATGGAACAAGTGGTTTCAGATACCGGAAACATCTCATTCACATAAAAACACTTTTTCTTTTTCTCTTCGTATGGAGACATTTGTGTTCTTCTTGAACTAGCTCGACTCCATGTAGAAGGGAAACCATCGACAATGAGAATACTCGTAATTCCGATAATACAACAAACCCAGTTCATTTTTACTATCAATTACTCAAATCAAAAACCCAGAATCAATTTTTTCACCGATGGTGTAAAATAATATTACACCATCGAGTTATATACACATAATGCAGTTTGACTTTATATTGTTTCTCAATATATTTTTGCATACACTATAGGTTTGCATTACACGTTTTCAGCAAAATAGCGAGATAAATATTCGTTATCTACCGTGTCTTTTAATTGCTGTTCTATTTCATCTTTTATAGGATTTCGCCCATATAAATTAGAAAACTCACTGATATACTCGTTAATCTTTTCACAGACGTCATTATAATGCTCCTCATAATCTTGGCTTTGTCTCTGTATTCTCTTCATTTTTTCCACATCTGCCAATTTCTGTTTGCGTAACAAATTTTCGGCATCCTTTATTTTCTTATTTTGAATGAGAATCGTCTCGTCTTTACGTCGAATGTCCTCGCTATCAATGGAATCGGCAAAGTTTTCGGCTGGTTTATCTAAATACCAGTGATGTCGGGTTTCATTCGCAGTTATAATAACACTGCATATATCGGGCTTTTTCAATTCATCGAACCGTTTTCTTTCGATAGTTCCTTCTTTTCCTTTAAATGTTCTTTCGAATTCCTTAATAATTTCGTCTTTTACATTCGGGCTTGTCTCCATTAAACGGTCATATTCCTGCCTATTTATTTTTAAAAAATGACCGGCATCCATGCGTTCGTCAGGTTTTTTCGCCAATTCTATACGAATATTTCGAGCGAATTTATCCCAAGATATGGATGCCACGCGATGGGCTTCGTTTAATTCCGAGATTTTCAAATATTGCTGGACGGTTGTCAATATTCCCACCAAAATATTGATAGAGCCGATTGCCATGGGTGCAAACCCCTGATATTGAACTGGTAAACTCGTCTGTGCGAATGATGCTGTCCCACTTATCGTAGATAAGACAATTGCGGGTATTGTATACCATGCATTTCTCGACGCATATTTTTCATGGGATTTGGAATGTAACCATTTATAGCACTGCGCGACATCGCACCATTCCACCATGATAACCTCATTCTCTGGAGACCACTCAATTTGTTTTGTGGAATTCATATTTGACGCAACAACACTTACACCGTCTACGTCATTCTCTTTTGACGACCTTCCTTTTGATTCATGTTTTAAATCTTCGATTTCAGCGGACATTTTATTTATCTCTGTATTTGTATTTGGATGTGTATATTCGTGTGTTTTTTTTACAATGTTCTCTATAATCACATGAGAAAATAGTATTAGTAATTACAAAATCAAATATCGAACTCCAGATTTGTATTACACCGGTGTTTCATCAATTTCTGTGACAGTAACGCCCGCTTCCAATACTGAAGCAACAATGTTATTTTCTGTCTCTCCAAGTTCCGGTGAAATGGCTTCTAAACGTTGTATTATTTTGTCGGTGTTCTCCATTAATAATTCGGAATCTTCCAAAATATTTTCAATCGTAACATCTTCACCAATTATATAAAATCTATGCAGGCGGTCTTCATCTGCAATATCGTGTATAGAGAAAGTCTTGTTTATATTAATATTCTCATCCACTTCTCTGTAAAAGTCCTGCATTCTGTTGTATAATCGGTTCAATTGTTTCTTCTGTGAAATATGGAAAAAGGAAAGGTAATTGATATACAGATTTATCTGTTCTTGTAAAATGCGATTTTCATACCCCAATGTATTTAAAAAGTTGGATATTGAGAACCCGACATGATTCCTTTCATTATAATGCTCGATATTGTCCTCTTTTGAAATACTTAAAGCATACATTTTATTGACGACGAGTAAAATATTCGAGTGTATTTCTTTTATATCCTCCACTTTGTATTCTTGGAATGGTTCCAAATCTTTGTAAACAGGGAACGATTTTATTTCCAGCTCTGTTGTGTCTAAATCTGGTCGATTCTCCTTAATATGACTTATAATGATTTGAAATAGTTTGTAATAATCACAATACATACGGTTGTTCATAAGTGCACGGAATCTGTCAATATGCTCCATTTCCATTGCAAACGTTTTGTATTGAAAATAAAATGAATCCAGACAGAAGAGGAAGAGTTTTTTACTATTCGACTTTACCAATTCATTATAAACCGACTTGAGTTGGGTTAATTTGTCGAGAACCACCTTTTTTACCTTGGAAATCTCTCGTTTTAAGGTTATTATATTATCGAAATTATTTTTAAGTTTATCAATCTGAAATGCGTATGTATGTGCCATCGTATATAATATATAAAGATTTTATCACAGGGCTATCTTTGTAAGTCCGCACTATGCGTCCGCACTCTCTCCCGCCCCCATGCCTCTCTAAGTCACTGTCTCCACTTCGAAAGAAAAATCGTTGGAAAATTGAATTATTTATCATTATCAAATACCGAAATTATTATTGCAAACATCCGAAAATGGACTCCGTATTTGATAACGTTAATATCGATATACATAACGACGATACAAAACAGCCACCCTTTGACACATTTCAATTGGGAGAAAAATTCGGCGTTTTAAATATAAAAATGACAAGAGTAGAAATCACCAAACAACCCCTATTTTTGCTATTTACTGTGGATAAGACGGGTTCTATGGGAGAGAAAACAAACGATGGTTCTACCAAATTAGACCACGTAATCCAAACATTCAAAAGTATGATGAACTATTTGGCAAAACAAGACGCCATTATATACGTCTGCATACAAACCTTTAATGACACTGTCGATGTAACAATTCCAACTGTGAAGTTGAGCGACAAAGGTGTATTGAGCGAAATCATGAAAAAAATAAATGACATCGATGCCGATGGAAACACAAACATAGAAAATGCTCTCAAATATGCAGACAAAACACTGGTTTCATATGCAACTCAAAACCCGACACATCAATTGGGACACATTTTTATGACAGACGGCGAAGCAACGGATGGACTAAAACATCCCGAAGAACTGAAAGCGCTCGTAAACGACAAATTTCACAATATTTTCGTCGGTTTCGGGCAATTTCACAATGCAAATTTATTGCGGATATTAAGTAATACTCTTCTAGGCGAATATCAATTTGTCGATAATATGGAGAATACTACAATGGTTTATGGAGAAACGATACATAAGTTTCTTTATCCCGCAATTCATAATGTGGAGATTGTCGTGAAAAATGGTATAATTTATGATTGGAAAACGAATATGTGGGTGGATACTATTTACGAACCGATTTTGGTAGGCGAAGCTGTCAAAAATTATCATATTCGAATGGAGACACAAGCAGATATTCAAGCAACGATTTATACAACAATGCAAGAAGAGCGTGTATGTGTGAAATCCGTTTCGTATATCGAAAACCCGAACGAGAAAACCGATTTAACGAAATATATGTATAGACAAAAAGTTCAGGAACTTTTACATACCGCAAAAATGCGTGGAAATAAAAGGAATTTAAAGACGGATTTGAGAAAAACATTCGAAAAAATGCACCGATATATGCGGGAGAATGATTGCATGGAAGATGCATTCATGAAACAACTTTGTGAAGACGTTTATATTGTATATACTACGATGGATATGGAGAATGGGATGATGTATTCATTATCAAGGCAATCTACACAAGGAAGACAACAAACATATAATGTATCCACGCCCGTAGTAAATAATAATAGACAAAATTACGCGGTAATATCACCACGTCGTCCCAGAATGACGCGCCAAAGAACATTATTTAGAAGGCAAATATTTGATTCGCAAATGGATAGCGATAACGATAACGATAACGACACGCTAATGACAGAAAGCGATAACGACACGGAGATTGGAACATTTTGTGACCCATGCGATGATATTGATAATTATAAACCAACTGCGTGTTCGGACACATCGTGTTATATGAGTCCATTAGTAATGACGTTGGTGAATTCAATGACACAGGAATTGTAGAACGCATACCACCCAGCCCCTACCCCCGACTAGCGCGATATTCTCTAACATAACAGTCTCTAAAAAAAATAATGATAAAAGCGATAAAAACGATATAAACGCCCATTTCGTCTATATGTATATTTTCTTATGGAAACTCCTGAAATTGCCGTGCCTAATAATTTTCGTTCCGTAATATCCGATTTCACCAAAGATTTGAGTATTACCTTTCCGGAATATTCATATTTGTGGGCGAAGTGGGCGTTGGCGGAAACATCGAATGAAGAAATTCGAAACCTATTTGACTATTGTTTGACGGTATATCCAGAGCGATTTTTTGATATCTTGTATCAGACAACGGAAATTTTCGATACAGAGAGTGCGGTGAATACGAACTTTTTACCAAACGTGGATTTTAAGCTATTATTTCACTGTGAAAATGTGAGCGAGTCAACAAAGAAGACGATTTGGAAATATTTGCAACTCATTTTATTCACGATTGTGGGAGGCATCAAGGATAAAAGCACTTTCGGTGACAGCATGAGATTGTTTGACGGCGTGGATGAAAACGACTTGCACGAAAAATTAAACGAGACGATGTCTGGTTTGGCGGATTTCTTTAAAAACATTTCAACGGAAAATGAAGACAACACCGACTCTCCCTCATCCGGAAAGGAACAAAATACGGAAGAGCATTTTCGCAATATGTTCGACCAAGGCATGTTTGGAAATACCCCTTTTGGAAATATGCCCGATGGCGAAAGTTTACACACGCACTTAAAGTCATTGTTTAACGGTAAAATTGGGGCATTGGCGAAGGAAATGGCCGAAGAAATTTCGGAGGAATTTAAGGATATTCTAGGAGAAGACACAAGCGATATTAAAAGCACAGGAGATGTTGTCAAAAAGTTGATGAAAGACCCGAAAAAGATTATGGGAATGATGAAGTCGGTTGGTAATAAATTAGATGACAAATTAAAGAATGGTGATATATCGCGAGAGGAGATTATGAAGGAGGCGGGAGATATGTTTAGTAAAATGAATGAAATGGGAGATAAAAATGCGATGGCCGATATGCTCAAAAACATGGCGAAAACGATGGGTATGGGGAAAAACGTTCGTGTCAATATGGATGCATTGAATAAAATGACGAAGATGTCGTCGATGCGTGACCGTATGAGAGCAAATCTAGAAAAGAAGAAACAACACCAACTCGAAGAAATCGAGAAACTAAAGCAACGAAAGCAAGCCGAGGCGGCTAAGTTTTCATTGTCCGCAAACTCGGAAAACAGCTTTGTCTTTCGATTGGATGGAGAGGAGGCACAAGAGAAGTCTATGAAGTCTCAGGCAGATTTAATGGCAGAATTGTTAATTGAGGAGGAGTCTAAGAAGGCACCCGTGGTTTCTTCTAGTAAGAAAAGTAAGAAAAGCAAGAAGTAAAATACTCAGAAATCGTTTTTTCTATTGATATTACAAATGGGATTGACAAAATATATAAATTTTCCTCTCTTTTTAATAAGTTTAGTATTTGGGTTATTTGCAGTATATATGACTATGCCCGATACGAGAAAAATTTATGTGTATCCTACACCGGAAAACGTGGATATTTTACAATATAAGGACAGAACTGACTCTTGTTTTTCATTTAAACAGACAGAGGTGAAGTGTCCTACGGAAGAGGGTAAAATATCTAGAATACCCGCACAGGCATAACCGCCCCGCCCCGCCCCGCCCCACCAATCGAAATTTTGATACATTATATAGTATTTATGTAATGTATAGATGAATATTAAAAGATTATTAAATAGTGAAATTGGAAAAAATATAGTATCCATATTGCTAGGAATAGGTTTAGCCACATTATTTAGAAAGGTATGCACGGACAAAAATTGCATTGTATTTAATGGGCCGATAATTAGTGAATTCGAAGACAAAATTTATAAACATGGCGAGAAATGCTATAAATACAAAGCACAACCCGATAAATGCGATTCTACAAAGAAAGTGATTGATATTACTAATCCGGAACCGACAGGCGTATCTGCGTAAAACTATATAATCTTTAGACGGATACTATATTATATAGTTTTTTTAAGATGGAAAATACGACTCGAATTGCCGATTTGCCAGATTCTGCACCTCAAAATTATATCCCGCCTGCAATTGAAACAAGACAGCAAAATAACGCAAATGTGCCTACAAATTATGTTCCAATTAACGTTCACCCAAACCCTTATGGTATTTCAGCGCAAAACCCTATTCCACCAACACCGCAACCGACGCATACATTGCAACCGACGCAACAACCACAACAACATCAACAACCTCAATATATTTCGGAAGAACAACACAGACAATTGCAAAATATGCAGCATCAACGACTACCGTCTAGAGACATTCCTAGGGATACGACGGATTATACACACGACGATGCTATACAAGCGAATTATATACCAAAAAATAGGGTTGAAAAAGATTATGTTCGAGAATATGAAGATATGACAGAGCGGAATTTGCGCGAATATGAAGACAAAAAAAGGAAGGAAAAATCGATGGATAATTTGATAAATCAGTTGCAAATACCCATTATGATAGCGCTTATGTATCTTGTTTTTCAATTACCTATTATTAATACGATTATTTTCAAACGGTTCTCTATGTTTGCAATTTATGATAACGACGGGAACTTTAACTTTTACGGCTTATTATTCAAGAGCGCTCTTTTTGGATGGGTATATTATATGATTCAGTATATGACGAATTTTTTGAGTGAATTATAACTCGGGCCCACCACCCACGCATCACTGTGTTACATGAGTTGAATGTATTATACACCTATTTATTTCGTTTTTCTTGTTTTACGCAACTGATTTAATCGTTGCCGAAATGTTTTTTTCGCCGATTTTTTAGAACGCGGTAATAAATAATCAAACAGCGTTGGTTTATTCTCATCTGTGTCTACATTTTCGTCTTGATTCTCATCGCCCTTTTCTTCAACAACCGCACTAACAACCGTTTTACTCTTATGCAAATCATGAGGTATGTATTTCAAGAACCAGTTTTGATATTCCTTGTTTTTCGTGTCATTTTTAAACTCCTTATATTTGAGCGCCTTTTCCGAACGAATTTCTTCCAACGTGGGCTGTTTACCATAACAATTCATACTGAATCTTTTTAACAACCCCCTCTGTTCTAGTCTATTTTTTTGTTCTACCTCAAATAAAAAACTAGCCATGCATAATAAACGTTCGTTTCCATAATTATGAAAATTGGCATATAAAAATGCAAGATAGAAACTCAATATCGTATCTATTGTTGCCACATGAATATCTTTATCTTGAATTCGAATGGTATTGTAATTATGACAAGCAATAGGTTTGTAAATAAACGCCATCGTTTCTTTTCCTACAATGAGTTCCGTGTGTTCCGGAATAATTTCACCAAGTGCATCATGCTTTACTATTTTTATTTTATTAAAACCATTTCTCTCTAATACTTCTTTTATTATGAGAGCGCAATTATCTGGGTCTTCCGATAAAACATCGAAGTCAGGAATCTTTTTAACAATATGGAGCTGTTTCGACGTCATATATTTCGAATAGAGTGATGTTGCATACCCACCGAAAAACACAACACCTTGGTCGATGAATGCATCGCGAATTAATACATAGAGTTCCTCTGATTTTTCGGAATGAGAATCCATTTTGCGTTGAAAATCAATGGTTTCACACTTCTTATCAATTTTTAAAGGATAGTATTTGTTTAATAAAGTGAGGCGTTTAAATACTTTTTCCCAACGCGTGACGTCACCCATTGGACGAGATAATTCTAAAAACATCGACATTCTTAAAAAATTTGGAGGGCAATAATGGATTCCGGCAATGGTTATCGAATCCTTTTCTAACGATTTATATATTTGAGGATGCATTTGTGTTATATCTGCGATTGGAATGAAATTGACATATACCTTAAATGTTCCATAATGGACGCCCGATTTTGCTTCGACATCTAAATAACCAGCTTTGTAATAAATATCGGCCAATTCTTTTGCATCGTCTAGTGCATTTGCTGAGAAAAAATCGTAATCGGGGATTTCTTTATCACGATGATAAAATTGGGCGTATTTGGGTAATATATTATTAATTGCAGTTCCACCGTAGCATATGAGTTTTTTGCGAATGATGAAACTTTCCACTATTTTAAGCATTTTTTTTATTTCATCGCTATTTACAATCGCTTGGCCTTTCAATTCTTCGCTTTCATCCACAGCATGTCTTAAAATTTCCAATTCACAATCGTCAAATGTCATGTTATTTTCACATAGTCGATTGTTAAATTTTCGATATTTCATTTTTCAATATATAATTTTATACTATATACTGACATTATTTTATGATAACACCGAATCTATCAGTGTCTTTTGCGTATGTAATCCATGGCCTTTGCCAAGGGTATAAAAGCGGAATTGTTATAATTAAATAACTCTTCGTATCTACCTAATTCTTCATCTTTCATATAGAAACGATAAGGGACTATTTGACAACCGTAATTTAAAATAAATTCTGATATATCTGGGTTAGATGTGTTTTCATAATTTATATCGGGTAAAACAAGACGCATTTTATTAACATTGGTGCATAAATCGCAATTATCCAAAATAACGGGGGGATTTGCACACTGATTTAATAGTTCTCCGTAATGTTGTAAAAACAAGGTTTCGCTTCCACTTTCCATATTAATAAATTTCGCTAAATCAATACAACCTTTTTCTTTTTGTTCACATTTTGTGTGCGTTTTATATTCGCGGTCAGTCGTCTTATCTACAACAATGACTATTTTCCCCATTATCTCTGACAATTTTGTATCATTGGTTACGGGTTTTGGGTATAGCTTCGCGCGCAATGTCGTATCAATTGCATGTGCTATTTCTTTATAAATTTTCGGTTCTTTTGATTTTATACGTAAATGAATAAAAACGGGGTCAGTTATATTTGGTGTCGGTGAAATAAAAGCATTCGATATTATAGTCGTAAAAACATTGTCGAGTAAAAGAGTGTTCTCCGTATCGATGAAATTAAAATCGTCATCTGTGGATACAGCAACTTCTACACGGTCATTTATGTAGAATACTTCGAAATCGAGGAAACGACAACCGCGATTAAGGACATATTTAATCATTTCAGGATTCACATTTTTTCCAGACAATGCGGAATTGAAAGACGACTTTATCACATATTCTCGCAATGGTTTATTCGTGTATTTTGGATTTATGTTATCAATGACAACTTTATTTGAATCTTTTAAACCCGTTACCTCTGAATCAGGGTCGCTAAAAAAAGAGAATCCTTCGAATCGAGGAACATCCTTTTGTGAATTTCTCATTATTATTTCGCGTCTTTTCAATAAATTCCATATGATGCATGTGAATATAACTATTATAATGGCAATCAAAACCTTTTTATAAAATTTCATTTACAATATGCGAAGAAACAAATATAATGACAATATATATAATATATTACTTTACTAAACTAAATTTGAAATATGGCAGGTGGATTACTCAATATTATATCTGTTGGAAACAACAACGTATTTTTAACAGGAAACCCCAGCAAAACATTCTTTAAAGTGACTTATTCAAAATATACGAACTTTGGACTCCAAAAATTTAGAATTGATTACGATGGCTTACGTGAATTACGTCTAACAGAACAATCCACATTTACTTTTAAAATACCTAGATACGCGGAATTGTTAATGGATACATATGTCGCAGTTGATTTGCCCGATGTGTGGAGTCCAGTTCATCACCCAGTATCTCCTCTCACTGACAACGTATTTAATACGGACAATAGATGGGCGCCATATGACTTTCGATGGATTCGCAATATTGGTGCATTGATGATTAAAGAAGTCACTATCACATGCGGGTCTCTTCTTTTGCAAAGATATTCCGGCGAATACATATCAGCAATGGTAGACAGGGATTTTAGTGCAGAGAAAAAAGAGTTATTTAATAAAATGACGGGTAATGTCCCCGAATTATATGACCCCGCAAATGTGTTTGGTAGAGATAATGCATACCCATCGGCTTATTATACGAAATCGTCAGTGGGCGCGGAGCCTTCTATACGAGGTCGTCAATTATATATTCCATTAAATACTTGGTATATGATGAATGCCGGTTGCGCTTTCCCATTAATTTCTTTGCAATACAACGAATTGGTAATAAGCGTCACATTTCGTCCAATTCAGGATTTATTTCAGGTGCGCGATGTTTATGACAATTTATATAATCGTCCATACGTTCAACCCGATTTTACATTACCGCAATTTCAAATGTATCGCTATTTACAGACACCTCCTGCGATTGATATAAGTATTTCGAATTATCTTAATAAAGTTTCTACGTGGAATGCCGACGTGCATTTGCTCGCAACATATTGCTTTTTATCCAAAGAGGAGACCCAAAATTTCGCAGCACAAGACCAAGTCTATTTAGTAAAAGACGTGTTTCAATACAATTTTGAAAATATTACTGGAACAAAACGATTAAAATTAACCTCAAACGGGATGATTTCGAGTTGGATGTGGTATTTCCAGAGAAACGACGTGAATTTGAGAAATGAATGGTCGAATTATACGAATTGGCCGTATTCATCCATTCCGTCTGATTTAATAGTCAATGTTGCTGCTGCACCGATTGCACCATCCGACCCATCCTTATATTTCTATAACACATTCGACCAAAAATACTATTCTTTGGCGACTGACCCTAATGATGGTCGTAATACCGGTATAACTACCGTTGGTGATTTTGCCGTTCAAAATCAATATGCTATTTTAGAAACCATGGGTATATTATTAAATGGAGAATATCGTGAAAATTTATTAACGAGAGGTGTTTACGACTATATTGAAAAATATTCGCGCACACAGGGTTCCGCACAAGAGGGTCTCTATTGTTATAACTTTTGTTTGAATACGAATCCGTCGGAATATCAACCATCGGGAGGTTTGAATCTTAGTAAATTCAAAAATATCGAGTTGGAAATAACTACATATGTTCCGCCGATTGACACTGTGAACTCATCATTTGATATTATTTGCGACGGTTCTGGGAACGCGGTAGGTGTCCGTAAATCAAATTGGCGATTGTATGATTATAATTTTAATATGACATTATTCGAGGAACGTTATAATATATTATCATTTATCGGTGGTAATTGTGGAATGTTATATGCGAGATAGTGTCGAAGTTATTGAGAATCGTTCGCTTCATTCTTTTACCGACGTTCCATTTCTATGTTTTTTTCCTCGTTATATTATAAGTTTATCGATAATTATAATATAATATTATGGAATTTACACCACAGGGTGTTTTGAATACACAAAACTTTAGTGGTTCCCGCCAACCTGATGAGAATTTCCAAGTTGAAAATATGGTTTATAAATTAAAAAAGGTGAAAAAGAAGAGGCGCGCAGAAAATTATAAAAATATAGAGCCTCTTGTAAATATACATGATACTACAGACGCAGATGCGAACACTAATACCAATACCAATACATATAGTAAAAAGGCTGATAAAAAATGGGGCGGTAAAAAAATTATAGAGGGATATATGGACCCTGATTTAGATAAAAAAGAGAATTGGTATGGAGACGACCCCGTGGAAGATAAGGGAATGTTTTCGGAGTCTATCGTGGATAAAATAATACGCTATGTTAATTTTATTTATAATTTTTTCGACTTTATGCTATTTTTATTCGCAAAGACAGTAGCATCCGTTTTAACGGCATCCACATTTAATAACGAGGATGATATAAAGGTTCTTAAAAGAAATATTGCGTGGTTTTTTTGCATTCTTGTATCATGGATAACCGTATTCAATTGGTATTTTATAATGTTTTACAAAACGTCGTTCGGCGAGAGGATTCCATTGAATAAAGATTTTTATCGCTCAAATTTGAAAATGAAGGAGGTAACAGATGCGAATAGCGCTATTTATAAAATAATCGTTTTCTGGTTTGAGTTTTCATTTTTCTTCCCCGAATTTATACAAGAATATTGTGTAATATGGATTCCTTCTATATTGGAATCATTTTGTAATAAAACGACTCTTTTCGTTTTTCTCTTCTTTTTTATGATATCTTTTGTATATAATTATCCATCTCGCTGCCGAACATTTATAGTCGATTCGCTTACACAAAATGGAGACAATATGATGATTGTTCTAATGCTTACAATAGTAGTTTATTTATTTTTCGCGAGTTTGGTAACCCTGGATTATTACGGTATTATGAAAACTTCGACGAATATATTGTCGATTATTTCAAACCCGATTATGATATTCGTAATCATAGTGTGTCATATTGTTCGTTTCATTTTTTCGATGTTATGTAGTGTTCCTACAGGAGGTATGTTTTCAATGATATATCTTTTTATGTATTCCTTTTTTGGAATTAATATTACAACGATGCAGGTGAACCCATTACCTTATCGAAAAAAGATATGGGAATATATTAAACCTCCTCGTGACTTTTTGAAGAAGGAACCGAATTGCAGACCATTTACGATTTGGGAGAAATTAATGAATCTAATAAACCGAACAATGGACTTTTTATATAAATTCTCCTTTTGGATAGCGTTGTTTTATATGCTTTTCATAGGATGCTTTGATTATACAAACATTAAAGATGATTTCTTAAGAATGGTGTTGATTGGAATAAATGCATTTTGTATTTTATTTTTGGGTTTTGTTACGTATAATCAATATAAAGAAGAGTTGGTTGAAGAGGCAGAGGAATTATTGAAACCTAAAAACACGGGTCCGCCGCCAAATTTTTTAGGTGATTCATTTGATGTAAAACCTCCTCAAAAATTGAGTGAATCATTCAAAGAGTCGGGATTGTCGACGGAACTTGGAAATTTATCATCGGGATTGGCTGGAGGATTGGCTGGAGGATT